GCTATAATTTGGTCAGCAAAATTAGAAAGAAGTTCTCCTAATGCTATAATAGTTCCATCTGCTAATGTAACTTGAATGCCAAATAATTCCATTAATTGTGTTTGTGTTAATGTTAATTGATTTAGTTGTTTTGTAGTATAAACACCTACTTTATTATTATTAACATCTAATTCATATGTAGTAGACTGTGGTATAATAGAAGCGCCAAAATTAACTGAAACAGAGCCATTAAGATTATCTACAACATCTCTATTAATTAACATTACTCTTGATGCTGTTTCTTGCTGTAATGTATATGTAATTGGTGTTGCTACTTGTTGTATTGCCATTTTATTATTCCTTTTATAATTAGTTATTTACCATGTTGGTATTTCTGTAATAGTGAAAGAGTTGCCTATAGCAGAAATTGCTGTATCTCCTGTTATGGTTGGAGATGGGCTACCCGTTTGATAATAACCCATAGCAGTTAATAAATCTCCAACTGATGCTGAATAAATACCAGACATTTTTGTAGTTATATTTGTACTACTGGTCATAAACATTTGGTCTCTTGGGCAAAGACCAGTAGCTGTTCCACCAATTCCAAGCTGTATATAACACATAGTTCCAGATGAGTTAGACGCCCATAGTATTCTTCCGTCATAATTATATACTCCAGCACGTTGTATAGAAATTCTATGGTTTGGTAAATCTTGCATTGCTGCTGGAGCTTTTAGAACAAGCGAAGTATCAAAAGCAATAGTAGTAAACGTAACATTAGCAAAAGTTTGGTTTGCTAACATATGTATACCAGCAACCATTGGTATAGTTCTACCACCAACCTTATTCCACGATACTCCATTAGATTTTAACTCACACGATTCGCCAGCCCACATTATTCTTGTATTTTGACCATCTATTAGTTCTGATGCGTTGCCAGTTACTGTTACTAAATATGTAGAACTTGGGTCTATTCTAATACCAATAAATTGACCAGAACACGATGCTGCTGGTGGTAATGTTAAAGCATAATTAGCTGACGTAGCTGTACAATTATGCCAACATCTCAATGTAGCTGTAGCTGTTGTAGATATTTGTATTTCAGCATTAGCAATTGTTGCTAATCTATCTCCAGCAGCAACTGTACCGCCTGAAGAAAAGACATCACACCTTAAACTATTTAATGCTGGGGCAGAACTAAATACTAATGTACATTGTGTAGATGATGTATTTCTTACTTCAACACCTGATGTAACTTGTCTATAATTTCCTGTTAATTCCCATACAGATACATTCAAATCCTGTGTTCCGAGATTGTGTGTTATTGTATAGGATAAAGAAGCGCCATCACCGAATGTTTGTGAATATGACGGAGAACCTTGTGCAAAATTGCCTTGAGATATTTTACGAACTCTCCATCGCCAAAAATATGGAGTAGCTCTAACTGTTGCCCAATCGAAGGCGGCAGATCCATATGTTGTTCCTTGAACTCTGCCAGCATTACTAAAACTAACAGTTATATTGCCACCCGAAACAACTAAACATGCTCCATAGGGTACATTTCCAGAATAACCACTTCCTATGCCATTTGCAAATGTACTACCAACAACAGACCATTGTGTACCTGCATCGCCACTAACAGTATCTATTTCCAAAAGTACTAAATCAGTTGGTTTTATTGGTGTAGCTGGAATAAAAGTATACAGTGTAACGGTTGTGGCTGACGTTGAACTTATTGTTACAGCTGGAACAAGACTACCGGAAGAACTTCTTATAGGATTAACTGAAGTATATCCAGTATTAGCTGCAACCCCTTCCCCAGTTCCAGTTCCATCACAAGAATAATATTCTGTAAAATTAGTTAAAAGATTTATATTTGATGACCACTGTGAAATAGGCACAGAAAACTTCATTGTTAAAATATCGCCAGATACAGATGGATTAGACCATAATGTACCACTTCCAGTTAAAGTTACAGTTGTAGAAGATGCCCATATCATTCCACCAAAATATTCTGTGTTAGGAGAATGCCACATAGTAGCAATACCAATTCGCGAATCGACAACAAATGGAATAACACTGGAATCAATTGTAAGCCCATTTGGTATAGTTGTAGTATAACTGGATAACGAAGAAGTACTTCCCCAAATAATTTGAATATTGACTTCCATAGTATTTCCAACTCTACGGTAAGCACCTGACATGCTCCCATTTCCTATAGTAATACCTATTGTTGGAGTAAAAGCGATCCAAGGGCCAATAGCAGCAGCTACAGCAGATGGTTGTATAGTTGTTAACTGCGTTTCTAATGATACGCCAGAAGAGTCTATAAATGACCCAGCAGTTAAAGCAGCTGTAGATGGGTTAAAAGTAAGTTTTGTAGAAGATGTTTTTAATGTAGAACCACCAGCAGTAGTATCAATTACTGGATAATATGTAGCATTAGTAGCATTATCATCAGTTACAGTTACTGAACCACCAACACCTGTTACATATATAGCACCAGAACCAGAAAACGCTAATCCCGTTGCTAATGCTATACCATATGGAACACCAGTAGTTCCAGTATTATTTCCTAATAATACAGCATTACCTATTGTATAAGAACCTGCTGTTCCTGTATTTCCTGTTGCTCCAGTAGCACCGGTATTTCCAGTTTGTCCTGTAGCTCCAGTTACAGTAGAAGTTGGACCTGAATTACCGGTAGCACCTATTGCGCCAGTTGAACCAGAATTGCCAGTATTTCCTTGATTACCAGTACTACCACTATTACCGGTATTACCATTACTACCAACAGAACCAGTGGTGCCAGATTGTCCTGTATTACCTTGTGAACCAGTTGACCCACTTTGTCCCGTATTTCCTGTACCACCTGTGCTCCCACTATTGCCTGTTAAACCTACATTACCAGTAGCACCAGTAGAGCCAGAACTCCCAGTAAGCCCAAGGTTGCCAGTAGAGCCAGAGTTGCCTGTGAAACCTTGGGAGCCAGTATTTCCGGACTGTCCTGTTGCTCCCGTACTTCCCGTGTTGCCAGTGCTGCCAGTCTGTCCTGATTGGCCTGTAGGACCCGTATACCCCGCCTGACCTGTGTTTCCCGTTTGACCCGTTGCTCCCGATCCACCAATGCCTCCTGTTGAACCACTATTACCTGTTAAACCTATATTTCCTGTAGAACCAGTTGTTCCAGTTCCACCTACACCTCCAGTAGCTCCGCTATTACCAGTTGGCCCAGTTACGCCTGTAATACCAACATTAGTTCCTGTTGGGCCAGTTATACCGGTAGCTCCTGTAGAGCCTGTTCCACTAATAATAGGGACTTCAGAACCAATTGGTCCCATTTTCCAAACTTGACCAATCTCACTCCATATTAATCTCTGGTCAACAGCAGAACCTCTATCTACTCTTAAACCGGCTACACCTGAAGTTACTCCATTACCAATCTCGCCGCTGTTTAGTAATAATATATTATCTTGAACAACAACAGTAGTAGAATCGACAGTAGTACTTGTACCATTAAATGTAACATTACCATTAAACGTTACAGGATTACTAACAGTTAAACTGCCGTTAATATATGTATTTGGTGTTGTAATAGTTAAATCAGTAGTAGCGCCTATATCTACTTGACCGCCGGCTCCAGTAGAAGAAATACTTACAGGAGAATTAGTACCACTTGCGGTTAAATATACACCAGCTGTAGAAACTATTTGTGATAATCCCGCTCCAGTAGTTATCATTTCAATAGTCTGGTCTGGGTCTGCTGTAATTTTAATAGTTGTTCCAGATGTTCCTAATACTGGAGTATCGCCTAAATATAAAGTATTAGTAGCTAAATAAGCAGTATCTACATAAATAGCACTAAATCTGGCTCCTGTAGCACCTATAGTTTGTCCTGTTGACGTTGGTAAGATATTTCCGGATATAGAAAAACCACCATTAAATGTTTGTTGAGCACTCCAAGTATGAGAAGCACTTTGTGTAGAGGATAAACTTAAATTACCGGAACTTAAATTAAAATCAGAGGACGGTGTAATTTCTTGTGGGACACCAATACCTGATATAGTTCTTCCTAATAGAGTTCCAGAATCCATTACAAAGGTTCCTGGATTTCCAGTAGAACCAGTTACCCCAGTATTGCCAGTAAGACCACTATTGCCAGTATTGCCAGTAACCCCGCTGGGACCACTAACGCCTGTATACCCGGTGACTCCTTGATTACCAGTGTTTCCAGTTTGCCCTGTCGCTCCGCTATAACCCGTGCCACCACTATTGCCAGTTTTTCCTGTTTGTCCTGTATTGCCTGTAAAACCTGTTTGACCCGTTGCTCCCGACCCACCAATACCTCCTGTAGCACCGCTATTACCTGTTGGTCCCGTAGTTCCAGTCACACCAGCACCAGCGCCTGTTGGTCCTACTAATCCAGTAGCACCAGTAGATCCGGTAGTTCCACCACCAGAACCAGTAACTACACTCAAAGGTTGTATCCAAATACCAGGAGCTATATATTGATGAACTGCTGTATTATCAGTACCATAATCAACATTATATATTAAAAACCCAGGCTGTGTTGTAGAAGATATATTATTTTGTGAATAAGTATTTATTTTTGGTAAGACAAACGCCATCTCATCTACAGTATCGGCACCTATATAAAATGGCCCCAATAAATAGTACTTTGAAGTATCAATAACAGATGTATATGACACAACTTGGTTTGTAGCATTTGATAATAAATCAGTTAAATCTGCCATTTAAACAACATTCCCTACTAAATTAATTAGTAGAACAACATCTATTTGGATATCTATCAATGGCAGACCAAGAGTTTAAAAGCGCAATTTCAGATACAATTACAAACCTCTTATCCTCTGCGAAGGAGAGACGAGCCAAGAACACTCTTGACTATGGAACTTTCCTATCTGATATTAAAAAAGAAATGATTAAGACAGATTTACCATTTTATAATATATATCATTCTAAAACAAATAGAAATATAATTATATTAGAATTACCGTTCTGTAAAGAATGCGAAATTGCTATTACTCCAACTATGTTTGGGAGCAATAAAAAAGAAGCAAGCATTAAAATTAATGGTGTTCTTACGCGTAAGATAGGTTTAAAACAGTTCGATTCCGATTATATGGCTCAAGTAGCTTATGCCCTGATTGATTATTTAAAGAGATTTCTAATCGTTAAAAACCGTATAATCACTAATAAAAGCGCTTAAATCTTTTATATTATATGGAATAACTATTAGTTTAATATTATTTTCTTTACAATACTGTTCTTTTATTTTATCTCGGTATTGATAAGAATTAAACTGTTCTTTTGTTTTATGCCAGTAATTCGGATATTCATAATGCTGTATTCCATGATATTCAAAAGCTATTTTATGTTCTTCATTATATCCATCAAACTCATATATAGAATTATTGTATTTAAATCTTGTTTTCTTTAATTTAAATCCAAGTTTATTCTCCAATAATTGTTTTACTAACTGTTCTGTTTTAAATCGAGAACACTCTAAACACCATTTTCCCTGTAATATATTGTTCCAAGTAGCTTTCCAAATATGACCTTTTTCACACTGCCATTCTAATAATAAACCTGCCTTATTATATAATGTAGATAATAACAATCCATTTTTATTTTTAGCATATTGTTGTATATCAGACAATTTCCATTTTTTGTTTTCTATATTACAAGTAGGACACCAAGTATTATTAAAAATATTTTTCCATTTAGCTTTCCAAATATGACCTTTTTCACACTGCCAATCTAAATCTGTATTATTATCAATATATTTTAATGATAATAATTTACCATTTTTACTTTCTGCCCAATCAGATAATCTACCAAGAGATACAGCTCCTTTATTATCACAACGCTGACACCAAATATTATGTTGTTTTATTTGTGTCCAGGAACATGTCCAAACATGCCCTTTCTCGCATTTCCAATCATAATAATCATTAGAAGTTTTATATTTTGTGGATAATAAAAAACCTTTTTTAGTTTTAGCGTACACTTGTAAATCTTTTATATCTGGACTTTTATGTCCACACTTTGGACACCACGTTTTTTTATTCTTAATATTATTCCAAGTGGCTTTCCAAATATGACCTTTTTCACATTGCCAAATGTATTGTTTAGTTATTCCTATATATTCAGAAGACACTAAAAATCCACCTTTATTTGTGGCGAAATCTTTAAGCTGTTCTATATTATTTTTCTTCATATATTTAATTGCGGAATTAACGCAGATTTTATATAACTAAATATAAAATAATTTAATAAATAATTAATACTAATATAAATATAAAAGGCCATTCTTTATTCATAATAGGGCCTAAAACTAATTGAAACTATTATATGCTATCTTTTTTTCATATAATAATTTCTTTTATTAATAAGCTTCTAATTAGAAGCCCAATTCCATACTTGTTGCGTCTATTTCTTTTTGTCTTCGTATATGTTCTACCATACTAACATCATATGTTGTTATATGATTAACAAACACTTCTTGAATATAAGAACCAGCTGAACCGCCAGTTTTTATAAATAAACCTAAAGATTTTATAAAACTTTCTTGAAGACCTTGATGTGCTGTAATATGTTCTTTCATATCCGGAACATAATATAAAGTCATCATATTTTCTTCATCTTTTATATGTTCATTAACATAGTGTAATAACTTTTCACACATAGCAATTCTTGATGCCTTAGATAACATAGGCTCTTGTAGTTTCTCTAAAACAGAGAATATCTGTTGATGCTCTAAATCTATTCGAGCATCACCAAGCAAAATATCCTGTTTATTGAATATCATATAAGCAACTCTTAATTTTGAATTGCTTTATATCCAGCAATAAAAGCAGATTGAGCGGCGGTTTGTACAGACGCAGATTGTTCGTTAAGTAAAATATTATTACCACCATTGATAGGGCTTAACCAATTTGTCCAAGCTACCTGCGGTCCTGGAGCATTAATTCCAATAGAGCTTTTCCAACCAGCTATAAAAACATTATTAAGAAATGCTATATCATTTGCTGTCCAGGCTGGGTTTGTATTGGCATTTAACCAAACTATCCAAGCATCATTTTGTGAAACAGAGACTACAACAGTTCCAGTTGATTTTTTCTTTGATACAAAATAAATAACTAATCCAACGACTACTAATACAGTTATAACAGCTAAAGTATTCATATTATTCTCCACAAGTTAATTCTTAAAATAAATTAAAACTCTGTTACATACAAAGTTCCAGTAGTTGTACTGGTACCACCAGTTGGACAAACCATAGAAATATCTACCCAATATTGAGTACCTATTGTAAGACCAGATATAGCCATAGAACTTCCAGAATAATATTCATGTAAAACATTCACAGAAATAGTAAATGTAAAATATTGTGTACCAAATAATCCAGGAACAGCTGTTCCAGTAGAAGCTGCTCCAGCAGCTGGTTTAGTTCCTGTTCCATACATTACTTGATAAGTAGCTGTACCTGCTCCAGTACTATTAACTATAGCTGCTGGGAAAAATATAAGAAGGCGCGTCGAGGTGCTTGGTGTAATATAAATACCTTGCCCAGACATAAAAGTACCATTACTATTGGAATAACTAATAGAACCTGTAGAAATAGTCGGAGAAAATACTTTATTGACTACTGTAGCTACTTGATGGCCACCAAAATTGGCATTAGTTCCTAACTCAAACTGAACATTTGTTGTAGAACCATCACCAAGAAATGTAGTTGGATACGCTGTTCCAGATAATTTAAATCCAACTGGAGCGGTTGATGTTGTACCAACAGCATAGTTTGTAGAACGTATTGTATTAGTAACTGAAAAATCAGATATTAGTTTATTAGCAGTTAAAGTATTAGTAGTTACGCTTCCGCCATCTATTGTAGTTGTATTTGAACCACCATTAGCGGTATTAATAGCTCCAACAATACCATTAGCGCCAGTAATAACAATTTTTCCACCGTTAATTGTAGTACTGTTAGCATTAACATCAGCAGCGGCACCGCCAACTGGAACATAAGAACCTGAAATAGTTACAATACCATTAAATGTTAATGTATGATGCGTTCCATCATAAGAAAAATAAGGCGTTCCAGTATTCGGGTCTACAAGATTAAATTGTGAAGCGTCTAGTGTAAATGTAGATGCTGTTGAAGATAACGTAGTATCTGTTAATAAACAAGTGACATTACAATATGGTCCAGAACTACCTACATTAAATGTAATACTTGAACCAGTAGTTCCAGATGTAATTGTTCCGTTAGTTATAGTCCAACTATATGTATAAGTATGTCCAGAAATCAAAGAATTACTATTTATACTTGCTGTTAAACCTGTTGTAGATGGAGCAACGTTAGCGGGAGCGCTGTCTATTACAGGATATGTAGTATTTGAACCTGATAATGGTTGTGCTATAACATTCATAGAAGCAACAGCATTTGAAACGGTAGAAATTGTTCCACCATGACCATCAGATGTTGTATCAATTATCTTACAAGCTAATGTTACAGTTCCACCAAAACCAGCATTAAATGTTACGCTATTTCCTGTTGTGCTTCCTGATATAGTTCCACCAGAAATAGCCCATAAATATGAAGTATGCCCTGTAGGTACAGATGCTGTATATGGCCCAGCATAATGTGTAGCTCCATAAGCATAACTATTAGCCGGAACTCCAGAAACTATAATAGTATTTGTTTGACCTGTAAATGGAACTATAGCAACAGTGGCTATAGCAGACGATTCGTTGCCAGCAGATAATGACATTCCCATAGAACCGTGCAGACCAGTATTTAATGTTAATCCATAAGTAGCTGAAGTTCCGTTAGTTGATGTTTGCGATGTAACAACAGAAGAGTTTTGGTTTCCTATTGTAGTTCCTAAAGCATTAATCGCATCTGCTATTGCTATACCTTGAGCAGTATATGTACTAAAAGCATTATTAATTTGTGAACTTATTTGTGTATATGTTCCACCAGTTAAGGTATTAAAATTAGAATTTAATGTGCTAAAAGAAGAGGCTGAAGCGTAATTTACACTTGCTGCCGTAATAGCACCGGAAGTATAAGTTGCTATAGATGTTATTGCTCCAGAACCAGTTAATGTTTGAACTTGACTGTTTAATGTGCTAAAAGATGAAGCTGAAGCATACCCTGTTCCAGCTGTTGTAATTGCGCTGGAAACATAAGATGATATTGATGTTATTGCTCCAGAGTCAGTTAATGTACTTACTTGTGATGTTATTGCTGTAAGTTCACCAGCAGAAGCATAATCAGAACTTATTGCTGTTGTATATGCTGTGACGTATGAAGCAATAGATTGACCACCTAAACCAGTTGTTAAAGTATTATATTCAGAAACACCGGCATTAATCTGATATTGTAATTTTCCAAAAGCAGCAGCAACTGTATCTGTATTAGCTATTGGACCTAAATTAGAAGATGGATATGTATAAAAAGATATTACAGTATCCCCAAGTCTTGCTGGGCTTAAGAAATATAAACTTCCAGCTTCTGGTATATTTGCTGTTGTTAAACTTACAGCACCAGTAAATGTATTTACAGATATAACTTCTGTAGCAGAACCATTAATTTTATCCCAATGAGCGCCATCAAATACAGCGTCATCACCAATGTTCCAATTTGAAATACCATCTAATGTAGTAGTTCCAGCAACAGATACTTTAAAGTATTGTCCTTTTGTTCCTACACCAGAAACTAATGCTGGTGAATTAGTAGCAGCATTCCATGTTCCTTGATAATTTAGAGACCCTATAATAGATGAGGGTAATATAGAAAGAGGTATTTTTCCAGAACCATCAGTTCCAGCTAAACCGTTTGGATTGGCTAATAAATAGTTTATTTCATCTGTAACAAACTTTGTAGTAGCAAATTGTGTATTACCACCAGTTGCTAATGTTACAGGAGAAAAACTAATACTTGTGGTTGTTGCTTCTGTAAAAGCATTAATGCCATAAAAAGTATTATTTGAAGTAGTATTTACAGCACCTGATAGATTTATATCTCCAGAACCTGACAAATCATTAAGATGGAAGTTCCAGGCAGAAGAAGTATTATTCCATTGTAAAGATAAGTGAGGATTGGTGGAAATACCTGGAGTTGTAGTAGTTTGAAATACTAAATATTTAGGAGTTGTTGAAGAATCAGATGGATTACCAATGACAAAATCATCATCGGCTGTTGTGGTCCAGCGGAATTGGCTTGTTCTTAATTCACCTGACATTTATATATCCTAATAATTGTGTTATAAACTTAATTAACCGATTAACTTATAAAAAATTGTTGGTGGCTATGATGACTTATTAACTCTTCTTTAAGAGCCTCTATTTCAGCTTTAGCTTGAGATAATAATTCTGCGTGATTAAGCGTTTGTTGGTCACCAGTAGCACCTGCTATTGTTGAATATTTACCTCTAATAAGACCTAACATATTTTTACAAATAGCTAAAGTCATCTTTTGTATCCAATAGTTTCCCCAAGTGTTAGAGGTAGATATAGCATTTTTATCTGGGTCTTGTATTGAATAAACATTTTTAGAATACTCTACAATTATTGGTTGAGACATTTTAGGATATGGATATAAAAATAATATACCATCTATTACCCTAAAAGTAATATCATTACCAATTAATCTATCTCTATTTTGAATATACTCGTAAAAAATACCAAGATTGGCAGCGCCGTGAAGCATATTTCCAGTTCCTGGGCCAAACGGAGCATTATAAGCAGCAAAACTAAACATGTCTTGTGCTGAGCCAGCCATAATTTGAAAAGGCATAGGATATACAACGTTTGTAATAGTTCCAAGCTCTTCTGGTACTTGATATTGATTTACACCAGCAATAGCATCTATTGAATAATAACCGCGTTCAACGGCACCTGTAGCCAAATATTCTGTTAAAGCAACAGTAATAGCTTCATCAATAGCTTCTGGTTCAAGTTCTACACCGATTGTAGGATGTCCTAACATGTTCATGACATATTTACTTATATCTTCTCTTTTTATCATTGGCATATAACTAATCCTTAAACTGAAATAATATTTATTTCAAGAGTATTTAATACAAGTATTTCATATGGTGCTAATGGATTAAGCAGAGTTGATGCTATATCATATGATGTAGATAATGCGGGAAATTGTTCGCTCGTATCTTTATAGCCTGGGATATCAACAATAGGAGTGTATGTTTTACTACCACTTGCTACAGTCGTACCATCAGCTAATGTTATTGTAGTAATACCGCCAAGATAAACATCAGCAAAACTAACTCCGGATACTGTATTTATTGTTCTAATAAAATCAGATGCTTGTAATCCAATACCTAAATCTGTATTATTCAAATTAAAATAATTTATTGTTGCTGTTGTGAGGTCTTGGTTTACTTGTCCAGTTAAATAACCAGATTTAACTCTCGCATCTATACGTATATCAAGATTTCTTGTTATACCATCTACTATTTCAACAGCTGCGCCGATTGGCATATATTGATTAAGATAGTTTCGTAATTGATATTTTTCAGTTAAAGTTAATGTAGAAATGCTTGGGGTTGTTGTATTTGCGCTTGTAGTTGCGGTAGTGTTAGCAGCAATAGATAAAGCATATATTCTAACAATAGCAGCATCAGCCTCTGCTTTTGTTAACGCAACAGCCATTTTGTAATTACTATTAAACCGTTTAGCAAGTAATAAATAATCATCTCCTGTTACGGCTCTATCTTGAGATGTATAAAAACGAGTTACAAGCTCTTTTGCTGTTGCTATACTTTCACCGACAGTAGATGGAGCAGAAGACATAGTATTACTTAAATCTATATTAACATTACCATAAGTAATAGTTTGATTAGCTTCACTTATACTAACTACATAACCAGTATTTCCAGTATTATTAGTTCTATATACTATTTTAATATCTGCTGTATTATCTGGTATTCTTCCAAAATTACCATCACCAAATCTTACTTTAGCAGCAAAATTGCCATCCCAAGTAGTTTCATATACTGGTTCAGAATAATATGAAGTTTCTATATCAGCTGATATGCCAAGAGCTATAACTTGCGAAGTAGCATCCATTACTCTGCCAACAGCTATTTTAGCATTTGGATTATTTTGTAAATAAGCTACGTCAGGATATTTAGTTCCATCTGCTGCTAATAATTGTGTATCTGAAATTATTTGTGGTTGTTGAACATTACCAATACCTGGAATATTTATAGATTTACGAGAAAGTAAATATAAAATATCACCAGTTGACCAAGACACATTATTGCCAAAAGGATCTAAAAATGTTGTTGGAAGTGTTGCGTAGCTTGGAGTATTTGGTGGGGTAGAACCATAAACATAAGAAGGATGAAATATAAGTAAATCTACATATTGATTTCCAGCTTGTATTTGCGATGTTAAGTTAGAAACAATACCAAGCCTATATGGAACAGATAATGATAAAAAGTCTGTATAATTTGCTATACTTGCTGTATTAGTATAATCTATTTCCATTAACATACCAGGAAATAGAGTTCCATTATTCTTTTGTGCTTGAGCAGCCGCAGATAAAACAATTGGAGCGATTAGGTATGGAGTATCTGTATTTGTAGTTTGTATTGTAGCCGGACTTGAAAATCCTGCTAAACTTATATAAGGTATTTCAGTCCAAGTATTATAAGCTACTTTACCTGGAATATTTATATTAGTATCTTGAACTTGAACTATAATATTAGAGTCGAGAACTGGAGAGTTTGATAAAGATATAATTTGGTTAGAAGTTCCATTAGAAGAAAAATCTTCTATATTTGTTGTTCCAGTGAGAGCAAAACAATTATATGTATTTAATGCTATTTCTGTTGTATTCGCATCAGGGTCATTTGGGTCAGCAAAAACAAAAGGAGGAATTATTAAATCGCTTAAATAATCTGGTTCAAATACACCTAAACTATTTATTTTTATTGGAAATAGCTCAAAACTTTCTTGTCCAAGAGTTATAGTTTTTCGAGAAAGAGAAGAAGATAAAATTATTTCAGAACTATTTTCATAAGCAGCGGTTGTAGCATTAGTAGATGAAGACGCATTTCTTACTATATTTAATAATAATATACCTGCTTTTGGCCTCGATGGTTTATATTTAAACATATTAAGTAATCTATATGTAGACCAAGAAGATTGAGAAGTATCTAAAAATAACTCATTTACCATACTATCCATATGATAACTTAACATCTGACCCATATGAGCCATTAAGTTCATCATCATACCAGCAGTATTGGAGTCTCCAAAGTCTCTGACACTATAACCAAACTTACTGGCATTAGCACCTAAAAAGTTTATAAGTTGTAATTTAATAGCATCGAAATCTAAATTACTATAATCTATTGGTGGTAAATTAGGTTTAAACTTTAATAAATCTACATCTAATGGGACAACATAATCAGGAATATTTTGGTCAACTATTATATTTCCTGTTGGGCTAACAACAGGTGTAATAATAGTTGGCGTGTTATAAATATTTGTCATTCTTACCTTTTAGATGTATAAGCTTCTTTATACCAACCAGAGTTATCAAAAGCAAAAGAAGTACTGGAAATTATTCTATGAGAAGAGTTTTCAGCACCGCAAATTTCGCAATCTTTAGTTGGTGGAGCAGTATAATGCTCCAATTTTTCAACCGTTTGTTTGCATTTGCTACACTTATATTCAAAAAGCATATTAGGGTACTAAAGTTAAAATATTCTTTTGAATATATTCGTTTATAATATTTGCGTTATAGTTTACATCATGCTGGTTTGATACTAACCATAAAGACTGGTCAACATCTTCACCGGGTTGTAAAACTAATACAACGTTCTGATGAACACCGTTTACCACTGGTGATGGTACATCAAACATGGCTAATGATACAGAACCAACTGTTATATTTTTTAATCTTGGCATTGTTTATTCCTCACTTATTTAATTGTTTTATACTTAATCACTACCGGTTATAGACCCTACAGTTAAACTTGAAATTAAAGCTTGATAATCACCAACAGCAGCATTTACATCTTGATTAATTAATCCCATTAAGTTTTGTAAGTCTATATCACACTGTCTTTGTCTACCATATGGATTTAAATGTTGAGTATATGACATATAAGTAATTATGTCATTAAAATCTACTGCTGGATGTATTAAAGTTAAATTTCCCTGTTGTGGTAAAGGAGTTGTAGAAATCTGATTAGCTACTAAAACCTGTTTTTGTTGAACTGCCGCAATAGCATTTGGTTGTATAGAAGCTACTGTTGCGCTTTCTTGTAATAATAAGTTTTGCATTTGTAAGGCGATACCAGCTTTTGCCGATAACGCAGCTGAATATACTTTTTGGTCATCAACAGATAACGGTTGCGGCTTTAAACTTAATGTAGTTATTATACTTTGTTGAGCGGCTTGTTGAGTTAATAAGGTAGCTTTTTGTTGCGCGTAAGCGTCTAATTCATTTTGAACAGATGGAGAGTTTGTTGACATTATGGCTCCGTTCTTATCGCAGGAACATTATGTAATAACTGCTCATTATCTTGTTTTTGTTGTGAAGCCCATAAATTGTTATAGTATTCTTTTTCGTTTGGTATACCTGTAGATAAATCATATTGTGCGGCATCTAAATTATTATTTATTTCCGCAAGATATGCTTGAATAGTAGTTATTTGGTTTTGTAGTGCTAAAGTTTGTCCATCAGGTAAAATTGGAATAGCTACAGTTGGTGTGTTTGTAGATGTATTTGAAGAGCTTGCCGTTGATTGATTTAAAGCATTTACAACATCAGTATTTAACGATGAGCTATAATATATAAAAGTTCCATCATTACCATAATAGCCGTTTACTCCTGCTTGTGGTGCTTGTGTAGGAGGAAGTTGTGCCTGTAATTGGTTTAATAACACATTATAATACTGTTCTTGTGCTATATAATGTTCTATATCCATATTATCAGATATAATTCTTTTTTGCCACTCTATATTTTTAGATAATTTTTGTTTGGCTCTTGCTATAGACCTTGTAAGCCACAATGTTTTTGTATTTAAGTAATTTTGAGCGGCTATTAAATCAGAGGTAAAATACTCTAAAATAGTGCTTATACTTACAAGAGAAGCTATTAATTTTATTAAATTACTTACAAGTTGTATAGCTGCTGCTACTTCACCTATATAATAAGATATAATTTTAATGAGTGGAGTAGGATTAGTACTTGATTGCGCAGTAGCTACTGAAGCATTATATGAAGCGTTTACTTGAGCATACCCAGAAGCACATTCTTGATAGAAATTAGATAAATCTTTCCATAAACCTTGAACTTGTTTTTTAGCTTCCGGATCACCGTTTCCTAAACCAATAACTATTGTTCCTATATGAGCAGTAAATACTGCTATTTTATTTGATAATGGTTTTATTACACTTGGCCCAAGAGAAGGAGACATTATAATCCTCCATTAAGCTCTATACCAGGAGTGCCAGGACCTAATCCTATTTCTAAAACTGGTTTTACTAATGGAGTATTATTAATAGTTGGGGTTAACCAACCTTCAACCTCTACTCTAACAGTACCACGAACTATACGTCTATCAGTTCCCGGTATAAAATTACTATTATCTGTACTTGAAATTAAATTCATTTTAGCATATGGCATATAAAAAGAACGCTGTGTTTCATCAATATAATCATATAAATCAGTAAGATACGAATACGGATTAAAATCTGATTGAAAAGCAGTTAATAATTGATGATAATGTTCTCTATATTCACACCAAATATCTATTTGATATGAATAGTTCATGGGTTGTGGAAAATGAGTTGTAAATACCCTACCTTGTGATACAGCGGGATCGCAACTTTTTACTGGTTTGTATCTCCAACGAACAACTGGATCTACTGCTCTTTTATTATCGTATTTCATATCTGTCATATAATATGAAATTACTGGTAATACTATTCTATCTGTTATTGAAGCATTTGGAAATACTCCAGATGCTGGTCTTTTACCTTGTTTTGTTTCAGGCATGTTATCAGAAAAGGCTAAATTAGGAGCAGCATATTTTATAGGTATATCAATGTATTTATTTTGTTTTACATCATATACTTTTGATTTACTATCCCTTAAATAATCTCCAATTTTCATAGCATATAGTCTAACATCACCAATATAGATTGTATCTACTGTATTGTGATATGTGTATAGCATGAAGTTTCTGGCAAATGACCCTAAACTCTCATTAGGAGTTGTTGTAGGTAAAGAGTTTCCAGGTCTGTTTTCTTTATTGGAATGATTAATTTCTGTCATAAAGCTTTCTTACACAAGTATTTAGACGTATATGATCCAGGTAATTATCAATGAAATAGTGCTTGATTTTGAAATACTTGGAAATCTTTTAATAGCAAAAGCTGTCGGAGTAGCAGTATTTAACATTAAAGCTAATTCACTTAAAGCTTGACCATTTAAAGCGGTTATAGCTGTTTGTCCAGGTAATGAGGTTGCTGGTATAATTATAGAAAATACAGCTCTTGGGCTCGGAGCAGTTTCAGGAGTAGCTGTAAATAAATAATCAGTTCCATTTACTAATCCTGTAATTGGAGCTATTACAGATACTTCAGACGGAGATACAGATAGGGCTACATTAGTATTCCCAGTTATAGTCCCTCCTGTACCAAAAGCTATATCATAAATATAAGAACTTCCATTGGTGTTGGTTAAAAAATTACAAATGTTGTTTCTTCCATTAGAGACAATTAGATTTTTGTCTTCCATAACAGTAGAAATAATACCGTTGCTATCAACAGATTGTATTAATACTTCGCCTTTTACATGTAGTAAATCTTTTAGTTTCATAGTCAGTCTCTAATCCTAAAACTTAATTACCATAAACACAAGGCCCCGATAAGTTCGGGGCCTATATTATCACTCATATCACATTTAAAAATTAAAGTTTAAACTTATATTCAAAGCTTTATCATTACTTGTATCCATACCCATGACATTATCTAAATCAGAAATATCAACTGGTTGACCGCCTTGTGGTATTACTGAAGGAGCACCTGGGACACCATTGGTTCTAACATACTGTCTCATATTAGGAATAGAGTGCTTTGGAGTTGTAGGTTTCTTTACTAAATTGCCTTCTGCGTCTTTACCGATAGTTTCTTGGGCATTTGGAACACCATTATTTTGAGCTACTGTGCCAACAATATCTTTTAATCCAAGCATATCATCGTTTGGAACCCAAAAAGCAGACTCTTTACCAGAAGGATTAGCTTCTTGTTCGGCTTCCATAGTTCCACACTCTTCTTCAGTGCTACAACCCTCCCCCTCACCAATTTGTGGTTCAGCAGAATTAGTATTTGGCTGGTCCTTACTATCACCAGCACCTTTAGTAAAGTCTTTACCTTTTTCTGTAGCTTCTTGTCCATCTTCTTGTGTGTATGAATTATCTACACCAGTTTTATCATCTGGAATTATTTCTTTTTCTGTTTTTTCTCCCTCAACTTCTGGAGAAACTTTACCACCAATACCAGACCAAGTGGAATCTGTTTTACCGTCTACTTTAGAAGGATTAGTTTCATTACCACTAACCTTCATTTCGCCACTTTGATCAACGGAATCTGGGTTCTCATCTTCTGAAACTTCACTATTGCCATCTGTATCAGATACATCTGTCATTCCATCAGTTGCTGTATCATCTTCTTCGTCAACTAACATATCTCCAGCTGGCTTTACAGCAACATCACCTTCTTCTGATAAATCAGGAGCAGTTAAAGCTTCACTATTACTACCACCACCTAATACAGATAACGCGCTCATAATATCTTCTGTAGTATAGATAGGAATAGTAGTAGCTTCTTTAATAGGTACAGCCGAAGCAGCAGCCTCTTCTTTTGATAATATAAAACCCTGTGTTGGATTTTTTGGGTCAACATAAAGTTTACGACCGTCTGGTAATTCTGTAATTTGAAGATTAGGATTATTTAAATCCATTTGAGGAGTTGCTTGTGTTGCTGGCTGTCCAGGAGAAGGTGCGGCAGGATTAGCTGGAGCTACTTGAGTTGGTTTTTCTTTTCCACCGGGATTTGATGCTGTGTTAGTATTTTGGGGATTAGAAAACTCAGGTTGTTGTATCTGAACATCATTAGCTTTTACTTGTTTATTACTATATGATTTGTTGAGGTCAGCTGCTGATATAGGAGCAATATCCTCAAGAAAAAGTTTCCTCGTCTCTTTTAATTCAGAAGACATAGAAGTATATTTATCTGCGGCTATTTTAAATAGAGACTTAGGATTTTTCATGTTATTAATTTTCTTTATCAGATTTCTTTAACTTGCCTTTGACTTTCTCAACTATTTCTTCAGCTTTTTCTTCAGCTTCAGCAACGTCTGCTTTAACTTCAGCAACTACTTCTTCTACTTTTGTTTCAACAGTAGCTACCTCTGTTTTAACTTCAGCAACTACTTCTTCAACCTTTTCTTCTACTTTTTCTACAATAGTTTCAGCTTTTTGCTCATCAACTTTTACTTCAGCTACTTCTGTTTTTACTTCAGCTACTTCTGTTTTTACTTCATTTACTACAACAGCAACTTCTGCTGGTTTTTCAAGAGAAGCCATAAAAGGTTTAATAGGTGCTTGAGCAGCTGGAACTGGAGATGGGGCAGGAGCAGGTTCTGGTGTTCCTACTTGAACACAACTTAAAATATTTGGAACATAAAGTGTTAATCCTGGATAATCTAATGTTAATGTTGCTCCTGGCTGAAAAGACTTGATGCTTACGCTATTTTGGTCTTTTGCTGACAGTATTAAGTTTTGTGTTTGATTAGTAATATTTTTATAAATATAGTTCATTATTTCCTCTTGTTATTAGGATTACAAATCCCGCATGTGACTTTACCGGGCAAAGTTTTACAAACACAAGCAACTGTTGTGTTTTCTGGTGTTCTTCTTAATGTAGTACCTTTTCCAACTGGTTTATTATATCCACCCGGCGTGACAGAGCCTGTTGTAGTGGCTTCTAATATTCTCTTCATGTCTATCTCCTGACGAAACTTGATGTATGAGGTACTTCTTTTATTGGTGTAGCTGGGTCAATTGGTATTGCTTGTGTAGCAGTATTAATATGTACATCATTCTGTTTTAAATGATTTAATAACTCTTCTGGGTCTTGAAAGTAATCTGGATATTTTTGAGCAAGCTCTTGTTTTATTATATTTACATTTGGTATAATACTTGGAGCTTTCATTGAAAGGTCTGTTAATTTTATAAATAATGGTTGAACAACATTTTGCCAATCAGCTGGAGGATTAGTGTTTATAAGAGTTCTAATATTTCCAATTAGTTTAAATGCTTCAGCTTCAGCAACAGCCGGTGAAAACATAGAGGCTCTTCCCATAGCTTCCATTATATTAGCATCTTTTATGATTTCAGATATAATATCTTCTACATTTTTTATAGAAACAAATTCAAAAATTGATAGGCGCGTTGTCATAATGTATCTCTATTATTTAATTTACGATGTTGAGAAATATTCTACTTCTATTGTATTGCCAGAAACAAGCCCGAGAGAAATATTTGGATTTAAAGCTATTGAAGCTATTGTATTAGAGCCTTCTATTCTAAATAAGAAAGTCCAATCTCTCTTATAAACTGTTGTAATTCCATTTACTATAACAACTACATTTGGTGCCGCAACATCATACAAACCAAAAGGTTGATATTGAATAGGATTAGAACTTGAATTAATATAATTTGCTAATATTTGAGTTCCATTATACCAAGCAACACAAGGAACTTCTCCAGTATGTGGTAAATCGTACAAATATCTATTTCCTTCTTGGATTATAGCTATATCTCCAGAAGTTAATGTATAATTTAGAGTTCTTGCGTATAAAGGGCTTGGTAATGGATTACTGCTTTGACCTGGAAGTTCTTCATATTCAACTGTTATAATATCTCCTATATCAATAGGGTCTAAAACAGTTATTGATTTAATAGCAGAATATCCTAATGTCCAACTTGTTCCATATTGTAATAAAATACCATTTAAGAATAGTTTAATATTTGGAAAAACATTTATTCCGTAAGCTGCTGAAGAATAAAAACCAAAAGCTACGCTTTGACCGGAGTCTACTCCTGACCAGACTACCCAAATATTAGATTGAGATAAGTTATATGTCGTAATAGTATTATCAACAACAGTAAAAGTATCAGTTACTGGAACTAATCCAGTTACTAATAAGCTTAAAGCATCTAATCCTTCATTTATGCCAGGTATTGTTGAAGGATTTAAATTCGTTGGCATATTTCCAGCATATAAAGATGTTTTTATATTATATTCTGTAGGAGATACTTCTGTAAAATAGGTTGATTGATTTGTACCAGAAGAGGCATTATCATAATAAGTGTCTGAAGATGGGAAAGTTAATCCATATCCAGTAGAATTGATAGTAGCTTTTTGACCAATACCGGACTCTAATATTGGAACAACCTGTAAATCGTCGGAAAATCCAGGAGAGAAGTAAGATAAAGATACATCTGTACCATCAGATAAAACATATTTATAATTATCTACTCTTGGTGGAGTACTTGTATCAACAGCATAATCAGTAGACTGTTCAGATCTATTAAAAGCTGGAACTTCATTTCTAAATACTTGTAAATTATCTCTTCTACTTTGTATGTATGGAACAGAGGCTAATTTACAAGAACTTCTATTCCATATATTAGCTCTATTAGAGTTTATTGTTCTTGAAACTAAAAACTGATTTGGGTCACTGGGATTATATAATTGTAATGCCGCTGCCCATTGATCGGAATTAGTATCTTTTAATTGAGCGGCTTCAGAAGTATCAATAGATGTATATGGTATTTCTGACTCTGTTGTAGAAGAAACATTATAATAATTTCCCCACCAATTGTTTGTAATTACTTGATCGCCCAAATATACTGCTGTATATTCTGGTGAATATACTTCCCATTGAGTTTTATCTAATCTATTTAACGGATTTCTTGAAACTACGTTATGACCATCTACGAGTTGATTTTTTAAATAGCTTCTGTTATAAATATTAGTTGGTGTTCTAAACTTTTTAGTTCCTATTACAGTTTTTTGTTGTGTTCCGCCATTTAAAATGTTAACAGAACTTACTTGTGTTGGCATAACACTTTCAAGTGTAGGATTTTTAGTAGTATTTGTTAAAGTTTGTCTTGTAAACTTATGATTTATTCTTGTAGTATATCTAAAGCCTCTTATTGGTATACCATTTTCTGTTTCATCACTATATGTTATTCTCGATAAATATAAAATATGTAATTTGCTATTTAATAAAAAAGTATAATCAGTAGCATTTCCTACTTTTGGTGCTATTGTAGAAGAATTGAGATATATATTATTAGTGTTATCAAAATAATAATCTATATTATGAGTTAAAATATTAGAATATGTAGTACTTTCTATTGTTGTTTCTAATACAACCATAAAAGTGTTATCATATAAACTCTTAAATAATGCTGTATTAGTCATACTTGAACTCAATACAGATGAATTAAAGATAGAAAGTGCCTGTAAATCCCAAGGTCTGGAAGGTAAAGTACTTGTAGTAGTTGGTGGGAGCAAAGCCTGTGTATCATATGTGGTAGATACAATAGACCTATAAGGTTGGGTAGTAGAACTAACACTTGAAATAACAGAACTTGTTAACCCTGGAATATAGTTAGTGGCTAATATTTTATCATATCCATTACTATCAGGTGTTGTAGTTTGATTTATAAAATCAGTTATACCTTGTTGAGAAGAAAACATAGATTTAAAGTCTAAAACTGGGTCTGATAATAAATTAGATATATTATATTGTAATACATCATGTCCTGGATTATAGATAGTAAATACACCAGGATTATTAACAGTAGCTTCAATAGTTCCAGTCATGTCAGTAAACATGTAATTATTTGTTCCGATAACTGGAGTAAACCCAATTAAATCTTCTAAAGTATAAATATTATTTCCAATAGAAGCTATAGATATTAAAGTTGAATTGTCTCCAACAGGAAATGTCTTTACTGGCATAGATTTTTTAGCTATATCATACAAAGAGCTTTCTTCGTTTGGAGTTAATGAAGATAAATCTATTGTTTTATATATACTTGTAATAACACCACGATTATCTAATTGGCTTATTGGCGCTTCTTCATTTTCTGGTATTACATCTACTGCTGGAGTAGTACTATAAGTAATAGTATTTTCAGCTCTATCCATAGTCATAACTACAGCAGAGTCTAATTCTTCCTGGACATTAAAAATATCACTATTTATAGCCGTCTGGTCATAAATAAACTCAGATACATCATAGCGAACTTCCAAGTTTTCTATAAATACATGAAAAGGCTTAAATTGAAGCAATAAATCTAATGCCCCACTAAAATTATTTTCTTTTACGGTCCCATCAGGATTTTGTGCGTCTAAATCATTGTTATATTGAAGAACAACATTTATTCTCGGCAGTTTAGCATATCTGGCTAATGAGTATTGTCCAGTCAAATTATTATATCTACTTGTCGTACTTGAGGGAGTAAATACTAATGTTCGGGTATTCGTGACTATTCTTGGTCTTATTACATTACCAGTAGGGCTTAATTTAACCATACCAGTAAAATTAAAAGCATCAAATTGGTCGCTTTCGGCCTTACCTGGTAGTAATTCGCCTTCTAAACTTGTTAAAACGTTTCTAAACCATGGTTTTGTTGTTATATTTGTTGGTGTATTATTAAAAATACGCTCTTTAGGGACTATATCTCCAATATGGTCCCTATACATTTCACTCATAAATACAGAATAGCCTACAAGCTTTTCAGCTAATAATAATCCTCTTTTAGTCCCACGAATTTTATATAAAAGAGGAGCAGCTTTTATTTGCTCTCTCCATAAAGCTGGATCTGAACCTTGTAAGGTCCAACCAACCATTCCAGCTAAAAACCTTAAATATTTTTCTGGGCATAAATCCGGATCAAAAAGTTCATCCATATATACTATTTTATTATAAAAATAGTAATACATATGTTGTGCCATAGTATATAATACTATTTGTAAGGATTTTCCATACTGGTCATCAGCATCTCTCCATACAGAGGGAACCATATTCCACACAATTGTATAGAAATCACCAAAGGTCAATTTTTGATACTTACCAGAGTTTAAAGCCATTATACACCAGTAGCACCAGTTGGGCCAGTAGCACCAGTTGGGCCAGATAAAACTATTCCTGTATTTATACCAAATAATCTTGCTGTTCCAGAAAAGAATATAGTGTTTGTTCCCGTTTTAACTGCTAATGGTGCTCTTGAAATATTTCCGCTGCTTATTCCTGGAGTGCTTGTTAAATATGTAGCGTCTGAATTAGGGACATTAAGATACAAATATTCTCCATTAGCATCACCAGTCCAAAGAGGCGCTACAGGATATACAAAGTTTGGGCAGAAAGTACATACTACTATATTTGAATATAACCCAGAAATTGGATTAAACTCTGCTTCCGCAACTACAATACCATATCTGCTATAAGGAGGGTCTGTTATTGTCGAAGCTACCAGAGTTTCTCCATCTTGTATTCTACCAATTTCATATAATTGAAAAACATGTGTTTGATTTGCTGGATTTACAATACTAACTAATCCACCCCAAGATTGTAATTCAGCTACAGTACTGGCTAAATCAAAAGCAGATTGAGCTGGTCTATTTAAATTACCATAATAAGGAGCTTCATCTCGTAAAAGAGGTAAAAACTCTGCGTCTGGTATTGTTTGAGAAGCGCTATAATGTACAATCTTATTATCCATTTTTAATTATCCTATTCTTGCCATACTTAAATATTGGTCAATAGCGTTTGTTCCAGTTAAATCGCTATTAACTTTAGCACCAACAACTAACGTATCTCCAGGATTTAATACTACAATAGATGATACAGAAGAGGTTGGTCTTGCGGAAAGTGAACCAGAAAATTGTTCCTCGGATGACGCAACAATAGTAGTATTTACTAAAATATTACAACTTGTTCTCCACTGCTGGTTTCCGCCTCCAGGACCTACCTGTTGATACCAAGAAGCTCCAGCGTTTATTTGTAATACTATTGGATGAGCATTAGATGCTTTATATAGTAAACCACCAGCTCCTGGTGTAAATAACGAAGATAAATTAGTTTGCGTATCTGCTCCAGCGTCTGTTCCAGAAGTAGCAAAAGCACAAGAATACGTAATACTACCTACAGTTATAAGAGAACCAGGAGCATTTTTTTGGTTCCAAATAGCATAAAACGGAGTTACTGTAGCGGCTGTTACGGAAGCAACTGCGGCATCTACATAACCTTTTGTTGGGATAGATAATGCGGCATCAGTATTTACAGAAGCTCTTGTTAATAATACTGGAGCTAATGGAGAACTTATAGTTAAAGCACTATTATCCATAGTAAAATCAACTGGGGAGCCTGTTGTAGTAGTTAACCTTAAATTAACACTATCAGACAACACATTTTCTAACTCAAGTTGGACACCAGTATCTCCAGGAGCGCCTGTAATAGTTATTTGTCCAGTTATATTTTGTGGTATAGTTGGATTAGCTGGAGATGTTTGTACAAAAGCTCCAGTTGAAGAAACTTGTTCGTAATAACTGTATAAAAAATCTTTACTTACGGCTTCTCTAATTCCTTGTAAATTAGTTAAAACGCTGTTTGATGTGTTCCAAGCAGTATTTCCTACCTTTACAATTTGATAATCTGTCCCATCAGATTGAAAAACATTAATGGGATTTGCGGATAAAATATCTGCTGTATTTATACTATTAAATACTAATACTTGTGAAGTTGATATTTGGCTGTTAGTGACATCAAAATCAAGTTTACCTGTAATTGGAGCAGTAGATATATTTCCAGAGGCGTCTTTATTAGTTGTTCCAGTTAAAGGAACTTTTGTATTAGCAGAAGATGCTATACTCAATACCTGAGTATCTACATATTTTTTTGAAGTTAGTTCAGCATCTAATACAGGATTTTTTTGGTTTGTTAAAATACCATTACCAGAACTTAAATTAATATATCCATCAGAAGAAAGAGCAATATTTGATGGTATAGACGTATTTGATTTAGCAGAAATTAGTAAAGTAAAACTGTTAGAATAATCATTTATGCCGTTTGTAGTAAAATTAGCATTTGATTGTATTAATTGGTCTTGTGATACTGTATTCCTTGTAGTAGTTAGAGCAGAATTATCCTGGACACCGCCAATATAACCACCGGCGGTGTTAAAATAATCAGCAATAGTAATACCGGTAGTATCAGTAATTGGTAATAGATTAGCTGGTTGGTTTGTTGAAGCAAGTATTTTATCTCCTACAGTTATAGGAGTATTATTAAATTGTAAACCAATAGGAACTGGAGTAGAGGAAACTCTATCTTGAAAAATAAGTTTAGTGCTAATATCTTGTGTTAATTCTGATATGCTATTTGAATATGTTGAAGTATGTATTAAGTTTAAAGAAGTAAAATCTAATAAACTTCTTACATTTATACCAGCTGTTAAATATGTTTGAGAAGCCCCTGTGAAAGTAGTTATGGAAGGGGTTAAAAAGTGTATTTCATTAAGTTGAGCTTCTAATACCGGAGCTAAAAATAATCCAGTAGATTGGTCAAAATCTAATTCCGAAGAAGAAAAATATATTGGTACAGAATAAGAATTAGAACTTATAGCTCCATAACTATTAACATATTCAGCATAATTATAAGAAGAGCCTACATCATTAATGTTTACAGACTTAAATACTGTGTTCGAAGTAGAATTAGCTCTTTGAACTGTTATTAATCCAGAAGTCGAGTCGTCTCTATTTTTAGCTAAATAAAAATTATTTCCTAAAATACTAACTTGGTTTCCACCAAAAACTATACTATTAGGGCCTAATATTTTACCAACGTATAAAGATTGATAACCAGACGAAGCATAAGCCAAATCATAGTACATTTGGTCAACTAAAACACCGCCAGGGCCAACTTTTAATAATCTTCCTTGAGAACCAGAAACAAAGGATGCGAATTTGCTGGTTAAAGTTATGCCAGCAGAAAAGGATAGACATTGATAAGTGTTTGTATCTATATTATATCCAAGAATTAATACAATTGGCAAGGTAGTATAATCAATTTCAATAATAGATTTAGATATGTCTATTGGGATTAATAAGCTATTTGTACCAATACAAGCACAAGTAAATGTAGAAAATCCGCCAGCCGGTAGTTGAGAAGGATCTGCCGCTATTTCAGAATAAAAGCCAGAGTTTTCTAATAAACCTACTATTTCTTGAATATTGTTTTGTATATCTAATAGTGGTCTATTGTCTACATCAACATCGTATGGTTCAAACTCTTGATAAACATTAACAGGTTTTAGATTTATTGGCATGAAAAGTCTCACTCAAAATTAATTACCCTTATATAATAATGGGCCAGACAGGCCCATATTATTTATATTGCTCTCTTTTGCTGTTTTCTATTTCTTCTTGTTTTTTTCTTTCAATCTCTTCTGCTACACTATAGTAATTCATAAAATCTATTGGTGTAGCAAAATCTGTATACATAAACTCCATTTTTAAAACTACTCTTAAAAAAACTTGAAGTTGTATTATATCTTTATATGTTAATCCATTATGAAAAAACTCTAATAAAATTGATTCGATAACGTTATAGTACTCTTGGGTAATAGGAATATCAAGGTTTAAGAAACTATTGAAAAAAGATGTCCGTGAACGGAATCACGAACTCCTGTTCTGTCTTACAAACTGGACAAATAGTAATAGCCTTACCAGATAAACCAAAATTATCATCTGGGTATGCTGATGTTATTAAATTAGCCTCTGATGGGTCTAAATAGTCCAGAAGCTGTTCTTTGGGTACTTGGGCAGGCAAACCTGATATCGACATGATATGGGCCTTTAGAAGCTCGGTAAGAGGGTAGCTGGACATAGGTTGTCCAGTCTTGGCTGCTTGGTCTGCCGCTTGCTGAATAGCTTTATCTATTTTTAGATAATCTCCACGGGTTAGTGGTTTAACTTCTGCTACTACTTCATATCCAAAACGTTCTTTAAATCTTGGTAAAATAACAGTTTTAGATATTGGTAAAACTTCTTCCAAAAATGTTGTCTCTGCGTGTTCTGTTAAATCGTATTTAAAATTGTATTTAGTACCGCATTGTGGATTTTCACACCGTTTGGCACCACTGGCTTCAGAACCAGAAGTATAAAGTCTTGTTAAATATACAATATAATTATAATCTTGTAATAATAAGTTTGAAAAATCTATAGTTTCTTTAACGCAAGAAGCAATAGTTTGGTCAAATACTTTCTTATCTAATCTTCCAGAAGCTGTTAAATGCTTTAATTCTCTGATGGTAAGACCACGAATATTTATTTCTGCGGGAGTTTCAGAGAAAAAGCCAGCTGATGGTAGTTTATGCGTATGGAATGGTGGTAGTAATGTCTTTAAATCAAAAGCTGGTTGTATCATGTTTGACATGTAAACTCTGTTAAATCGTTATTAATACGGATGGGAATATTCCTGTGCTGGATAACAAAGCAGTTTCAGAGGACTGTCCATTTGTTATTACTCTATATTTATATGTTTCTAATCCAGAAATACTATAAGAGAAGAAGTCCCAAACTATAGTTCTGGTAGTTTCTCCACCTTGGCCCGAAATATTTAATGGATTAAATACTGTAGCAGTAGCTGCTATTTTACCAACAAGGTTAGCAGAAATTGTTTTATTATATTGATAGTATTTATCAATTTGAAAGTTTTTAAATAACTGAACGTTAGAACTATAATCAAATCCACCAGTAGAGGCAATTTGTTGAAGTTCGTAGTTTTGAGAATTATAACTATAAGGAAGAGCAGTTGCGTATACAATAGAAGACCAAGTGCTTGCTACTCCACTTACAGATACGGAATCTGATGGAGAAACTCCAGTATTTATATAACTTGTATAACTTTCTTTGATTACTTTATTATCAAGAGCGCTACCATAGACAGTAGAGTCGGAAGACAGCGGAGCTATAGTAGTTAAATCAGAAGATAGCCCAACGTTCATTGGATTTACAACAGAGCTTACTCCATAATAATCAGACTGTCTAACAGTTCTTTTAATATATTGCATAGGAGTGACTCCCATATCAATATACATTAATAAGTTTCTTAATCTTGTAAAACCATACATATTAGCATGATTATCTAATACAGCATTATTTACTGCTATAGAAGCATCATTAGCAATAAGTTCTGCTGCTGTATTAACTTCGATATATGGTCCGTTTTTAATTCTACCTAAAATATAGTCTGTTGTTGTATTTGGTGTTGTTTTTACAACAATAGCTCCATTACCACCAGATTGCGTAGTTAAATAGCTACCAGAAGCTTGTCCAGCAGTTATCGAAGTTAAACCAATAACATCTAAATCTAAATGCTTTGAAGACCAAATAACTCTATTTAAACCGGAGTCTGTAGCTCCAATAACAAGGCCAACAATATTCTGCATTAAATTAACAGAGGGGACTGTAATTGGATAAAAAATAGCTCCATTTGGTGCTAAAGAAACTACTGTTCCAGGAGCTAATTGGCCGCCAGCTAAAGAAGCGTGTTCACCATATCCTATACCAACAAGAGAAGTATTTATGTGTCTAATATTTGTATCTAAATTAGATAATGGCCTATTATCTACATCGTAAGAATAACCATCTGTTGATGTAAAATATAATACTGGGCCTAAAACTGGAACTGAAGATGAGGAAGTTGTCATTATTTTACCTATAAACTTATTTCTATCAAAACAATTATTCTAATACGGGCTGACCTGCCAAAAGAACTGTAGTATTTACTGAAGATTTGAAGGACAGTTCAAGCCTATTTATATCTATATATTTAATATCGTTTAATACTGCCGCAGAACTACTGTCTAAAATGACTTGTGGATAAGTTCCGAAGTTATGCGCGATTATTCCAAATAATCCAGAAAAAGAGACTTCGGAAGGTGCCTGACAAGCATTAAAATATATACTGCCAGAAAAGCTATTTTCAAAGGTAATAGTTGTAGAAAATTGTCCAGAAACTTCTTGCGTTATTATACTTGTTGGTATTACAACAGAGTTAGTTAAATCTGTACATACAAAATACATGTAATCCGAGCCATTATATGTATAAGTGTCCGGTAAAACAACAGACTGTATTTCTGAAACGGAAACCTGTGTTCCTAAAGTTGAAAATATAGAAATACTATTTATAGAGGGTATACTAAAAGCATGTTTATACTCATTAAGTTCTAATATGTTCAATTCTGCTGGACTTATACTTGAAATAATACGTTCTGTTATATAAGGTACATAATATTTATAAGCTAATGTAGATGTTAATTCATTACATAAAATAGTATCATTGACAAAGTTAGACAGTTTAAATGAATATTTAGCAGACTGTAAGTTATATTCATAATCAGAATATATTAAAACAGGTGTATAAGAAGCCTGTTCTCCAGAAGGTTGATAATTTAGCTGTAATGAGTTTTGCGTGACATAATATGGGGAGTCGCCATTAGCTTCTATATCTGGTTTTAAATAATAAACATTTGATATTAATTTAGAACTATTATCTATTAGTTGTAAACAACTGCTATTATTAAACCAAGTTCGTGGTATTTGAGAGGAATATGAACATGTAAATACATACATATTCTCCCCATGTGTATTAAACTTAATATCAGTTATTATAGCAGAGCCAGATACATTTATTGATTTATTTACTGTATTTTTAGCGTTTGTAATAAACTCATTATTTACTAATTTTAAGTTAAAAAAGGTTAACCCTAATTCAGAACCTAAAATGCCAACATACGCATTTGTAGTATTAATTTTAGGCAACATTATAAAATTAGAAAGCTCTTGTAATCCTACTATACCATCTGACGACAAAATACCATTAGACACAGCAGTATTTAAATAGTTTATAGCATTTCCAAAATATAAAAATTGTTCCCAAACACTTGTATTCGAAGAATATCGCCAAACTTCTGTATCTGTTGTTATAAATATATCATAGTTAATACCATCTATTTCTGATAAATATGACATATTTTTAAGTTTTATATTTTTTAGTTCTGATGGTAATTCTAAACTTGATATTATTGGTATATTAGTTATATTATTAAAGCAAGTGATAAAATATAATGCGTTAGATGGGCCGCCTTCGACACTTGGGTATTTAGTAAGAACAAGCATACCTGTTGGGATGTATTCTGTAATTACGTCTACTATATTTGTTGGAAAAACATTTTCTATATCTATTATATTAGGTATATTAACGTCTGCTGTAAAATTAGAACTTTGCTGTAATAATATCCAATTATTAGCAGTATTAAAATATACTGGCTGATTAATTGTAGGAATAGTGTTTGTTAATGTATTATTTACATATATTTGTTGGTGTAAATATTTAAATGCTACTTTAGTTTCATATACGTTATTTGTCGTTACGGTAAGTGGTGGATTTGTTATAGAAACAGTTGTATCAAAACTATTAGTTATAGTTGTTTGTATAGTTCTCGTAGCTACAAAAATAGGACAGCCAGAAGTATATGGTGTATTTATTATACCTAAAATATATGTAGGGCAGAAAGTTGTAAATTGGGTATCAGTAGAATTAACAGTAATAACATTAGGGCCGCCTATGTAAGTAGGTCCGGAAACAGTTTCAATAACAGTAGTTAAAACATTTTTAAATAAAGGACTTACAGCATCAAATGCTGTATTTGTAGGGTCAAAATCTACATATGTTGTATCTATACCGGGTGTATAAGTTTTAACACCTTCTCTTAAAGTTCCAATATATAAACGATTAACTTGTTTTAAAATACCATTAATGCTATCATATACTTGAACGGCAAATGATGTTATTTCATCTGGATATAATAAATTAGTATTATCTATTAAAAACTGTGTCGCACCAAAATCCATTGATAATGACATGCCTTGAACAGATTTATAATAAATATATTGTAATTTACCATCCATATCATTAGAAGCTAATACTTGTTGATTATCTATATTAGTTGGAACACTTTTAGATAATAATTGGGGTGTTCCAGTAGTCATATTTATAACAAGATTAGCTGGAGATAACAATTGTAATTCTGAACCAGTTAAACCAGAAAGATTTTGATTTAATAATATTCCAGAGTTTATATATTCTTGAATAAGAGGAACATTATAATTAGGATTAGCCTCGTCTGTAATAACTACATCACTATATAACAAACTTGCTCCTGGGGCTATTGAAATAGTAGACCCAGGAGAATTAGTGTTAAGTGCTAATATAATACTACCAGTAGTATTATTAGTTAATACATTTGACATTTATACCTTAATTAGATAAAACGTAAGCTGTCGCATTATTTGGGCCCTCAAGAGCAATAAATCTAATTGGGCTCATTGGTTCATCTATATTAACTGTCTCTCCAGGTAATACAGTAGAAATTGTTTCTGCTGGTGGTGTAGTAGCTGGAGTATTAAACCAGCTAAATGAGAAGTAAATAGGCTGGGTTGCTGTTGATGGATTAGTAATTGCTAACTTACCAGCAAATCTCTGTAAATCAACGTATTGCCAAGAGCCATTAAGAGTTTGTGTAATTCTATATGGAACATTAAGGTCTGGTTCACCACTATCTATTACAGAAATAAACTGGGCATAATTTGAATTAGTTGTTAATTCAACAAAGGCATTTTCACCTACTACAACAGTTTGACCTGGACCAATTGGTAAAAGAGATTGATAGTGGTCAGACGTAGCATATATACAAATTGGTTGCCAAAAAGCTGGATTAGCATTAGTGGTATCTCCACTAAGGTTTTTAATTTTATATCTCATTTCATTGTTTCCTTATAAGTTAATTACCTTTATAGATTAACCGCCATTAGCCATACTATGCAATACAGGCATACTTGGCATTCCAGCGCTATTAACAGTAAGTTTAGCTAATGGACTAACTGGTTTAGCAGGCGTTCCTATTATCTTTTCAGTATCAGCAGAAGTATGACAAACCGCTAATCTTACTTCATGTATATCTTCTGCGGCAGATTTAGTATTTTTAGCTATTTCAGCTTGAACTCTTTTCTTTTCTTCTTCTAAAGCATACTCTTTTTGTCCAACAGTCATAAAACCAACTTTACCGCCAGCTGTTTTACCATACGTCACCGTATCTGGACTATATTTAGATAATTGCCCTTCTTGTTTATCTATAGCAGATAACCTATTATTTAAATAGTCTAATTCTGGCATATTTCTATTGTTTCCAAAACTACCTAAAACACCGCGCTTTTCTGATAATTCTTTTTCTATTTGTTCTCTTGTTTTTGCTCCAGCAAAAGGTTTCATACCTAAAATAGAGACATTTGCCATTGCTGCTCTAAACCCTTCTCCTGCTAATTGGCCTAATAGGAAAAAAGGTAATTTTAACCCATCTACTATTAAATCTATAAGACTTTTCCAGATACTTTTATCTGGATTAGCAAAATCTGATAACATTTTATTAACAAACTCAATCATTGGAACAAGGTTATTACCTAACCAATTAGCTACTTTGTCTACTATTTTTCCAAGAGTATCTATTAAACCACTATGTTCCATAGTTCTTTTGAAATCCATTAAGAAATTTTCAACACTTCTTAATAAATTATTCATTCCACTTGAACCGCCTATAATGTTTTGGAACATCGTTACGAACATTGTTTTAATTCTATTCCATACAGAAGTTAAATCACTATTAACCTTCTCATAAGCATCTTTTGTAGCATCTGTTTGAATAGTAGCTAACTGTTGTTGAGCTTTTAACATATCAGCAATAGTTTCCTGTCTTGTATTTATCATTTTAATAACAGTTTCTTTTGATAAACCAGATAATTGAGCACCGACTTGTGCTGTTATTTGGATATTTTCTCCAAAACTCTTATTTAAGTTTTGTAAAAAGGTTATTCCTCTTAACATAGCATCAGTTTTATCAAATTGGTTAGTTAACATTTGATTTATATTAGCACCACCAGAAATAGCCAAGAAAGCTCTAAATGGCGAGTTTTGGTCAGAAATTAGACTACCAGCAGATTCGAATAGCCCGTTAAGTTCTGATACACTTAAACTTAATGTTGTAGCTAATCCAGACAATGACATTAAATCTCTTGTCATTTTATTTGTAAACTCTTCTCCACGCGCAGTAGCAATAGCTAAAGCATTGGCAGAAGACGATATAGCTTCTCTAAATGTAGCAAAAGATACTTGACCAAGATTTGTTCCGTTAAAAACTATTTGATTAAATCTTGTAAACGTATCTCCCATTGCTGTTAAGGAGTCGACACTTATCTTTGTAGACTTTAATAATTCGCCGTATAAACCACTAATTTCACTTGAAGCTACTCCTGTGGCTCCAGATAGAGTTAATACACTACTTACTAAATTAGTATCAAGAGACCTACCAAGACTAACACCAGCTTTAGCAAAATCAAGAGCTACACCATTTACTTGTTCTAATGAAAACCCTAATCCCCAAACAGCTTTATTTAAATGCTGTAATTTACCAGCGAATTCCGTGACACCTTGTTGTCCCATACCCACAACAAGCTGGTCAAACTTTTTAACCTCATCTCTCGCAGACATCGCAGAAGTAAACATTTTATAGAATGCTGCGCCTATACCAACAATAGCTACAGCTAATAATGCTAATCCACCAGTAGCGATTGTAGCAAATGCTCCCATTTCAACAGCTCCTACTTCTGCTGATGTGGCAACACTATCAAGACCAGCGGCTAAAGTAGCACTATTTTTATCTGCGGATGCTAATGCTGAAGCTAAACTTGAAGTATTTTCTTTTGACTGGTCAGAGGCATCTTTTCCGGCTTTTCTCCAGCTTGTAATGCCAGAAGCTACATCTACTAAACGTTTACTTATAAAGCCTAAACTCTTATAAAATTCTTGATTATCGAGGTTCATATTTTTAGAAGCTAAACCATAACCAAGCATTGTTTTAGTAGATTTTATTAAAGCATAATCAAAACCAGTAATGTTTTTAATTTTATCTTGAAAAAACTTTGCTCCGAAGATACCATCTTTATCCATTTTACTTTCTTTGGATAACTGATTAAGCTTTTTAGATATAGCTGCCATAGCAGGACTTAACTGTCTGTTAATATAATCCTGGTCTACTTCTATTTTAATACCAATAGCGGCAAGTCTTTTCATTAAGACTTTATCAGTAGTTTCATTATCTTGTTCAGCCATTTATATTTCCTAAACTTAATTAATGTTTATGGTAGATTTGGTATTGGTCCTGGAACAGATGCTGGTAATCCAGATGTGGCGCTTTGAGTATTTTTTATTACAGTAGAATAATATGTGTTTAAAACAATTTTTAAATCAGTAGCAAAAGTTCCTGTAGTAAAATCTGAACTATTTAAATCTATTTCTGACACTTGATTTACACCATACGGAGATATTGGAGAAGAACCGGAGAAGGCTGTACCAAGATTAATAGCTCCATTAACTGTATTAGAAATACTTTGTTTTGTATTTTGTTGGTCATGTAATATGTTTGTCATTTGATTAGTCAAAGATGATGGAACAAAAGATGGGTCAATTACTTTTTGACCATCTAACACGGTAATAAAATTGTCTCCGCTTATTGAATGCTCAATATGATTAACAAAATATAAACCAGACGTTAGGGCGTTTAATTCTTGCGTAGTTGTTATTACACCAGTAATTGGATTTACATGTTCAACAGGATAATATGATAATAATTCAAAACATCCTGGGCCCAATCTTATTAAATTAGGGTCCCCTAAAATAGTTATTTTTGCTGTTGTAGGCCATCTTAAAAAAGTTGCTACTCTTGATTGTATCATATATGAAGCACTTTGAGCCGGTCCTGTAGTTGTATCTACAGGAATATCAGAACATGATAAACTTCTGTTTTGTCCCGACATATCATCGCCGTCAAAAATGGCAAGTTTTCCTACTTTACCTGTTCCAACAGAACCTTTAAACGAACTTCGTATATCTCCTTGAACAGCTCTACTTTTTTGTAATTGTTTAGCAGCCGCAGCTTCAGATTTTGTAGTATCTTCGCTACTATCTGGTCTAAATAAACTATTTGTATTTTGATTTTGATAAGCAATTGCTGGTTCTATTTGGCCAAACCATTTTCCTTGAACAGCATAAGCCATTTTTTCATTTGCTGCTTGCGTTAATGCTGCTATCAAATCGCTATGACTTACGGACAATGCTATGACTTCTCCAAACATCTGTGGAGTATTTCCTTGTGTAGCAACTTGAAATACGTTTTGGCCAGACCCATATAAATATGGCATAGAAGAAGCACCGGGCCCGTATTGAACAGGTAAATCAGATAAGAAAATAGTATAATCATTTAAAATATCAGGTAATAGGAAGAAGGCACCTACATCATAAGGTATAGATTTACCATTAGGGTCTAATCCTGTAGAGTTTATATCGCTTCCAGTAGTTTTCCAATCAGCAGGTATATTTGGTATCCATTGTAAAGAACATTTAGTAGATAGTTTAGCTATATCTTGCTTTAATTGAGCAGTTATTAAAGTTTGTGCCTGTTCCCTGGTTAAAGAGGTATCTTTTGTACCAGTATTAGTTTTAATACTTTTAAGCAAATCATCTGAAATAGTGCTAATACTTGCTGGCATATTTTGTATAGTTTTTAAATCTGATGCTAAAGCATTAAGTTTTGTTGTAGTTATACTATCATTATCACTTTGATTTGCGGATACACTGTTTTCGTGTGGATACCATCTACATCTACACTGTGCCGCAAGTTCATTAGCAACAGTAAAAAAGTTTCTACCGTTTATACCAACAGCCGCAGAAGGTTGTGTAGCAAAGAAAGTTTTTGTAAGAGTTCCAGTCGTAATAGCAGCAGATTGTTGTCCTTGTTGTGTATCTGGAACAACGCCAGAAGACATTGAACTAACTATTTGATTATTAGAATTACCAGCTGCCGATGTATTTTCAGTTCCAGATACAGAAGTTCCTGGGGCAGTTGGTTGCTGTAGAGATAGATTTTGTTTTAGTTGATATACAGCTAACATACCACCAGGTTTTGTTGCTAAATATCTTTCTAAATCAGTTGTATTATAATAACTTGTATAACCACTTGTAGCCATACCAAACTTTTGTATAGCTAATGTTCTTAATTGTTCAGCATATGAAGATATATTATTTATAGAGCTTAATCCGCCTACATTAAGATTAGATTGCGTACTATTTTGTATTACTTGTTTTTTAGAAGAAAAACCACCTGTTGTAGAATTACTGTTAGTATTTGGATTATTTCCTCCAGGAATACCAAAATATAATAAATCATCTAATGTAAACAATCTTACATGTAATAGACCCTCTAATAATGTTCTTAATTGTTCTTGTGGATAATCTGGTAATATAATAATATCATTAGAACTGTTTTCAAGAACTAAAGTTCCAGTTTCTTGTAGAGATAAAGTAAATGTTGTTCCCTGTGTTCCAGGATCAGTCATATCTATATGCGTAATTACAAAAGTTAAAGAAGGAGAAAGGGCTTGTACAGTATTAGAAGATGTAGTAGAAGAAAAGGCCCATCCAAACTTTAATGTAAGTGTTGGTAAACCGCCAGTTCCAAATGCAGCTTTATCTGTAGCTTCTTTAGTTCCACCCTGCTTTGCGTATATATCTAATGGTATTAATATCTCTTTTGGGTCTTTTGTAAATAATTGAATAGAACCAGTAATTGATTTTTCGACACCGCCCAATGGAAACTTTAGATTTAGATTTTGAAAGTTCATTTTAGAGTTTATATATTTTCCAGTGTCTAAATCTATTTTTTTAGGATAAATCTGCGTACCATTTAATGATATTTCCGCAATAGGGGTTCTTGCGTTATAAGAAGGAAAGTATTTATTATTACCTTTACCGGAGTCTCCTATACCATTTATATTTAAAGATGAAGAACCATTATCAGAAATTTGATTTTTTATAGTTTTAACAGACGCCTCATCTAATAAATCTGTTAATAATTTTATAACAGCATTTATAGTATTATCTCTCTTACTTGAAGTAGAGGAATTAGTATTATTTACTAATTTTTGAATATCTTGTATATCTATTAAAAGATTAGTATTATCTACTGCCATAATTAAAATAACTTCTTAAATGGATTTAATGAGGTAGTTGTTTGTGGAGTTTGAGTAGAAGACGGATTAGCTTTTTGAAACAAGCTCAACATTTGAGAGCTTATAGCATTTGTTATAACTCCCTGGTCTGATAGTCTCTTAACTGAATTAGCATTATCGTATATATTTAAGTTTTGGGCAGCAGTAGTATAAGATAAAGAGGAGTCTGTATATGTATTTAACTGGCCTCCCTCAAATGTATATGCTGTAAAAGCCGTATTTTGATATAATCCTGTATTTACATCAGTATCAATTTCATTTAAGTTAAAAGTTAACATGCTTTGAAGTACTGGACTATTCATGTCATCTTTTGATAGCTCTTGTCCATTATTAACACCGCCATTATTAGACACAACTTGTTCGGCATATTGAACATTATTACCAGGACTTACAACAGTAAAGTTAAAAGTAGCTTCAAACAAATATGGAGCATGCGTTGGTATATTAGAATTGTTTTGGTCTATTATAGCATTATTAATAACATTTTTTTCAGCTGTGCTTGAAGCTCTATTCACATCATCTTGATTAACCTGTAAAGACCATGGTCCAGAATATTTTATACTAACATTATTTACTATACAATGTAATACTTTCCAAGTTCCTATAAAAACCGTAACTGGAGATGGCATATAATTATTTTCTGAAGGTGTAGCCAAAGACATTATATAATCAGAAAGTTTTAATAGCTTTCCATGTGCTTGAACAGATTCGGCATAAAACTTTCCAGTTAAAGCGAAAGTTATAGGACTACTATTTTGATATGTCCAAACCGGTTCTGGCCTGCCTAAAAAGTTAACAGCATTCCAATTAGCTGTTTTTTGAAGCGTTATATCTTCTGGCGTACTATCAAAAACTATATATAATGGGACAGGCTGGTTGTTAGTTCCTGCTGTAGATTTTGGGTTTAAATTAAATAAAAAATCTGTTTTTAATATGATAGGAATAAAAGTTCTTTTAGAACTACTATATTTTACATTACCAGATATTGCTGGTAATCCTTGACTATTTCCACCTAAAACATAATCAAGAGAAGCATTTATAATTGATGCCATATTACCATTAACTATATTTTTACTTTGTAAATACGTACCAACAGAGCCGGCTGATAGGGATTTAAGATTAGTCAATGATTGTTGGTTCATTGCCTGGAATAAAACATTGGGAGACTGTAAAAATCCAGTTTGAGTAATAGAACTCTGTCCAGGCGTATTCGCACCCATAATAGCTTGCTGCATAGTACTTGTATCTGCCATAAGTATTCCCGTCTAACTTAATTTGGAAAATAAAACAGCCTCTAAATTAATAGAGGCTGCTCTACATTTATTTATTAATTATTAAGCATTATTAATTGTAATACCCTGTCCTTGTGGAAGAATATTGAAAACTTCTACAATTATTTCTGCTGTCTTTGTTGGAACAATAGAGATAGACATTACAAGTTCATTGTTTTCTAATACTTGAGACGTATTAACATCAGAACCTACATCTACTGTAAAGTTTCTAATGGCTCCTAAATTCTGTTGAGCCTGAAGAGTAGATTCGGCAAGCTGCTTCAAACGAAGAGCAGTAACGGAATCCCCTGGTTCAAATTCGAAATATTTAGAAGCAGTAGAAATAACCTTACGAAGATAAAGTAAAAGTCTACGAACATTTACACGATTAAGAGCAGTTGTAGCTCTTTGAAGGGTCATTTGACCGCGAATATAAATACCATAACCAGCTTCTGAATAAATTGGGTTAATTTGAGCAAGAGTTAGAGCATCTCTATCGCCCTGGTTTAAAATACGTTCTACAGCTGTAGCATTTAATAAATTACCGCGATTACGGCCAGCTGGAGCAGTATATACGGCACCAACAGAGTCGTTATATGCGTATTGAGCAGATACCATACCGCTGGGAGGAACAAAGAGGTTAACCTTGTTTACAGAATCAACAACCTGAACCCAAGGGTAATATACAGCAGCATAATTACTACCAGAAACTAACACATTATTTCTATAGTTAATAGCTTCTTGGACACTTAAACCATAAGGAGTATCAAGAATACACATACAGTCACTACGATTTTGGCAAAGACTAATCATAGCAGCAGCAACAGCAGGGTCGGCAGACCAACCTGGAACAACTAATAAATTAATATCAATTGCTTCTGGGTCAGAAACGCTATAAATGCCAGTCTTATCAGCAGCATCACCAATAATAGTATAATTATCTACAATAGTTCCAGTAGAGCCGTTTTCAAGGAAAGCAGCATAAGAAGGATATGCTATGTTAGAAGAAGTAGTATTTACTGCTCCCGTAATAACACCTAATCCGCTTGCGTCAGTAAATAGACCAAAAGAAGGAGTTAAATTATCGGAAGGTGTGCCATTTGTAATAACGCCGCTTGTATAATTTAAAGTATCTACAGTAGCATAGTCTATTTTTAAACTAACATAGGCAGAGCTTGAATTGATAGTAGACTGTAAAACATCTGGTGTTCCAGTATATTGTTCTGTTAGAACAAAATCGCTCTGATATACACTGGAGGGAGAAATGGATAATCCAGTACCTCTGGTATATAAAGAAACAACATATTGTTGTTCATCACTTGCGTCTACATTATTTAAGTTTAAATCTACAGTAATAGCTACATTAGAGAAATCAGCTTCACCAAGAGAAGAGAACTTTAAAAATGTTGGGACAAAAGAAGAGCCAGCAGCATTCATTACCCAAGTAGGTCTGGAAAGATTTAAAGAGAACGTTCCAGTAATCTGCATGTTTGTAGTAGATACAAATGGACCTGCGTTAGTTCCATAAGAGAAAGTAGAAGAAGCACCTAATGTAATACCAGCTAATACAATTGTTAATCCATCAGATTGCACTGTAGCAGAAGATAAGCCAGCAGAAGCTCCAGTAACAGGATTAATATAACCTAAACCAGTTACTCCATCAAATGTGGCAGCGCAAAGTGGATAAGCAGTAGCAAGATTTCCAGTTAAAGAACTTGAACCACCAGCAAAGGCAGAAATTATACCGTTTAATACTGCGGAAATTGAAAGTGCATTATTTGCGGCATTAGCGGCTGTAATAGTTCCAGTTCCACCTGTTCCGGTATAGAACATTGGGATTGTAATAGTAACGTTTGGACTGGCTACGCTAACATAACTATTTATATTAGTTAAAGTTGGGGTAGCATTAGGAGTTCCGGTAGTAGTAAGAACCAGTGAAAGTGTTCCAGTAGTAGTTCCGTTAGAGGTACTACCAATAACAACAGTTTCAGCAGCGATAGCACCGGAAACAGCCTTTGTGGTACAGAGGAATGAGCCAGTAGCAGTTGCTAATATTGGAGAGTTGAAGCTATTGAATTTAGTAGCATCTACAGTTAAATACAAATCTGCTAAATCATCTACAGCTAAATTAGTTACTGGAACAGAGCTTCCCTTACCATAACCGGTGTTTACTGTAAAAGAACGACCTACAACATAGCTATTAACAAGGCCAGAAGAAATAAAGCTTGATAAATCTGAACCTACCTTACCATTTATAGCAGCTACATTTGTGGTATCCGTAAAATCAAAACCAGATAATGTTACTGGAGGAGTTGTTGGTAATACTACTAATTGGTTAGCTCCAGTAGCGCCCGTAGAATTGCTTACCGTAAAAGTAGCAGTTGTTGCTGTATTTGAAGATAAGGTCCAATTACCAGAGTATGGTGTATAACTGGCGGGTAGTGGAACAGTTAGTTTGGCAACAGAAGCATCAGATGGTGCTACACGTGTTACATATAACTGATTTCCTTGTTCCAAGTACGAAAGAGCCGCATATCCTAAATAATGATTAGGGTTTGGCTGTCCAAATAAACTTACATATTGAGAAGCGGAAGTTACAAGAGTGGGTGTTTCAGTTGGTCCCATATCTGAAGTTCCTACCATAGCTACAATGGTAGAAGACAGATTGGAAACATACTGTGACAAATCCTGCTCCAGTGTATATACGCCAGGGGAAATAAATGTTGTCATTGCTGTTAATCCTTAAAAATATTTTATTAGCTTAATGTTAATACAGCTTGGTCAACGCGTAAGTCCACCGAAACATTTCTTACGCCAGCACCGTCTTTCCAATCCATCTGTCCAAAGGCTAAACTTACGGGCCATGAACCAACTAATAACCAAGATTCAACAATAGAATGATCAGGACCATATACTAAAAGTTGTAAATCTTGTTTATAATTTTGTGGATATCCCATAAGAGAGGTAGCTTGACTATAAATTGTAGTATACCATGCTTGTAGAGATTTTGAAGCAGCATTATCTACGAAATCATAAAACTCTAATTTTACTTCGCCGTATGTTACTTTTGAACCAGCAACATAGAACTTTTCGTGCATTCTATGGACTTCTACTTTTTCTACTTCAATATTTGGTATACTAACAGAATGGCAGGTTAGGCGAAGAGAATCAGTTAATAATAACTCAAATCTATTAGTTCGCTTTGGTTCTGCTAAATTGTTGGTCCAACCCATCAACTTCTCACTCATAACTCATTCCTTTTCAATACTTTAAAGTGTTTTACTTGCTTGTTTCGTTTGTGGAGTTCAATTTCTCTACTATTTAATTACTGCTTTATTATAAGTTTCCCTGTCAGCTGTAATACATTTTATACACACAAGTTAATTGATATTTTTATACAAAAAAAGAGGGCTCAAAAGAACCCTCTTTTCTTATATTGTTATACCAATTATTAGCTCTGGTACATGTTAAGTACTTGGAGATTAGCAAGACCATACTTACCATCAAGTAGGACCTTGTGGTCATATCTCTGTTGTAGACCAACGATTGTGGAGAACATGTCACCACTTAAAACGTCAGCTTGTGGAGGAGTTAAGTAAGTTACATAGGGGAAGTAAGCATAAGGAGCCTTGGCTAAATCCTTAGAAGTATAACCCATTAACATCTTATCAGACTGAGGATGATAAGCATTCTTGGCAATTGTATAACTGTCAATTGTACCCATCTTTTCAGCATTTACATTAAAGTCGCCCTGGTGAAGATGATTTAGGTCGCTCATATGGAAATTATTGGTGTTTTGTAGAATATTGAAGAGGTGTGGGTGGCAGATAGCGAAGAAATCATCACCACGTAGATAATTTACAGACATATCGTTAGAAACGAAGTTCATCTTGTGAACTAATGTCTGGTTGTATTCAGCTTGCGTACCACGGAACTGACCAGTTGGATATAAAGCATTCCATGTGGTAGTAGCGTAGGCGGTCTGCATCATGGCTAAAGTTAATTCCTGGTCGATTTCAAGGGCCATTGTTTCAGTCATAGCAGTTACTAATTCCTTGAGGGCATCAATCTTGCCATCAGTGTAAGCTTCTAAATCCTGGATAGCTTCAGCAGAAATCTGAGCAAAGTTCTTACGAGCTTTGGCGTTAACCTGAATAGTATCCATAGCGAAGCTGATTTCACTTAAAGCAGTCTTATTACGCTCAAGAGAGAAGGAGTAATTCATTTCCCAGTGGAAAGTATCAGCAGGTTCACCAGAAACATCAGATTGCTGAGGAACTGGAAGAGCAGCTAAATTGACCATAGGAGCGGTGCCATTTAATACACCATAGTTAGCAATAGTAACACCAGATAATACTAAACCAGTTGAAGAGCTGACGAAAAGACCAGCACCATTATCGTAAGCATAAACTACAGCAGAACGAGGATCGTTGTCAGGAACTAACATAATCTGGGCAGAGCCAGGAAGTAAAGGACCATAAGCAAGTGTTTGACCATTAGAGCCAGTTACACCAGAAGCAGACATTACTTCACCAACTACTGATTGAGCAGAATAGTTAGGGTCTAATGCAAACTTATTACCCTGCCAAATGTTCTGACCAATTACTTGACCAGTAGCAGATGTTACAGGAGTGTAACGTTGAAGCTGGCTGGGATCAGCCCATTCTGTACCAGCACCAACACCATCCTTGGCATTTTTGCGGTTTAAACGGAAGGTTTGGATTATCTGTGTAGGAACATCCAACTGACGAGTAGCAACGAACTTCGTAGCAACTACCTGGGGTAGAACACGACGAATAATTGTTGGTAACATGGCCTTGTTGTAACCACCAGGAGTGGTTGCAGCGGTTGTAGTGGCTTCAGATAAACTTAAAGCATACTTCATAGACTGTACGGTGTGCATAAATACTGTATTACGAGTATCTTCATCCTTGATGCCCTGAAGGTGTTCCATGATGCCTGCCCAGTATGGGGCACGACCACGGGACTTGGCTACTTCTTCATCTCGCTTGAGAATAGATTTAACCTTTGATTCTAATAGAGGTTCTTGATTTAACATTTAGGTCTTTCTCCCTTAAATTCGGTTTTGTTTTTTATTACAATTGTTTCTTACGTTAATACTTAATTATAGTTTTTATTAAGTCGTTTGTTGGGTTTATTTAAAAAATATCAAGGGGTTCGAGCATTCCCTTTGGGGCAGAGGTAGAAGCTATTTTTGCGGCTTCTCTCTTTTTTACATCCTCTGCTAAAGCTACTAAAGAAGACTTCATATCTTTAGTTGGTTTTGTGGGAGTTTCAGCAACTGGAGCAGGAGCTACAACAGCTTCTGTTACAGGTTCGGCTGGTTTAGCTTCTTCTCTAATTGAAGCCTTAATGCTTTCAATAGCATCTTTTGCTTCTACTAACGTATTTGGTTTTGCTTCTTTTAAAGCAGCAACAATTACTGTTTTCTTTTCTAATGGATAGCCAGCACATTCTTTAACAACTAAAGCCTCTAATTCATCAGAAAGTACCTTGCTACGAAGTTTAGCATTTTCAAGCTTTTCAGCGTTTAATAAGCTCTTGTACTTTTCAACACTTTCAGTATTAGCTTCTACTAATTCATTAATGTTGAAAAAAGGAGAAAGTGAACGAACAGCATTAGAAAAAGCTTCTTGCATCTTTTCAATCTTGCTGTCTGGAGTAGCATCTTCTGTTACAGCTTTAGTAACCTTACTAACAGACTCGTTAATAAAATTGAATACATCTGTAGCAACTTTCTTTGAAAGTTCCTTAAACTTGGCTTCATAAACATCTTTTAATTTAGCTTCGTATAAATTAGCCTTGCTTAAAAGCATTTGCTTTTTGATGAATAGTTCTTTTTCGCCAGCTTTTTTAGCTTCTTCAAGTTCTTGCAGCTTTTTATCGAGAGCATCTTGACGCTCCTTGCACTGCTCTTGAATAGCAGATTCTAAAACCTCTTTAATTTCAGGGGTTTCTAATAATTCATTAATTTCTTTTATTTTAATTGCCATGTTTATCACCTACAAGTTAATTGTATTACTTATTTCTTAAAATTTCTCTAATATGTTCTTTAAATTGTTCTGTAATTCTTTCATCTTCTAAGGCTTGATGTATAGAACGACCGTATTTCTTTGCTTCATTTACAGCATGAACATAAGCTTGTTGTGTGCTTGGATCGTGAACACAATCAAACGTTATTAGCTTATATTCATTTACTACATCACCAGTACTATATCCTTTAGATAAAGCACCTAACCCACGGCTTGAAATACCAACCGTACAATTATTTCTAATTAAAGCACCAAGTAATCTACCAGAAGGTGTTCCTGCTGGACCTGGGTCATCAAATACTATTGCTTCTCCGAGTAAATCTTTACCAGAGAAGTTTAATGTCGTAATAACGTGACTTACATTCTTTAACGATACTGTAGGATTACCATCAGCTGGGTGGTCTAATTCACCAAACATGTTTTTTGAATCTAAACTATCTTTAGCTTCCCCTAAAGCACGAACTAATACATCATAAGGATATACTCTACCATTATGATTTTTAGCATCAGCTCTTTGAAAAATGCCACGGATTTTTAAACTTTTCCAAGAAGAGTTTGGAGTAAGGGCTTCTTCAAGAACCTCAAAACCACGGGTTGTACCGCAGTCATCTTTCATGAACTCTAAATTACTCATTATTAATCCTTATGCTACTGGTAGCTGTCCTGGAGCCTGTGAAGGAGCCGAAGCAGCTGGAGGAGCTTGTGGTGCGCTTGCGTTTGCTGAACCCTGTTCAACATTTTCTACTGGGGTAGAACTTTGTTCACCTTCTGGTGGTAATTGGTCTTCTAAAGGCTGTTCCTCTTCACCCATTAATTCGTCAGCAGGGGTATGATAAGAACTGTCAAGGAAATAAGAAATCATTGGATTCCAACGAGCTTCTATTTCAGCAAGCCTATCATCACCAAGCTCTTCGCCATCTTCTAATGCTAATAAATCAGCATTAATCTGGTCAGCTAAATCTGGGTCTACTTGTTCATCAGCAGAATCAGCAGCCTTATCATGAATAAAGTCTTGCATTGCTAATAAAATAGATTTTAATGTGGTTTTGTGTAATTGCTTAATATCTTCTTCAGAGAACATAGCTGGATTAAATGGGGCAAATTCTTTGCTCTCATCTTCAGCATTTATGTCCTCTTTTTCTGTAGGAACAGAAGGGATTTCCTCTTCTTCACGGTCTAAATCAGACTGTTCTTCATCACTAAACTTACCAGCGCCAGCATCGTATCTGTTTTCTCTATGACTACCATCTTCCATATTCCACTCTAATATCTCATAAAGATTATTAGTAACAGATTCGGCTAAAAAGGTATTTCCTAATAGAGCGTCTGTAACGATTGCTTTTACTTTTTCTTTTCCTAAATTCAATACTTTACCTAAATCAGACTCAACAATAGCCATTAAATTAGTAGTGGCTAATTCTTTATCTTCTTCAGTACCTTCAGAAATTACAGTAGCATTAAAGATTTCAGCTTTAAAAGCAGGAATATGCTTTCTGGCTTCCATTCTAATTGCTCTGCCTTCTGATTTCTTTATTAACTCTTCTGTAAACATATCAGGATATCTATTTTTTAAAATAGACATTTGATAAAAAGTTTCACAGAACTCGTCAAGATTTTCTTGAGCATCTACAAGATTTTCTGAAATAACACACTCAACTACTTTGTTAAGCATATTTTTCATAGATTCTGTTAAGTCATTCTTTGAAATCTCTATAACTTCATTATTTAAAACATGAGATGAAGTCATTCTTGACTCTGTAAGAGGGTTTTTAAACTTGGCTAAAACCAGCCTGTGCCCTTTTGTAAAGAGAACGGAGTCATTAGTGTATTCTAAAATCGTGCAGTCTTCGGTTAGTAAATTAGATAATTTACTCCCCAAAGCTAAATTACCACCACGAAGTATGTCTATAAAAGTTTGTAGTTTCATTTTTTAACCCTAAGTTAATGTTTTATAAAAGACTGTTCAATAATTTAATTGTTAAAGAGTTTAATCAATTAAGCGGTTAATGTTAGCTTGAAATTCATCACTTAAAAGAGGGTCTAATACCTCATCCTCTTTTATTGTCTCTGTAAGGATTTCATTTTTCTTCTTTTCTTCCTCTTCTTGCTTTTTGATTAAATCACGAATTTCAGTTACAAGAACTCTTGGTGAACGTACTTTAACTCTTGTTTCAATAGAAGCACCTTCATATAGAGGAGTGTTTTCACTGTTATACTCATATTGTTGTACTAAAGGAGAGGGCTGTGCTGCTGGAACCTGTGCTCCTGGACCTTGCGGAGTTCCTGCTGGTATATTAGCAGGATTTAATGTTGGTAGTGGAGCTTCTACGCCTTCTCCTGGCATACCTTCCATACCAGGAGAAATAGTATCTAATCCTGGCATACCGCCACCCATAGGCATTCCTCCACCCATTCCACCAGCTTGAGCTGCTGCGGCTGCGGCTGGGTCTAATTTTAACATAGCTTGAATATCCGCATCGTTTTTCTTTAATACGTTCTTTAATACCCATTCACGATTAATACCTTGACTTAAATATGCTTGTGCTAATCCAACAGCAGCTGTGTCAAGTTCTATACGAGCTTTTTCTTCAATATATGACGGTCTTGTCATTACAAGACTAAAAGACTTTAGTTCAGAAACATCTGTTATGCCTTTAATAGCTAAATGAATTACACAAAGCTCTTTTATAACAGATAAGAAATCTTCTTGGATATTGGCTAATGCTTTTCCAAACGTAACATTTTGTTGAGATAAAGTTCCTTTTGAGTTTACATCACCTTCAAAGCCCAAGAAAGCTTTTGGAACTTTAAGAGCCGAGAAAAGTCGATTATTTAGATACATTAAATCTTCAATATCGCCAAGATTTTGGGCAGGTTGAAGCATATCTACTTTAGAGCTTTGTGCTGTTTTAGATACAGGAATAAAGATATTAGCATTCATATCTAATAACTGATAACGTTCATTTAACTTACCAGTTGGGTCATAATACTCTCTCTTATTGATGGAGTTAATCTGACGTTTAACAAGAGCTTCTATATCAGCACCTTGATTATTACCAACATCAACATAAAATACTAATCTGGCGGGACCTCGATTTAACCTATATATAATGATACTATCTAAAAGTAAGTCAACTTTTTTCCAAACATCTACTGCCGCTTCTAAACTTGATACACCATAAGGCTCAAACATTCCGTTTCCACGGCGCTTAAAATGAAGCATTTCATATTTAAGGAAAGGAATAAGATTGTCTTTATCTGTTTCTGTAGAAGTTTTCATCTTCCTTGTCATATAAGGAAGAGATAGAGTAGTTAAGTCAATGAAGGGACTTTGTGTAGAATACTGTGAACTGGCATCAAGAGAGTTCTGTCTAACAATTTCCATATCCTGAACATAGCCTTGGAGTTCTCCATCAACATCTAAACGATAGACTCCGCGAGGATCTAATTGCATTAAATCAATCACACCTTTACGAGCATCAAGCTTTATGGATTCAAACCTATCACCATATTTACACATATCTCTTATGACAGACCAGGATTTCCAATTATTCAATCCGGTTGTTTCTAACATATCCATTAATTCATCTTGAATATATTTAGAAGAACTTGATACTGTAATTACTTCTTGTCCACTACCTTTTTGTGTAGCTTCGTTAGCATATACATCTAACGCAGATGCCACTAAATCCGTATCCATTCTATCATATATAGAATATCTCGCATGCCGTAGATTTTCTCTATCTAAATATCTATGAAATACTGGACCATCTGTTCTATCAACATATACGCCAACTCCCATTCCTTTTTTAGAAATAACAGTGGGTTCGATAGCGGCAGTAGTAGCATTTTTACTATTTATAGCCTGTAAAGCCTGTTCAACGCCTAATCTTGTAGAGAACTCTTCTGGCCTGCTTCTTGTAAATAAGGAAGCAATTGCTGTCATTATACTCTTTTTTTGTTTTTCTTCTGCCATTTAAATTATCCTATACTTTCATATCGTGTATCATATTACCAAAAACTACTGTTTCTTTTAGCTTTTGAGCCATATAAAAAGTTTCTGTGTGCTCTTTGTATACCTTCTAAATCATCTGAAAAAGGGTCTCCTAAATCATACTGCTCACCGAAAGGCAGTGTAGTATTCTTAAAATTAGTAAACTCCAAATCAGATAGTATTTGTGTATTTTTCATACCAAGAAAATCGGCAGCTGCTTGTGTTCTTTCCCATTCTTCTACAGGATGAACAAAGTTTATATCTTCTAATCCAGAACCCTCATAAACACCAGATTTTATTTCATGATAAAGCTTTAATCTCGACTCTAATGAAGTTTTAGATATGCCCATCAAAATAGAAAAATGTTCTAAATATTCGTCAGAGTATTCTCCAGTTCTTGTCATCATTTCAGTGCTGGCCATGAGAGAAGCATTTTGGTCTATTTCTGGTCTATGAAAGTATTCTTTTGGAATAAGCGTAACTACAGCTAAAGCAAGAGCTAATATAAGGTCATCATTACCAGTAGATGCTTCCATTTTTCTACTACCATCTGCGTAAGCTTGTCCAGCAGAGAAGTTTTCCATTTGAACTTTTAATCTTGCGCTTTTGAGTTTAGAAATACCGTGTAGATTATTATAAAATAAAATCAATTTTTCAAGTAGTAGCACTCTACTGCTTCTATTGGTATTAAATCCCGGAGTTTGTTTATTATCAGCCATCCATAAGTTTTTATAGTTTTTTTGTTCGAGTAAGAATATAACTAACTGGGAATATGAATTTTCTTCTATAACAAGCTCAGCAGTATTATAATGCTTTGCTGTTTTTAATAAAATATCAACAAACAATTCTGTTGGTAATTTACCCATATATTCAGCCATTTGTTCTTGTGTTTCAACATCTATAACTTGAAATGCTGTATAATCCTTTGCTGAAGATTTATTAGAAGAACAGTCAACACCTATTATATATCTCTTACCAGTTTCAGCAAGTTTCCATATAAATAAAGTATCTTCATATGTTATTCCACCAAGTTGTTTATTTAATATGTTTTCATTCACTTTAAAAGCTTTTAATACATTATTATTAAATAAAGACGCTAAATTGATATCAAATCTACACTCATATTCCTGTTCAAACTTATCTATATTACCGTTATCAATTTGGATTTGATGTTCCCTGAAATGAGGGTCTTTTGTGAATACTGGAGATACTGTATAGGGCAAGTTGTAATCAGTCCACGTATTCATTTTTGCGGCAGCGTATGTATAAGTTTTATAAAACCAGTTTAAATCTGAATTGCCGTTTGGTGAAGAGATAGCTATAAGTTTAGCATCTGCGGCAGCTACTGTTGGTAAAATAGCTTTTACCACCTCATCGCAGTTTTCAATGAAGGCGGCCTCGTCAAGAACAAATAATGTAGCAGAAAACGATCTGGCGGCGTGTGGGTTTGAAGTTATGGCTTTAATGATAGATTTAGTATCAAACTCTACTGTACTCTTACTATAAAGAGTTGTTGCCGGTTTTAGCCACTCAGGTAAAAACTCATACGCAGTCTTTAATTTAGCAATAAACTCTTCTGCGGACTCTCTTTTGTGGGCCACAATTAGAGTTTTCTTACCTTGTGAGAATATAGAATACCATAGACAATAAAACATTACAATAGTAGATACGCCTAACTGACGAGATTTAACCGCTATTGAGTATTTATCATTTCGAACACCTTTGAGAATACTCTCCTGATAAGGGGCTGTATTGAAAGGAATAATACCAGCAGCACCATGGCCGATAATAAACCCGTAATTATTAGCAAAATATACAGGGTCATCAAAACACTTTTGACGCTCTTCCTTAACATACTGAATAAGAGTTTCACGTATTTCATCAGATGACTTTCCTTCTTTTTGTAATTTAGCAACAAGTCTTTCTGGCTCATAATATCTATGAGTTAAGTCATCCGGTTTATTCATAAACTTTTTGGCTTGTAAAGACTTGGTTTTAGCCATTATTTAAAATCTTTCATTAATATATCTGCTGCTGTTTCTGGTGATACGGTTTTAGAACCTGTATTTTCAACTTGAACATCTATTATATCTACTTCACCATCTTCTGTGAGAAGTTTTGGCTGGCTTGGTTGTTGTCCAGACATGTTTAATTTAGCCCCAACTCCAGCACCAAGAGCTGCGGAGTTTAAAAGGTCAGAAATACTTAAATCTCCACCTCTTTTGTTTCCAGCAGCTTCTGTTGTCTTATATGAAGTTAAGTTCTTTAATATATCATTTTTTTGTTTTAATGCTTGTAATTGTAATTCACCGAGTTTTGCTAAACTGATAGGAAATGAAGCATCTGTTGATTGTATCATTCTATCTCGTTGAATATCTATTAGTCCCGAATAAAGTTCTGCTACATCATCTAATTCTTTTATAAGCTTTTCAGACTCATCCATTACAAGTCCATCAATTTTTTGGACTATTGGATTCATATTTTCGCGTTTATTTAATTGGTTCATGTAAAGGCTCTTATTATAACTTATTTCTTAATAAATAATAAAGGGCCCGAAAGCCCTCTATTATACATGTATTATGAGTTGAAAAACTCACGTTTTTAATAACAGCACAACCACTACAAGGCTTACTGTACATTTAATTATCTTGTTCAAAATCATTTTGCGTTAATAATAATTTAGATGAAAATATATTGAGAGGCCCAAAAGCCTCTCTCATTTTTATCATAGTAGCTAAAACTTCTTTTGATTTTACTTGACATTCTGTTTGTAATGTATATATTAAATTATTAGCTATCTTATGTAAATCTTCGCCGTTTTCTAAAATACTATACAATTTATATAATATCTTTCTATCTATTTCTGTTAAGTCTTCATAATCCTTAAAAGCATTCAAAAAGATTAAAAACTCCTGAAATACCATAGCAGCATCACTTACAAATTGTTTATCTCCTTCAACAGCACGACCCATGGCATCATAAGACATATTATGTATCTTATCATAGCCGTGGGCCATTGTTATAGTTGTTATGCCATAGTTAAGTATCATTGTAAAATATGTGTATACCCTGGCATATATAGGACGATTTTTTTCGTCGTGGCCGACTACTCTTTGAGGGTCAAACTTATCCATGGCTTGGATGAGCTTGATAACAGCACCTTGAAATATCTCACCGTAAGATATCCCATGCTTATGACGACCATACTTAAATATAACACCATCAATAATCGTGTAAAGATATGCCACAAAATCGTTTTGATTTTCTGGAGTTTTATTAGCATTCCATTTTTCCCATAAATGCCTTCCAACAGCTTCAATAAAGTAAATATTTGATTTCTTTCCGCGTTTCTTTTTTAATTCAAAACCTTCAAGAAGTTCTGGATAATATGCAGTAGCTCTTGTTATAAAAACCTCTGAATACTTATTAAGATCTGGTTCTATAAGTATCATCTCACCCATAGCCTTTTTCTCTACATCAGACACATCTTGTTTATTATAAGTTATCTCACGATACTCATATTTTTTATCTTTTCTTTTTTCAACTTCTGTTCGTTGGTCCTCAAAAGAAAAGCTTTCTAATATTTCATCAAGTTCAGATTCTCTATGTTCGGAATTATTCTCATCAAATAGTATCATTTATCTATTGTCTCTAAATAATACATCGAAAGATATTTAAAAACAAGCAGCTTAAATATATAAATTAAATTATATTGTGAAAGATTTATTATGTCCTTCGACCCATTTGATGAACGATTATATACTAGTAAGATAACTGTCTCAGAAGAAACCATTCAAGATACAATTAATGCAACAGAAAAATTATTCTCTCTTGACGAAATTCAGAAAATGGCCGCATTGATTAAACGCGGTGGTAGATTTGAGCACATTAAAGACGCATTTCCATATACCGGCTCTTTTAGTGATGTTAACAGTCATGAAGGAATAAATGCATTTAATAGTAAAAGAGATGCTTACTATGCAAAATTGGATAAACTATACCGGGCAATGATTAGCTAAGTATAAATAAAAAGACCCACTGTTTTAAGGTGGGCCTTTTTATGTCTATTAATATTGATACTAATTACTGGATAATATTAAATAATGTTCGTGGTTAGTAATACCAAATAACTTTTTAGATTGCTCATCAGATAATTTCTTTTGAAGAGAAGACATTCTATTCCAATTAGCCCAAATTCTTTCTAACTCAGCTTTTGTTGGCTCTTCGTGAATTAGCTCTATACCTGTAGTAGCTCTCCACACATGAACTGGATCTTTTAATAGAGCAGGATAATGTGCTTTTAAGTACTCTAAAGGATAAGGCGGATCATAAAGCATAAACTTAATTAAAGCAAACCTAAACCTGGGTCCATATCTTCTGTGAGAAGCTGAGTATCTGTTTCTGAATTGTCGTTGAGAGCAAGGTTGGTAAAACAAGACTTCATCATATTAACGAAATGCTGTCTATTCTCTTCCGAAGCATTAAATAACTCAATAAAAGTACTATCAGAGTTAAACTTCTTTTCAGTACCGTCTGGCAGGGTAATAGTTTTCCATGCTCCGGTTCCTGGGAAGGCTTTAGCATCATTTAAAACATCATAAACGATACCAGCGTTGCTATAAGCTCGTTGGTCATAATAGAACCTGAGAGGGAGAACCCGGTTCATTGCTCCAGAAGTCTTACATTTAATAACCTTGCAATTAACGATGTGACCTTCAGACATTTTAGTATCACCAAGGGTCTTGCCACGCGTGAAGAACAAACGAGTAATAGCCATGAACTTCAACATATCGCCACCTGGAGTTGTATATTCAGGGCCAGTGAATGAATTAGTCATTCCACCAATCTTGATGCGACTCTGATTTACAAACATTGCGGCGAGGTTTGTTTCATGACAAATAGACTTTGTTCTTTTAATACCTTTAGAAATTACACGGGCTGTGGTTGCAAATGAATTTGTTTCCATATCAGCCTCAAGCTCTGCCTTGGCAATTAAACCAGCAACAGAGTCGACAATAACCATAGATGGAGCTTTGATATTATTCTTAGCGATATGGTTGGCTACTCTTTCAATCTGACTAAATACTTTTTCAGCCACATCTTCAATGGTAATGATAGACTTTTTGGGATCAACTCCAAAATGCTCCAACCTAAAACGATCACCAACACCACCCGACTCAGTATCAATAATAACACCTAAGCCACCCTGTCTTTGAATATTAGCAAGCATGTGAATACCGAAACTCGATTTGCCAGTTCCTTCTCGTCCTGCTACTTCTGTCATCTTACCTTGAGGTAGACCACCACCTAAAAGATAATCAAGAGCATCAATATTGGTTTTAATAAAACCACTAATGTTATCATCGTCATCAATGGCTGTGCCAGCCCCAAACTCTTTTCGGAGTTCTGCTCTAAATCCGTCCAAATCACCTAAACCAGAAACTCCAGCTAATTGCTCTTCTTCTTTAGATAGACCAGTTAAACTTTTCTTTTTATACGCCATTTTATATCCTTTTAAAAAAATGGGCCAGTGAGTGTTTAAGGAGGCGAAACACACTCACTGGCTCCATTACACGGTCCAACTATTATTTTACACAATTAGACCGTTTCCCGATTAGTTATCGTCTCTCAATGAAGCGCGAAGAGTGTCCAAATCAGAAGGACTAAACTCTTCACTATCTGCTTCCTGCGAAGAAAGCTTCTTTGGTTTAGAAGAAGCCGTTGGGCTTACAACAGGTTCATCTACCTTTGGTTGGCTTGTAAAACGAGCTACAAGTTCAGCCATCTTTTCCTCTGAAGGAGGAGTAATGATTGCGGTTAAATCGGGAGATACTTCAATTAGCTTATCCCAAATGTCCTTACCCTTTTTGCCAGTAAAAGCAGGTTCTGGGTCCTGAAACTGCCAAGTAGTAGCAACTATAGTTCCCTTACCGGCTGGCTTCAAGAGTTCACAATTTCTACCGCTATCAAAATCTACGAAATCCTTTTCCTTGCTCATAATGGAAACAATACCTTCCATAGAAGCTTTAGACGAGGCACGAACGATCTTCACAGACTCTTCTGTGATGTTAGAAGTATCGAGCTTATCTACCTCATAACCTACTAACAAATAATTTTGCTTAACTACCAACTGCTTAAAAGCTTCCTTGTAAGCTGGGTCTTCGGTGGCCGTAAACTTTCTATAAGAGTTGGAAGCTAACTCGCAGAATGGACACTTTCTTCCATCGCCGGCCTTTTGGGGACAAGCGAAACTTTCAAATCTACCGTCTGGAAAATTGACAGCATGGTGATTGTAAATCTCAACAGGAAGTTCAAAATCCTTTGACTTTAGAGGTAGAAACCTTAAAGTATGTGTAGCTCCTGGAGAGGGTTTAAACCAATAAGGACCAGTCTTCGCTGACTTTTGGTTTGACTTTTCGAGTATTTCCTTGAAAAGATTAAAATTCGTTTTCTTAATTTCTGCCATTTGGCGTTCCTTTATATGAAGGCTGGAGATTTCCAGCAAAAGACCCGATATATTGGTATCAGGTAAGTAATAATTCCGTGTGAAGTTTAATTCGCCTCGGTAAATATATATCGGATATGCGGGTCAGACTGGAAATGAAAAGTTCAAAAAGTTTGGCACGATTATTGCTAATATAAATAATAAAGTATATATGATAATAACCAGCTCTCCTAAAAATAAACTCCTATTAGGAGACAATAATAAAAAAATCAATAAAAGATTACTATCAACTGTTGATATTAATAATAGTATACTGGTAATAGATTTTACTTACTACTGTTCTCTAATAGCTAACAAACTAAAATATAGTAGCTCTTTTGGCGAAAAATGGTCCGACCTGGTTGGCTCGAGCGACAGGCTTCGTGCGCTACAAGCAGTTGATGATATCTTCGAACCGATTTTGAGCATTAAACGCCTTGTAGAAATAAAAAATCTGGTGCTTCTAACCAAACCAACAAAAGATTTTTCAATTTTTGAAAAAGAGCTGTTTAAAGTTTTCTCTGGTATAATAAGTTATTATATAGAAACAACAAATAAAGTATCTTCTTTATATTCTATAGCCGTTCAAGAAAAACAAAAATATATTATACTTACAGATGATGTTAGTTTTTGGTCTATTTGTAGTCAAAAATCAAAGATTTGTTTTTGTACTGTTATTAAAAATAATAAAGTTAGATTTTATTTTGATAAGTTTGGGTTAGAATACCTTTCAAGCCTAATCCAAACAAACAAAATTGTTAATAAACTACGCCTCAGTAAATTAAAATATGTTAATCTCCAGTATTTGTTTTTACTGTTATTATATGTAAAGTTTAAACAAGTTAAAATGAAAGAAGAACTTGATATTTCAGATAAGCAATTTTTAGGTGCGAAAGGAAAAGCTTTACAGTTATTAACAACAGCACATAAAGAGATATCTTATTATTTTCTGACTAAACCTGATATAATGGAAATATTCTTAACAAGTTCTATAACGCACTTCACTCTTAATTTAAGCAGATTAAAGAAATTAACACAATTTGATATTACTTTACTCTCTGGTTTTGCTGCTTACTACAATTATAGTAAAATAACACAAATAGATGTAATCAAAACCAAACCAAAAACTGTTTATTATAAGCTCATAGAACATTCAAAGTTATTTTGTTTTCAAGACATAGAGAAACCAGAAAAAAATAAAAAAGTCTCTCTGCCACAAGAACCAATTCAATCCGATATATCTTCGCTGGAGACTTCTCTGGCTGTTAATCAAATTTTAAAGGATTTAGCATGGTAAAAGATATGATATTTATGGATACAAATCCAGCACTTTTAGTTGATGGGAGTAATCTTTTAATTCGTTTGCTATATGCTCGTCAATCTGGTTCTAACTTACTAACAGAAACAGAATTATTATCTTCTGTTGCTGATATGTTTATTCACCAATTAGGGCTTCAGGCAAAGAACTTCAACTGTTCGAGTATTTATATTATATTTGATATTGGCGGATCTCACCGGAAACAAGCTTTATATACAGAATATAAGAGCAACAGAGAGTTAGCACCCATAGCTGGTGCTGCTATGGATACTAAAGACTATTTGTTTAGTATGTATGGTAAGTTAAGAGATAATGTAGTTGACTTGTGTAGAGCTTTTAATTTACCTGTATTTATGGAAACTGGTATAGAAGCGGATGACATCATTGGTATAATGGCTGAACAACTAACAAGCCTTGGAAAAAACTCTGTTATATTAAGCAACGATACGGATTTCTTACAGTTGGTAGCTAGCCCATCCGTGTCTTGCTATGTTCCATACAAAAAAACAATTGTTAATAATAAAAACTTTCCAGAGTATTTTAATGAAATGAAGGGTATAAAAATCCACCCTCAAGAGTATTTATTCTTTAAAGCGTTAGTAGGAGATAAAGGCGACAATATACCAGGAATTAATCGCGTAGGCTATAAGACCCTTTACAAGCTCCGCGAAGCCTACTTTACAAACGACCAGACATATTTAAATCTTTATGATAAAAACCCTATTGACTTTATCAATACTGTATCATCTATTAATAGCACTGACAAATTTCTAACTCTTATTAAAAACAATAAAGACTTGATACTTCGTAATTACAAACTAATAGACTTATCAAGCACATACTCTTCTGCTTATACTTTAAACCAAGCATTAAAGTTTTTATCTTCTAATACACTTCAAAAGCCCTCTATCCCACAAATTACAACTAAATATAAAGAACTGTTTAAGTTATCCCCAAAGTTTGAATTTGTCGTGGAAAACATTGGGCGGCTCGGAAAATGTTTTCGGCATGAACAGGGTTAAACCGATATACAATTCGGAGGCTTTTATGCTCGAAAGACGAAGTACATATGGCGTAGTTGACGCTATTGTTGGCATGAGCGCTGTTAAGCGTTTCCATGGCCGAAACACTATTAAACAACAAACATTAGCTGACCATAGTGGTCGAGTTGCTCAAATTGCGTTCTTTTTAGCCCTTGAGTTTTATGAGGGAGACTATTCAAAAGTTAACTATGTAGCTACTCTTGGTTTGTTCCATGATTTACCAGAAAGTTTACTTGAATGTGATATTCCAACACCTGTAAAGCTCCAAAAAGGAATTGGGCCAAAACTTAAACAAATAGAAACAGAAGCTGTTAAAAGGATATTTCCAGACAGCCCATATCTCCAAAACTTAGCTATGGAAGTAGCATCAGAAGACGATTTTAGTTTAATGAAGCTGGCAGACCTACTCGATTTAGGTTTATATATTTGGGAAGAAAAACAACTTGGAAACAAATCTTTAGATCCACTGTTGGAAATGTTTTTTCATTTATTTGATAGTTATCCAACTGTTTATAGGGATTTAGCGTTTGCTCAAGCGTGTAGAGTAAAGATAGCGAGTTAATAATGGACGAGCAGACCTTTCAATGCCCAAAATGTAGGCATCATAATCATAAATTATATGTGAATACCGATAAGGGCTTATTCAACTGCTTTCATTGCGGTTTTGCCGGGGATATAAATAAGCTAAGAAAATATCCAGAGGTTTGGTCAAAGATAGAAGACAAAGCTTCCTTATCAGTGTTTGCTAAATTATTATTTCCAGCGGCTAAAGAACATAAGTTCAATTCGGAACTTTTAAAACCTCTAAAGCCTTTTAGAGAAATAGACCCAGAAGATAATGAATATAAATACCTTTTATCCAGAGGCTGGGATGAAGACATTATAGATTGTTATGATATTTTAGTATCAGATAATGAACATTATTTAGATAGAGTTATTATTACAATTCAAGACAATAAAGGTAATACTGTATTTTATACTGGTAGAGCTATTGATAAACATATTACACCAAAATATCTAAACTCGGTAGCCCCAAAAGATTTTGTATTTCAATCTATTACTCCTGTCGATTCCTTTTACACAGAAGACGCTTATATTGGTGAGGGTATTTTTGATGTATTTAAATTGCCTGGAGGTATAGCATTACTTGGTAAAACTTTATCAAAAGACCAGCATTCAGCGTTGTTTAGTGGAATAAAACAAAAGAAAAATATCTATCTTTGTTTAGACCCAGGTACGGAAAAGGAATCTAAAACATTAGCAAGAGAGCTTGATAGTTGGTTTCCTAATAAAAATATATACATTTTGAACTGGAAAGACGAAAAGGTAAAAGACCTTGGCGACCTCTCAAAAGAAATGTCAAGAACAAACTTAATGAAACACATTCAGAAAAACTCAAAGAAGTTTAGTACCAGAATGTTTGTATAATTAAGTTTATGGCCGTTATTATAGATGAAAACTTCGACTCCGTCTTATTAGACACAACCAACAAAGCTGTAATCAGTGAAAACTTCACATATTTGATTAAGCAATTAATGGATTATGTAGATCCGGCTGTTTCAAACGAACACGAAAAATTAAGCCACGTAATAGGCGGAAAAAGAAGAGCAATGAGAGGAGAAAGGTCCTCTAAATTAGGCTATTCTTATAGGATAGCTGCTGGCAAACTTATAACAAAAAGCGGTAAAAGTAAAGTTATAAATGCTTTTGGTACTAACATTTTAGTAGACGAATGGACAGTTTCACACCCACATGTAGTTGATTCGAATATGGGCGAAGAATACCCAACTGTCGATAGTAATGGTGAACCAAGAGGACCATATACTTGCTTAATGACAGCAAGAATATCTCTTACAAAGAAAACTCCAACCAGATGTTATGTAAGTTGTAATTGTAAAGATTTTGATACAAAGTTTTATGAACGCTTACAACAAGGCGGTTATACAAAAGAAAAAAGTTTACCCAAAGCCACACAACCAGAACGACTTGCTCCAGCATTGTGTAAGCATTTATATGCTATATATATTCAACATTATAGAGATTTAGTTAAAGAAACTGAAAACTTTGTTGTCGATTCAAGCCCCGTCCTTTTTGGTGGAACAGACACAAATACAGGACCGCAAAATCCAATCCCAACTACAATTACATCACCTACTACAGTAAATAAAGTAGCTACTAATAAACAAGAAGCTATTGATATAATTACAGCCTACTTAAAAACAGAATATAATAGGATTAAAGATAATCCAGACGCGTATTTTGATACAAGAACAGCTGCTAATGGTGGACAAACGTATCATAGATACCCATTTTCTGTTATTTTACAAAACGGTAATCTAAAAGCTATTGCCTATAGAAATAAAAATATGCCTTTGACTAAAGCTAATAATAGTCCTATACAAATTTTAAATATCCCAAATAACCCAAAAATCTGGAGATTTATGAAGTTTGGAACTGACCATATAAAATTATGGAATATCATAAAGAGTTTAGGAGAGATGCCAGCAAACGTAAAAGCTAAACTAAAAGCATCTGGAAAAAAAGAACCTGTATTTGATAATGTGGAAATTATAACAGATTTAAGCTATTTAGCAGAAAACGATAAAAGCTCAATACTATCTTCTATATCAGAACTAAATTAGTAGGCGTATATGACGGCAACTCCAAATTCCTTTTTAAAAATTATACCGATTACTGTATCAAGCGGAGAAGCTTCTGTTGGTATAGTAAATAGAACATATTCAGATAGAATTGAAAACTCTTCTACTGTTGAAGTTTATTATAATGGACAACTTATTCCGGGCGGTTTACATCCAGTCACGCCAACATCAAAGTTTTATTATGACTTAACTATTACTCTTGGAACCATAAACGGAACAACTGGAGCCGATTCCGGCTCTTCTGCCGTATTTGTTTTAAGAACAAATCCATCCTACGAAGGGCCTGGATATACAAGCGGTACTTCTACAAGCACTTTATCAGTATTTGATAGTTTTAACATTTCCTACTATTATGTAGTTTATACGGTGTAGCATGTTAAAAAAAACACATACCCAACAACAATTTCTTAATGATGTTAAAACCAGAATTAACATGTATTTATATAGAAGTTTAGAGGTTTCTTTTGACCCTCTTACGCTATTTCTACAAGATACCTCATTAATCGGACCAATGAATTGGCAAATTCCTGCTAATAAAGAACGATTACAAAATGTCTTTACAAATTTGTCATTAGCTGTTAGTAATTATTCAATGACAGACGGAGATTTTAGAACATATTTATTATTGAAAATGGTAAATATAGTATATAATGAATTTTCAGAAGAGTTATTTAGAGCCTTTGTTTCAAGCGCATATGGAGTTGACGCTGATACGGTGGTAGGAAATTTAGATGAAGCCTATTCTATACAACCGTCACAAAACACGCAATTTCCAGGATTAAGCACTAATACAAATCCTATGGCACCATTACCACAAAAGCTTGTTCCAAATATTCTATATGCGTCTGCGTCATTAGATAAACCTAACTTCTTTGAGCAAGCTAAAATTGATATCGAAGACATCAAACCATTCTAATCAGTTAACAATAAAAGAGTTTTCTGATATTTTAGAAAAACACCACAATGTGTTTTCTATTGACGATATAATATATGATAATATATTATATTGTGGAAATGATAACTTATATTTTTCGTATTGCTTTAATTACGTAACTGGAAAAGCAACGTCTGAAGCTCTTTTTATAGTTGAAACTATTACAAAACTCTCTGATTTGTCTTATTGTATTAAGACTTCTACATCAGAGAGTTTTGTTTTTTTAAAGGAATAATTAATGAGTAAAAGGTCAAAACGAATGTTTAACAACATGTATGAAAATGATGTTTTAGACTTGGATACTATTGAGGACTTGGAAGAGATATTACCGATTAAAGAAAATAAAGCAATAAGAAAGAGAAAAGAAAAGGTTATAAATCAAGGAAAGTCGTCGTCAGAAATAAAACCTCTAACAAAACCAGTAAACGCAACATGTAATAAATGTAATTCTGGTATTGTTGGTGATTTAGTTGGAGATATCTATATGCCATTAGCAGATAAAATAATGCCATTAATTACTTATACTTGCTCGTCTTGTGGACATATAGGAAGAAGAAGTGTGCTTTCTTTGGCCCTACCTTTAGACCAATATGAAAAAAAGTTCTTCAATTAACTTTATGAAAAACAAAATCCCAACTACAGGCGATGTATATAAATTACACAATAACAGGCTTTGCGTAGTTGGCAATTCCGTTACACTCGATTCTTTAGTCTTATATAATATATTACCAGTAAGTACGGCAATATATATGGCAAGCGATAAAGATTTCCTTATAATAGAAGATGAGATTTTTCAAAAAGAAACGGTAATGGTAGAAACTTGGAATAGTTTGGCCGTACCAATAGAATTTTTTAATTCTGTTAAACTTAAAGGCAGATTAGGAGATAAGTATATACGCTATCTATCTTCATATATATACTTTTCTTTACAGAACAGAAGAAACGATAATCTAATTGTACTTACAGGTCCGCCGCTTTCTTCAAGTTCTGATATAAGATGGTTATTTAGACAAATGGAAGTAAAAGAGTTTCACGAACTTCGAAAAACATTAATAAGCATTTCTGGGTAATTTATGTCCGTAACATTTACTAAAAAACATTATACTTGTTCTATGTGTCAAAATACTGATTATGAGCTTTTTGCTATCGCAAAGACTTCTGATATTTCTTCTGGCTATCCATTAAGTTCTATACCACAAAACATTAAAGATGGTGGTATATACGTAGAAATCCTTGTTAGAGACGATTATGGTATAGTTATTACAAGGAAAGTAGAAGAAAAATTATGTTCAGCTTGCGGACAAGCAACCCTTATAGCACATAAAAAAGATAACGAAACACCAGTTCTCAACTTTTATCCTCAAACAGAAGCGCATAAATGGTTAGACGGTCTCGGAAAAGCTGGTCTATAATACTAATTAAGTTTAGTATAAATATGTAAATTGAGGATTTAAAATGTCAAATCGCTTAAAGTTGTTTAGTAATATGTCTGGCATGCAGAAAAGAGTTTCTGATATTCAAGAAGCTAAAAAGTCTGCTGGAACACAGGGATATGAAATGTATAGAAGTTCTCATATTAAAACCTATGAAGACCTTCAAACAGAGTATAACAACAAGAAAAAAGCTATACAAGATAAAATTAGCGAATATGAGACTAATACAAAAATTCCAGACGCTGTAAGAAAAAATAAAATAAAGAAATTAGAATCTGAATTAGAAGCTCTTGTTTTCGAATATGAGGGCGGAACCGAAAAAAGTGGTTATTTTCAAGGTAAATTAGAAAAAGCTAAACGAAAAGCCTCTGGAGCGGAGAAACATACTCGCGGTAGAAAAGCCCAAGAAACTACAGAAATAATAAAAAATCTAAATAAGAGTACTAATCCTCTTGTTGTTCCAGTAAAAACTTCAGATGCTGGTCCTGGCCAACTTACCTTTACAGATATGCTTTCTATCGCAAGTAGAGATATTGATATAAGTGATGAAGGAAGTAAAGACCTGATTGCTTATAGAGACTCTGTAGATGGTATTAATAAACTAATAAACAACTGTTTAAAGATATTTTTACGAAAAACAAATAGAAGCAATCCAATTTTTTCAGATAAAACAGTCGAAAAACTTTTCGGCATTATTAGACCAGATGATATAACAGTTGGCAGAATTGAAACAAATCCTGACCTTATAAAGCTTGTTTGGTTATATTTAAACAGCGAAGATACCTTTAATTTAGCTAAACAAAGAGAGCCATTCATAGCAGCATTAACAAAGCAAGAGACCAAGAATAAAAAAAGTATTACCAATCCTATAGAAACAGCCACTTCTGTAGAAGATTTAATATCTTCAGATGCTGTTAGAACTGTTTTTTCTTACTTAAAACAATTCATAGAAAAAGATAGAAATGCTCCAGCTAATGCTAAAGAATACTTAAAACAAAGAGTAGAAACAATTATAAATACTCCAGATGCGATATATAATGGGTTTTCTACATCTACATCGGAAAATATAGCTGACACTATTTATTACAATTTTATATCAGCTTTCGGTTCTCCAGAAGACCAAGTTTTATTATTAAAGCGCAGCGGAGTTGTGGGAGAAAACGGATTAAAGGGCTTACAAACTTCTAAATTCTTATCCAAAGAAGCTCTTGATGCCTTAAATCTAAAAATAAAACAACTAACAAACGAAAAAGAAGAGTTTAAACCACTACCCTCTGCCGGAAGACAAGTAGAGTGGGGAATTGGTGCCAGAAACGTAAATAAAACCTATGAAAAGTATCGTGGTGGAAAGATGCTTTCTGCTTTAGGGGGTAAATTTTTACGTCCTGTCAATTTAACAGATTTAGAAAAAGAAGAAGTTGATGCTATTGTTGGTCAAGTTTTTGAAGATATCTCTTCTTCAATACAAGAAAAGAAACCAGAATTAGAACAAAAAATAAAAAATTTAGAAGAAAAAGTAAGAACTCTTTCTACACCATCAGCTGATATGATTTCAGAACGAGCTAATGAAATTCTTCAACACGAATTTGATAATTCTGGTTTATCGCATACAGAAGCTACAGAGAAGTGGCGCAATATATTAAAAGCTACTACAGATGAAGATAAAGCTGAATTAAGCCGATTAAATCAAGAAGTCAGCAAAGAACTTGTGTTTGAACTATCATTAGCGAAATCTGCTTTATCTTCAGCTAAAGAAGAGTTAGCAAGTTATGTATCAGGGTCTAAAAAAGATATAAAAGATTTATTTTTAAATCAAACTTCAGATAGTGAATTTTTATCTAAACTAAAAGATATTTTTATAAGCAGGCTTTCTTTTATCTCAAGTGATATTAAAGTTCAAATAGATAAATTAGAAAAGCAATCTGAAAAATTAAAATCTTTACCAACAGCTGAACGTAATAAAGAAGGTGAATTTAAAACAAACAAATTTGATGAAGAAGCAAAGTTGCTGAAAAATGTATTAAAATCAGCAGAAGAGAGTGTTTTTGCTATACTTGAAACTTTTAATTCTTTACAAACAGAAGATTTAGAACATTTAAAAATGTTATTTGTGGCATCTAATGTTCCAGAGCAGGAAGAAAAACCAACACCTAATTTACGACCCTTAAAACTAATAATTAACCCTTTATTAGAAGCCTTAAAAAAGTATGAAAATCAAGCTCCTGGTACTGTAGAAAAAGATTTAACAGAGATTAATTTAGAAAAGAAAATAAAGAAAATCAGAGAAGCTATAGAACAAGTTAATAAAGATTTATTAACATCAGAAGAAGATAGTGATGAAGTTTTACAAAATGAGCTTAAAGGACTTACAGCAAGGTTTAACGAAGCCCAAAAAGAGCTAAATGACTATAGAGAAGAGCTTAATAAAATGGGAGTTGTTGTTAAAACTGCTGGAAACAAGCGATTAGCTAACGTTCTTTCTGTTAGGCTTCAAAAATTATCTGACAGCATGGACCCTATTGCCTTAAAAAGTGTTTTAGACAAAGTTCCAACAGATGTTTTTAAGTATTTAGACAAGTCTTTATACGATAAGACAATAAATGCGTTGAATTCTATTTTAGATACCCAACAAGTAGAGAAAAGTGTTGAATGGAAATCTCGCGTAAGAAGTGCTTTATCAACTCTTTCACATTACGCAAACTCCGCACAGTTTAAAGAAGATGAAACCAGAAAAAAGGCTATGTCGCTCATAGCCGCACCCTTTGTTTCTGAATTAGAAGATATATCTAATTATTCAGAACCAGAGCTTGCTGAAGGTGAAGATTATAACGACGAAAAGGTTCAAAAAGACCGTATAGATGCTTTAAAGAAGCATATACAAAAACTTACTTTGACTAATAAACCAGCAGCCTCCGCTAAAAAATTATTACGCAAAAAAGAAAAATTAGCAAAAAAGGCATTAAGTCATCTCTCTATTCAACCTGGGTCCGCTCTTGTTGGAGAAGCCATAACTGTTCAAGAAGAAGCTTTATCAGATATTTTCTTAAACAATGCTAAAAATTTAGATAAAAATGCGAAAGTATTTTATACTAACATATTAAATTTTGTAAAAGAAACTAATATGTCAGAACAACTAACAAGTAAAAATAATCTATTTTCAAGCGAAAACCAAGAATTTTTAGATGGTATTGTTAGATTATTAATCCAATATAAACAAAAACTTTCTACTGATATTTCCGCATCTGAATTAGAGAACAATTTATTTTTAGATAATCTAATAAATAAAGATAAAATTTCTTTAGAGAAGGGAACACCAGGAGAGCAAAAAAAAGCTCTTGCTGATGAGGAGCAACAAAGACTTGAAGCAGAAAAGGAAGCTTCATTAACTCCAGAAGAAAAAGAAGCTTTACATGTTGATAGGATTTCTAAAAACCAAATAGCTGACATAGCAGGTAATGAAGTAATATCTGGTATATTAAATAGTGATGGTTTTAAAATGTTTGTATCAAATCTGAATAAAGCTATAGAAGATAAAACTATTTGGTATGAAAAGAAAATTATTAATGCCCCAATAGTAGCTGGGTTAGGGTTAAGAAGTGCTACATTATTAAATATAATGGCAGGTATCAAAAACTTTACCTCAATAGAAGCGTTTGATTTGTCTTTAAACAGAAAAAACAAAAACATACTTTCTGGGCTATTAGATATTGCTAATTATCCTAAACTATTTACAAGCCACACTTCTACAAGTTTAATGATGAAGTTATTTTTCTTAATGAGGTTAAAGACAGCAGTAGAAAAAGCTGATGTAATTAACAGTTTTTCTGGTGATTTTATTTCTGTTAAAGTTAAAGTAGACCAAGAAGATACAACACCAACTATAGAAAGTATTATAGCTAATGTAAAAAATCTAAATACTATTTTTGAACAGTCTGTTCTATCAGAGCTTAAAACTGATTTTAGTCCCGGTGGAACTTTAGATTCGCAAATAGATGATACTTTTGATTTATTATGGGAAGTAATAGAAGCTTCTGGTGGAAATCTTTACTCTATAAATCAATCTACCGGTTCTATAGAAGAAATACCAGTTTCTAAAGAGTCGTTAGAGAATACTGTAAATGAAGAGGGAAAAAACTGCGTTGCTATATTCTCTTCTGGTTTAATTAAAAAAGACCCAGCTCTTGAAAATATGCTACTTTTGTTCGACAGGTCAAGAGAAAATGATTTAATACTACAACTCAAGAATGCTATATCAATTGTTAAAACTGGTATTAACTTTTGGGTTGGTTATGAGGCTTTGAAAGCTATAAGTGAAGAACAATTATATAACAAAGAAACGAAAGAATTCGATTCTGTAGAATTTAATCGTAGATTAAAAGAATTCAAGGGTAATGGTAAATATGTTGCCTTTGTTAATCCATTTAAAACAGAACAAGATGTTTTAGAAACAACCGATGAAACGGGAAAAACATCGCAGATAAAATTAGGAACTTTTACTACCTCTAAAACTGAAGAAGGTACAAAAGGAGCAGTTAATAATTTAAATGATAATTTCTTATCTGCTTTTACAAGCGAGTTTATTTGGGAAACTATCAAAAAGCCACTAAAAGAAATTGAGAAGCAGGAATTAGAAAAAACAAACACAGATGCTTTAATAGCTGCCGATAAAGATGAAGTTTCTAAAAACGAAACACAAAAAGGTAAAAACCAAGTTTTAGAAACCAAGTTTCCAGTCTTCTTTGGCGGTATTTTCAAGAAGCTTGCTGGAAGTTCTTCAGAGAGTATTTTAGATTTATATACACCAGAAGCAGAGAAAAAAGTAAAACGAAAGCTTGCCAGCGACTTAAAGAAAGCTGAAAAGCTGTTAAATACAGGTGAGAACGTTTCTTTCTCCCCGATAAACATAGTTCCACATAAAAACGAAAATGGCGAAGAAAGTTTAGGATTAGTAGTAGATATAAAAAAGGGTAATGGATATTTAAACGTTGTTGGAAGTACTAATAAAGTCGATAGTCTTGGCTTCGGACAAGCGTTAACTACTTTCTCAAACAGTTTAGAAAAAGTTGCTACAATTTTAAGTAGGGTATATTCAACCTTACCAGAAACTGTAAAAGAGATAAATGAATATTCTAAATCAATTAAAGATTCTGTCCCTCCAGCAACAGAAGCTGTAAGAGCTATTTTAGACAGCGCACATTCAGAAGAAGCTCAAGCATTAGCTTTAGGTAATCTTTCTAAATTACCAGCCATTAAAGCTCCTACAGAGGGTGTAGAAGAATTAACAGAGCCTACAAAAGCTTATAACGCTGCTTTAAAAGCATTTAGAGATAAAAATAGCCCTTATTATAAAATATATGAATTCGCTGAACTTGCTGCTAATGATATAGACTATAAAAATATAACTATGTCAGATATTATAGAAGCTTTAAACTCTATATTAAAAGACCCATCAAAACTTACAGGAGTCTCTTTCCCACAAAACTTTGATGAACGTTCCGATTCTCAACTAAACAGTGGAGAACTATTAACAAAAGAACAGATAGAAAAATATAGTTCTTTATTCTTTACAAGACTTTTTGGTAAAGAAAACGAAAAAGAAAAGAAATCACAAGAACAAGCTTCTTTTGAAACTATTATAAATATCTTAAATACTATTAAAAAGTCTCTTGGTGAACTAAAAAAGGACGAAACTTTAGATTCTCGCCAAAAAGAACTTACTAAAAAAATAGAAGATTTAAAAACGCAAAGAACGCAAAAAGAAGAAAACATTGCTACAACAAAAGAAAAAATAAGTGTTATTTTAACAAAACTCAATAGTAATACAAACGAACCTATAGAAACTCCTCGTATTGCTCCTACCAATCAAGCAACTGTTGGTACTCTTCCTCCAGAAGAAGTATCTAAAAATATAGGGCAAGAGTTTACTAACGTTCAGGGTCCTATGCCCAACGTATTAAAAACGAGTGTACAACAGCCAGAACAAAAACCAGAAAAGGAACAAGTTTTTCCAGATCCTTCTTGGAATTGGCTGACAGACCCCAATAAAAAGAAATTAAAAGAAAATAATGAAATAGACTTAAATCAGGAATTACAAAAAAATAAACAAAATATATTTAATAGAGAACAAGATATATTAGATATAGATAATCAAATAGTAGAAATAGAAAAACTCATAGCTGCTCATACAGAAAAGAAGACAAATGTTGCTATGGTTGTCTATTTAGCTTCTTTATATGAAAAAGCAATAGCTGCCTTTAATGAAGTTAATGAAAAAATTAAAAAAACAAGTATAGAAAAAATTAAAGCCTCTATTTATGAATTTGAATTCAAACCTATTAAACAAGGTGTTTCAGCTGTTATAGCTTTCATAAAGCAATTAAAGACCAGTTCTGGTTCTGATTTAGCAGACGATATATTAAATAAGTTCGAATCTTTTGAAACTAACTACATTAAAACTTTTAAAATTCAAAAAACTGAACTGAAAGAATCCGTTTCTATTAAAGCTGTAAATGCCTTTAAAAAGCTGTTAGAGGCTGCTGAAGAACAAGAACCCATAGAAGAACCTTCAGTTGAAGAATTAGGAAAACCAATTTTTGATAAATCTACATTAACAGAGTCTGACTACCTTCTAAAAATGGCTAAATACTTGAAAGAAAAAGAATATGTAAATACAGTAGAGGATTGGAAAATTGTAGGCAAGCCTGGAGAAGTTTATGATGGTGTTCAAACAGCTGTACAAATGGCTTGTATGCTCCATTTCATAGGCGAGACAAAAGGCAGTGTTTATAGTAGTGCTTTTAAAGACTTAAAAACAAGTTTAAATAGTAAATTATGTTTTGGTTTTACTGTAGCTCCTATAATAGATGATAAAACAAGAGAACCTTTATATGTACAATTAACTAAATTAGATATAGTAAGTAAAGTTGCCAGCAATGACGAAATGACAATAGTTAGTATATTACATCCAGAACTATTACAAGAGTAAAATGAGTAAAACACCATTAGCAGACAAAATTCATAATTTTCTAATTGTATTAGAAAAACTATCTTTGGATAAAACCCTTGATACTGGGTTAGATACATCAAACGCTACAAAAAATTGGACGCAATCTGGACAAGATTTTGATAAGTTTTTTGGTTTAGATGCCTTTAATAAAACTTATGGTGGCGATGCTAACAAAATAAATATGTCTGTTTATAACTCACCAGAAGCTAAAAATTTTAGTAATAAACTTGGTGCTCTTTTGTTTGGCGAGCAATTAAGGAAGCATAATGTCTCTCCTGTATGGGTTAAACAATGTCAAGCGGCTTCAGAAAACATAAACCCTTATATATGGAGAACTCAAGAGGAGTCTCCAAGATTATTAAATGAAGCTACCGTTCAAATGAGCTTACACAACAAAGATTTTTATAGGCTTGATAAAATTTCTGGAACATTATTTACAAGAAATCCAAAGTTTCCAGATAATTATTATTTTGCCGTTGCTAACCCATTTAAATTAGGTTCCTTACTATATAGCCAACTTGGACAACCACCAAGACCTGGAATAGAAGCTTCAGCGGCAATTCAAAATTATTTAGGAGCTTTTTATAAGATTTGTATGGAAGAAGCTATAAATAATGTAAGTTCTTTTACTAAAAACGAAGATAACCTTGCCGCTCTCGGAATGTTAAAGTCTTTAGATTTGGGCCAATTGCCTGTAATAATTTATAATTCTCTTATTTTAGGTATTACTGACGCAGCTAACACTAATATACGTAAAAAAACAGAAAGAGAAGTAGCGAAAGGGTATGAAAGATTTGGTGCGGTTTCGTTACAACCAACAGAAGCAGCTTTAATGGCTTTAAGTTCTCTAATAAATGCTTCTTTTTTAAACTCAGAAGCGGAACCAGCAATTTTACCAGAAACTATAAAACAAGGAATGATTACAGCTCTTGCTTCTGTACAAAACGCCCCACCCGTATATGACCCTGAATTTATTAAAGCGCTTAAAGAAGCTTTAGAGCATAAAAAAATTAATATACCAAAAACATTATCTTCAACAGCTACAGTTATTTATTTCATGGCTTCACAGATTGTTAACCAAATAACAAAACTTATTTCAGCTACTGTCCAAAGAGATATAGAACCAGATTTATATTTTGGTCAACTTGGCTATGGAAAACCTGGAGAAAGAAGCAAGCAATTAGAAAGTTTAGCTGGAGCCTCTCTTTTAACAGACTCTCTTGTTATAGGAGTAATCAGAGCTACAGTTAATCCAACAAACTCTCCAGGAGAAAACATAGTATTCGCTATTGAACCCTGTATAATAACAGAAAAGAAAGGTAAAAGAGAGCTTGCTCCTTTAAAACCAGTAGGAATACCGAGTTTGGTACATAATTTTATAGCTAACGATATAGAAAAAAACAGCATTGTTAAAAAAGAAGATTATATACAGCGTTTTCACCAAATTAACTATTCTACAGCTATTCAAAATGCTATCTATGGAGAACCTTATTGGCAAGCTGTTTTAAGAACCTGTTTAAATGATTTTAAAATAACAGAAAATATGAGCGGCTCTGGAACGTTTAATGAGGGTGTTTTATTTGTAATTCTACCAAGATTATTTTTTGACAAGGCAGCTAATAATCAAGAAATATATATTCCAAAAGTAAAACTTTCTGGTAGAATAAAAGTATCTTTTGTAGATAATAATAACAATGATACAGATATAGAAGACCCAGAACCAATTTCAAAAGCTGTTCAAATTATGGTTGGTAGAGTACAAGAAACTTCTAATAGCGGAAGTAGATTTTTAAGACTATCAGACGAACAGATAGAAAAAAGAACTTTAAAACTTATATCACAATACCCATTACAATCATTATCAGAACTACGAGAAGAACTCTTACAAAAGTTATACCAATTAGAAAACTCATATCAAACTAATCTTGATGATATTTTAGATGATGAGAATATAGGTGAAATAAAAATACTAATAAGCAATATAGTTAATGGTTTCTGGTCTATGGATGGCGGAAAAACCTTTGCTGGCTTTAATCCCTGGGCAGAAAAAGATAGCGGAAAAATTAACGTAACGTACAGATTAGGTTCGTGGAATACATCAAAAGCACAACAAACTGCTTATGTAGCAAAAGAACTTTCAAATCTTTTAAATAAAGATAATAACCCATAACATGCTAACACAAACTACTCCAGCCACAACACCAACACAGCCTGTTCAACCACAACAAGCTCCGGGGCAACTACCGCAACCACAAACACCACCTGTACAGCCTATTAAACAGCCACAACAAGTAGAGCAGCCTAAACAAGAAGCTCCAGAAGTTCAACCAGTAGTAGCAGAAAATATGGTTGATCTACACTTTGGTATGCTTTTATATATTGCGAGTGCGTTTGCTTATGCTTCAATGTTTAATAAAACGGCTGAAAACATTAAATCAGCACCAGACGGTCACGGCGTATTCATGTTAGAACACGATGTAAATATACCAGAGCAAGTTAAAACAGACATAGTTAAAGAAGTTGAAACAGTTAAGGCTGCTAAAGCTGGTATTGATTACAATAATAATAACCTGTTAGCTATACTAAAAGATAATCCAGAGTTATTAAAAGAAAATCCAACCCTATTAAAAGAAGTTGGCTTAAACGATGAGACAGAAGAACCTGAACAGCCTTAAGTTCTGGTTCCATCGAAAATATCCGATATACTACATGAGCCCTTCCCGAAGGTTCATGGGAGACATATGATTTTAGCCAGCAATACTATTTTAGATAAAATGGGATTAATTAAAAATACTCTTACAGAGTATCTTTCCCCAGAAAATAAACTTTTGTATTTAAATATATTATATTTTTTATCTATTAAAACTGGAATAGTTCATTTTAATACAGACCAAGATTTTAAAAGTTTTTCTAAACTTCTTGATTATTGTAATCAAGCAAATATCTTAATAGAAAAATATATAGTATGCTTTTTTAAATACTGTGATAAGTATTTAGTTGGTGGACATAAAGTTAAATTATCTTATTTATTAAACGAAAAGGTAATTTCGTATTGTGGAAATAACATTAAAAATGCTTTAATAGATTATACATTATTAGAAACTATAAAAAATGATATCCTTTATACTGAAAAATCTATAAGAACTTATGCTTTTGAACACGAAATAACTTATAATAAAAGCTTACTTATAGCTTATACCGCAGGGTCTTTATCAGAAACTTTTCTTTTATATAAATACTATATGAGAGATGAAGCATTTTATGGTGTAGAACTTGGTCAAAACAAAAAGATTTTATTAACTTGTTTAGAACCTTTTTTTCTATACATAACTTCAAGAAATGGTGTTTTTACAAAAGATTTAATTTCTCAATGGAATAATTCTAAATTAGAAGATTTTAATTTTTGTTCTATTTTCTTTAAAGACAGATATCTAACAAGAGATATAGACTTTCCAAGTCTTATGTCAAATGAAGCAAGTACAGCAGGAACATGTGTTCATAATGCTTTTGAAGAACTTATATCTAAATATAATAAATCTAAAATAAAAGATTTAGACAAATCGTATAAAAGATTTTTACAATCTAAAACTTTCTTAAACCTACAAAAAGAATACCCAGAACACGTTCCAGGATTTAAAGAGTTTTTTACACAAACTTTACCAAAGCTTATAAATAAAAATACTGTAATATATACAGAAAAATTAATGAAAATGGAATATGGTGAATATACTTTATATGGAACAGCCGATTTAATACTTGTAAATGGTAATGAAGCAATACTTTTAGATTATAAAACATCAAAAATTGACGATGCTTATTGGCTTACTAAAAACAATGAGAAGTATACAAAACAATTATCATTATATGCCAAGTTTATAAAAAACACTATACCAGGAGTTTCTGAAGTAAACGATGCCTATATTATTTATACAAGAGGTTTAGTACATAAAATAGAAGAACTGTCTGATAACATTTTAGATGACGTTTTAAGCAAGATATTAAAAATTAAACAACACATAAAAATGAAAAGCTTTCCAGCTAACACTAAAAATTGCTTTCTTTGTAGACACCCGTTTTGCGAGTTTAGAAGTAAACCATCAATCTGGGATAGCGAAGGTAAGAGAATAATCAAGTAATTAACTTTGTAGACTATATTTTAGGTGATAACAAATGTCCTTATACACACCACCCTCTCTAATTAGGAAACTAATTCTTGAAGCAGAAGATTTAACCCTTAATCCAGATACAAACGCTCAAAAAACAGAGCAGTTTACAGATGCTGCCTCCCCAACAGATGTTATGTCTGATATGTCTGCTGCCCAGCCAGCAGAAGCTGTTCCTGGATTACAAGGCTCGGCATTAACTATGCCAAATGTAGCGCAACCTGCTACTACTGTTAGTAAAACAGTTATTAATAGAGATATAATTTTATCCCAACTTGCTGAATTAAAGAGTGTTATTACTAATTACGAAAAGAAGTTTGATGGTGATGATTTAACACCAGAAGACGCAAATGTTTATATTAGTTCTTTATTAAGCACTCTTGTATTCCACGCAGAAAGATTTAATACTTTTATGGAAACGGAAGGTGCTAAATCCGCACCAGCTGAACCAGCCGTTCCTACAGAAGCTCCTTTACCGGCCTCTGAAGCTGCTCCAGAAGCTTTAAATGAGCCATTACCAGAACCGCCAGCAGCCGCTCCTGTCGGAGAAGCTCCATTAGAAAACATCGAAACACCACAGGTATAATAAATGGCATCAATTTTGACGAAGTTTGGAATAGGCGATACCGCATATACCTTTGATTACCAAACAGGTAAAATTACAAGGTTTATTATAAAAGCTATTTCTATTAATACAAGTACTTTTAATACAGAGATTTTTTATGAAGTAACTTTAAGTTCTAATACTACTTATCAATCTGCTGTTATTAGTAAAAATGTTCAAAATGCTGCTGAACAAGATTTATATACGGAAGACGAAGTAAAAGATTTAGCTAATTCTTGGTTAATAGATAAATCCGTTAGTATATTTACGAATGCTGGATTATAATTATGGCTTCACAAACAATAACTACTAAATACAATTTAGGTGATATAGTTTATTATGTTATACATCCTACAGCAGATATTGTTCAATGTACAGTTTTATATGTAAGAATTATACCAACACCAAACGGACCTGATATAACATATAGATTACAAATAATATATCCAACAAACTACCAAAAAGTTATAGATTACGTTCAAGAGAGTGAATTAGATACATTTGCTAACTCTCAAACGTCTTTATTAGCTTGGTTAGCAAGTCAAACAGCAAAAGTTACTGCGCTTACAGAACCAAGTATACCAAGCGGATTTCCTATAGATGGTGCTACAGGACCAACAGGAGCTACTGGTATTACAGGACAAACTGGTAATACTGGTGCCACAGGTATAGGTGGTAATATTGGCAATACAGGATATACAGGATATACAGGCGGTCCCGGACAAGGCGGATGGCCTGGATATTTTGGAACAAATGGTGGTCGTAAAGGACCAACGGGTCCAACAGGAAATACTGGAGCAACTGGAGCTACAGGACCAACAGGAGTGACAGGTGGTTAATAAAATAAAAAGTTTGTTTGAAGAAGCTCAAGATATTATGTCGCAACAAGTAGCACCACAACAGCCAAGCGGCCAACCTCCTACAGCACCTCAAGAAGGCAGTGGGTTTAAAAGTCCTTATACTATTTCAAATCAAGAAGCTCTTTCAAAAGAACTCTCTAATATAAATAAAAATACAGAGTTAATATCAGATAAGATAATCGAAACTTATAAAAAGAATGAGTTTAGCTTAAAAATAGGTATGGCATCAGAACCAAATTTTGATAGGTTTGTAGTCTTATTACAAAGTACTTTTTCTTTAAATGATATTTTAACAGATGCTCCAGAGATACAAAAAAAGTTAGCCGAGCTTGTTAGTTTAGCATATTCTTATGCTTTTAGAGAGTCGGATAAGAGGTTTAGAGTTTATTCTAATAGTGATACAGCTCAACAGGTAACATCCGCTATATTTTCTAACTTAATCTCTTCCTTAAAAATGACATTTCTAACTTATGACACAGAGTTTTCTGGCCTTTTAAAGAAAGCAATATTCTCTGTAGTTCATTATACAAAACAGAAGAAACAATAAAAAATATCTTCTATTATTAATAAAAAATCCGATATACTTTTTGGAGAATAATTTATTATGGAACCAGTTAAAACAACTATAGACTTTACTGATGACGAGCTAAAGCTATTAAATGACGTTTTTAGAGGAACAAAGGTAACGTATAGCAACGAAGAAATGTTATTAATTGCTATGGGTAAGGCAAAGAGCCCTATGTTAGACTTAACTCATCGTATTGCCTCTATTTTCGAACAACGTGTGAAACAGTCTCAAGAAGCCACTGTTCAAAAGCCTGTTGAATAAAATCAGAATTAAGCTATTATCAGGAGATAAATAAATGTCTGAATCAAGAAAGGTGCCGCAAGGCCCACAACGTCCAAAGGATATCCACTCTGGTAGTCCTTCTCAAAGTAAGGAAAGATCAGTACCAACCGGTCCATGCAGACCAACTCCTCCAGCTACGCCAGCCCAGGCTGCTAAAACCTCTGCTAAAGGGGATAAGGCTGCTGCCAAGATTCCTTCTCCTACGACAATTAAGCCAGTAGGCAAGTAATTTAAAATAAGTAAAAAATTACGATTTATAGCCCAGACAAAATCTGGGCTATTTGTTTGTCCAAAAAGCTGTTTCGCCTTGCCCAGCCTGATTCCGATATATATTTACGCGAAAGGTTTGCCTGAATTAAGTGTTAGAAATTGTAAAACACAGAACGGGCTAAAAACGCACTTTTATGCTAAATACAATAGAATTAGAATTAAAAGAAAAATCGTTGAGAACCTTGTGTCAAACAAACAAGTTTTTTGCTAAAGGTGTGTTAAAAACCTTATGTTCTACAGATTTTTGTCTTTTTAGACCAGAGAAAGCTAATAATTATTCAAGGATTGGATTTTTATTTCCATTAGATACTAACGAAGAGTTTTTAGAGTGTATTTTAGATTGCGTTGAGACTTTAGGCGAAGAACCAGCAACACTTTTAGTTTTTAATGAAGTAGAAAAGACCACCGGGTATTCTTTGCTTATTAAAAATACTCTAATAATAGAACAACTATTATTTTCTTCTATTTTAGACTCTGCTTGGGGAAAAGCTGGGTCTGTGTTTGTAGATTTTAATAAAGACAAAAAAGAAAATAAAAGATTTACTACAATCAATAGCTTTTTATTTAAAAGACATCCATTTGAGGCTGTCGAAAAATATAATTATTTACTTTTATAAGGAATACTATGTCATTATCTGAACAAGCACTTTTATTTTTAACTTCAATAGGTTCTACAGAAGAATCCGCAACAGCAAGCCAACTATCCGATGCTATAGCGTATTCTAAATGTTATGACTGGTATATTAAAGAACAAAAAGTTTTACCGGATAACGCAGCTTTAGCTTCTAAAGTTTGGGTTCAAAAGTATTGTTTACATTCAAGTGATGGTATAGCATTAGAAGAAACACCAGAAAATATGTGGGATCGTATTGCCGAAGTATTAGCAGAAGTAGAAGTTCAAACAGCCAAGGAAGGTACTAAAACACAAGAAGAATGGAAGAAGACTTTTAAAAATGGTCTAACAAACTTTGCCTATTCTCCACAAGGGTCTGGACTATATTCACTTGGAAATCCTTATGTTAGAGCATCAAGCAGTAATTGTTTCGTGCTACCTCCACCGGAAGATAGCTTGGATGGTATCTTTGAAACAGCTAAAAATACAGCAAAAATTTATGCCGCCAGGGGTGGTGTTGGATTTTCTCTATCAAAGTTGCGCCCCAAAAAAGCTAAAACAGCTAATGCCGCAAAAACTTCTACCGGTGCTGTTTCTTTCATGGATTTTTATTCTCATATCACCGGGATGATTGGACAAGAGGGAAGGCGTGGGGCAGAGATGCTTTCAATCAATGTAAACCACCCAGATATTTTTAATTTTATAAAAGAAAAGAGAGATGAAGATAAGCAACCGTTCTTTAATGAACTTTTTGAAGCTGGTATTGATATTAATGACTATCGTTATTCCGCGATTGCTGATAGACTAAAATCTACTTCTCACGCTAATGTGTCTGTAATGATTAATGACCATTTCATGGAGTGTGTTAAAAACAACCTTGAATATGAATTGAGATTTGATTTTGAAAATAATTTATACCCAGCTATAACAAAGACTGTAAAAGCTACGGATATTTGGGATAACCTAATGAAATCTGCTTGGGAAAGCGCAGAACCGGGTATTCTTAACTGGGACCACATTATTCGTGAATGCCCTGCTGACCAATATAGTGAAGAAAAAGAGTATAGGTGGTTAGACCCAATTGATAACACAAACAAACTATCAAAGTATTCCTTCCGTACAGTTGGTGTAAACCCTTGTGCCGAAGAAACTTTAAGTGCTTACGATAGTTGTAATCTTGGCATTTTCAACCTTCCTATCTTTGTGAAAAATCCATATACTAAAACGGCAACTTTTGATTGGGAAAAGTATAGTGAAGTAATTAAATTGGGTGTTCGCGCTCAAGATAACATCAAAGAATGGGATATTCCTCGTCTACCCCTTGAAGGCAATCGCATGGCTGGTGTTCTGGGCCGCAGAATTTCTGTAGGTAATACTGGCCTTGCTGATTGTTTAGCTGCTTTAGGTCTTCGTTACGATTCTGACGAAGGGATTGCAATGGCAGAAAAGATTTATGATGTGATGGCAAATGTTGCTTATAAAGCTTCAGCTATGTTAGCATCAGAAAAAGGAGCCTTTCCAGCGTTTAATCTTGAAAAGACATTATCAAGTCCATTCATTCAAAGACTACATCCTGAAACTCTTAATCTTATTAAGAAGCACGGTCTTCGTAATATCGGATTACTAACACAAGCACCTGCTGGGTCTATGAGTATTTTGTTTAGAAACTGTTCTTCTGGTATAGAACCAGTATTCATGCTTAATTATACACGAAACGTCAAAAAGCAGGGGTCAAAAGACTTTGAACAGCATATAATCAACCATCAAGCAGTAGAAGATTGCTTCCAAGCCGGTGGAGATCCAGCTGTATTCATTCCAGCAGCGTCTATTAATTGGGCTAAACGCATTGAATTACAATCAAGAATACAAAAACATATTGACCACAGCATTTCAAGCACTATTAATCTGCCTAATTCTATCACAGTAGAAGAAGTAAGTAAGATTTATATGGACGCATACGATGCTGGACTTAAAGGTATTACTGTTTATAGAGACGGTTGTAGAACCGGAGTTCTCATTTCCTCCGAGAAAAAAACAACAACTTATAGACCTGGACAACGAATGGAGCGTCCTAAAACCACTAATGTAGATATCCATAAAACAAAATATAAAGAAAAGAACTACATGATATTAGTAGGTAAGGTAGAAAGTGGGCAACCAATTGAGATTTTTGGCGGGTTAGAAGAAGGTTTAAGTCTACCAATTACTTATAAGTCGGCGTCTCTTACAAAGAAATCAAGAGGTCATTATAGTTTAACAGTGCAATTGTCTGATGACGAAGAAGATATTATGAAAGTTAATAATATCGGTAATCGGTTTCCAGCACAAGATATTATGACACTAACCAGAATGATTAGTTTATCTCTTCGTAATGGTATTAGTGTTAGTGATATTGTAGAACAGTTAAATAAAGCAACTACTGCTCTTTATGACGCTCCTGCTGTATTTGCCAGAGTATTAAAACAGTATATTTCAGATGAAGATTTTATTAATAAAGAAAAAGCAAAAGGTAAAGTTTGTCCAGACTGCGGAGAACCTCTTGAATACAAAAGAGAATCTGGCTGTTTAGTAGAACTTTGCTCTTCTTGCTCTTACTCCAATAGCAAATGTGGATAAGATATGTTAATAAAGTTATGTCCAAAATGCAAAAGAGAAAAAGAAATAGCTTTATTTTCTAAAAACAAACATACAAAAACTGGTTTAAGCACTTGGTGTAAAGAATGTAGTGCAGCTGAAACTGGATCTTGGCGAAATGTTGACGGTAATAAAGAAAGATTAGCACAATGGAGAAAAGACAATATAGAAAAGTGTACAGCCCATGCGAGAAAAAGTAATTTAAAGATTAAATTTAAAATGTCTATAGAAGACTATAATGCTTTATTAGATAGCCAGAATGGTAAATGTTCTTTGTGTAATAAAACACCCGAAGAAAATGGAAAAGCTTTAAGCGTTGACCATAATCATAAAACTGGTAAAGTTCGTGGATTACTGTGTGATAACTGTAATAAAGGTATAGGATTTTTAAAAGAAAATACCGAGATTTTACAAAAGGCTATTAAATATATAGAAAAGGACAAGTAATATGACTATTAAATGGCGCGATATTTAGTAAAAAGCCCTCTTATTTTGAGGGCTTTTTCTTGGATTTTCCAGCATAAGACATAGCAATTGCTATAGCTTGTTCTTTTGGTTTTCCGGCATGTATTTCTGTTCTAATGTTTTTAGCAATACCTGCTTTTGTTTTAGCTGCTCTTCCTTTTACGGCTGGCATACATACTCCTATTTCTTTTTATCTACAAGAACCGGAAAACCGTTTAAAGTTCCAACAGTTCTAAATTGAGAGTGTTTATTAGTAGATTTTGGCGTATTCACAACTGCTTTAACTTGTTGTAAATCTTGTTCATGTGCTTGTGATGTAGCTGCTAATCTCAACTGAACAGTTCGTAATTCATCTACTTCTTTTGTCATTTGTGCGAGTTGAGCACCTTGAGTTTTAATATCAGCTTTCATGCTCATCACAAAAACGACACCGGTAATTAAACCACCTACTATTGATATAAGCGTAGGAAGATTTAGTGATGTATCAAAGCTGATAGAAGCCATTTACTTGCCTTTGACCTTCTTTAACTTTGGATTTTTAGCCTTTGCTTCTGGAGAAGCATTCCGAGAAGCAGAAGCTAAAATCTTACCAGCAGATTCTTTAGATACATGTTCTTTTTTAGATATTTTATTTTGAACGCTTTTAAAACTCATATTAACCTCTATTCTTCATAGCTTGTATGTAAATATATTTTCTCACATCTTCTGGGAAAGCTTTTAATACATCTACCATAACATCCCAACACTCTGTTGGATGTATTTGAGTATCTATAATTCTATTTAATATAATTTTTATTTCATTTACAGCAGGTGTTTTTCTATCTGCTTCAACAGCACGTTCTTTACCTGACTGTTTCCAATTAGTATCAAGAAGGCTTTCTTCTATTTCAAAGATATCTAAAGGGTTATTTTGGTCCATAAAAATTAGCCTGTATTTTAGAAGTAATTGTGGGAGCAAGAGCATCAGCTAATTGTGTTATATTTCCACCAAAAGGTTGTAATAAACTATCTATATTTGTTCCACGTTTCTTTTCTGCCTCTAACCAACCCTTAATATGAGCACATAACATATGAAACCAAGGTTTTAATTCTGGTTTATGTATTGTTTCTACCACATCACCTTTATTTTTAGCTACAAAATCTCCCAAACTCCAAGAACTGGATGGAATTCTTATATTCGGCAATTGTGTGGCTATATAATCAGTTAAAGCTGCTTTAATTTTATTTGCGGTTTCGATTGAATTTGTTTGTACAACATTATTGTTATTACCAAATCTACTATTAAATTTAGTAAAAAAGTCAGCGGGTTTACTTTCTATATTATGTTCTTTAGCTGTATTTGAAGGACCCCAATTAAAAGCACCTTCAAAAATAAAATCTTCTAAAGCTTCTGGCTTTACAAACTCAACTGGTGGTAAGGTTTTAGACATTTGTGCCATCCTCTAATGGCATAGTAGGTTCTGCTTCTGGTAATGCTGGTTCAGAAGAAGGTTCTGCTTCTAAACCATGTTCTTCTCCGCTAACATCATTATCAATATCTTCTAAATGATGTTGGCATAAATCTAAAGCACTTGTTGCGTCATCTAAAGCTTCAGATTTAGTTTTATCCTTGTCTTCTGGATACAAAGGCTTTAATTTATCAGTAATTTCTTCTTTAAGGTCAGAAATCTTTCTTAACAGCTCTGAAATAATGTCTCTTGGTTCTTTTGACGTTTCTAAAGACTCTTCTGCTGGTGTTTCACCTAATTCTTCTTTAGAAGGCTCAATACCTTCTATACCCTCTTCTGGTAAAAATACTTCATTAGTATCATTATCACCAAATAACGAAGCGTGGTCAAAATTTTCTAAAAATAGGAAATCTAATGGGCTATTTTTATCCATGTTAATCACTCTGCTTTGCTGGTTTATCCCCACCTAATTCAGTTGGAACAATCCTCTTTTTAGCGTCAAGCTTCAGTTTTAAAGCTATTTCGGTTAAATATGTTCTTACTTCTAAAGGATTGTTTGGATCGCAGGATTGCTTATCAAACCAATCAATTACAGTTTGGTGCTCTTCTGGTGTTAAATGAGGTAAATCACCTTTAAACGTTTCAGGCTCTTCTATTACCTCAACAGTTTTTGTTTTAGGTACAGGAGGTAAATTAAGAGTTGTTCCTTCTGGTTTCTCGGCTTGTTGAGAAATCTCTGGCAACATCTTCTCTGGTACAGCTAAAATCGTTACTTCATTTTCAAAATCTAATGGAGAAGTCATTAACTCCTCGGCTTTACCAAACTCTTCGGTTAATGTTTTCCAGCCCATAATAAGTATTTCCTTTTAATATATCATCTATATTTAATTATATCACAAAGTCTTCGTTCAGATTTTTACAAAGCTGCTTTATAAATCTCTTCCACAAAAGTTCGTATTGCTTTAACCCAGGTATTTTAATATAAAAGCAATCATAATAGTAATAAAAACAATCACTTACTTCAGATAACTCTTTAAGAGTTCCTGTATTACTTAATTTAATAAACACTATTTTTTTGTCTTTATAAATAGTTAATAATTGCCTCGCAGAATCTTTAGCATAACAAGAAATTTCTTCAAACTTACTGAAATATGGCAAGTCTTCATAATACTGATTTAATGTGTTATATCTACTATCAAGTTTAAATAGGTGTTCTTTATTTTTAAATATACTTTCTCGTAATAAATCTTCTTCTAAATGAACCGATTTATATTGTTTTATATACTGTATACAATGTAATAACTCATGAGTGTATATATCAGATAGCATTAAACAAAATAATCGTATGTCTTTCTTATAAATAGCTCGTAAGTTTTTATTAAAGTTGATTAAAAAGTTTAATTCTGGTTCATCGTCAAAAAGAAAATCTGTTCCTCCCGAATTTCCATTAGGAGCAAAAGTAAAAAACTCAAAATCTATAGATACTTTATTTATTAACTCATACCCAAAAATAGAAGATAGCTTATCAGCAGCAAGTTGTAATAATACTTGTTCTACCTCTTTTTTAAACTTTTTAAAATTATTACTATATATCTTCTTATTGTTTAATAAATAACTATTAGCTGCTGAATAAAATATCCTAAACGATTCCCTATGCTCATAAGCAACTGATAATGTAGTCATATATTTAATTTCCCTAAATTAAGTTTATATGGCCAATCCAATAACTATTACACCAGCTACAATCGTTGCTAACAAAACAGCAAGTCCCAACTCATTTTTTTATTCCGGAATAAGCTTTCCACCAAGACGTTCTGGAACGCAAGGATTTTTTGCCACAGCAACAGACCAAGACTTAATATCAGAAAACATATACGTCTTATTAAATACAAGAAAAGGAGAGATGCCAATGTCTCCCGATTTTGGAACATCAATGGATGATAACTTATTTGATACAATAGATGTCTCTATGCAGGCTATTTTATGTCAACAAATACAAAATGATTTACAAAAATGGGAACCAAGAGTTGTTGTAAATTCAGTATCTGCCTATTCTTCAGAAAACACAAGACTCTTTAATGTTGAAATGACAGTGGTTTTAACTGGACAAAAATTCTCCACCCAAATTCCATTTAACACATAGAGCCAGAGCCTCGAACATTCGATATACTGTTTGAGGATATTTATGGCACGAATAGTTTTATGTACTGATTACCATTTGAGTTTTTCGAGTCAATTCGATAGATGTGGCATTAACGGTATTAGTGGGCGTTTACAAGAGATACTCGACTCTATTAAATGGGCCGCTGACCTTGGTAAACAAAAGAAATGCTCTCATTTTTTCGGCCTTGGTGATATTTTTGACAAAGCAGAGCGTTTACCGACAAAAGAAGGTATAGAAATACAAAACACCTTCAAATACATTAACGGGCTTTATAAGGGCAAATGCGGCCTCTTAACGGGCAATCACGATAAGGTTTCGGATACCGTAAGCATTCTTGATTTATTTCAAGACTCTATTAAAATTTATAATAAAACAGATTTTATGGATATTGATGATGCCAGAATATATATGATTCCATATATTCGTGAGCCAGAGGATTTTTATAAAGAAATAGAGCATATTAAAACAAATTTAGATTGTATAGGTAAAAAATATTTATTGGCTCATTTTTGGGATAATTCAATTATGAATGTAGACCCAGAAGCCATAGATTTGACTAAATTTAATGTTAGGTTTTTTAATAGGATTTTTTGTGGTCATTATCATGTTCCAACTAACGATTTAACTAATCTTGTTGTATATTTAGGAACACTCTTAAATAAAAGATTTAGTGAAACAGGCCCAAAAGGTTGTTGGATTTTAGATACAAATAAAGATAAAATAGAATTTGTGAAAAACCCACACTCTCCAGAGTTCTTTTCTGTTGAAGATGTTATTATAATTAACAATCCAGAAATAATAGAAAGAAATGCCTATTATAGAGTATATTGTAATGCTGACACAGTTATGGATATAAGTAGGCTCCTCAGTGCTTGTAAAGGATTTGAAATCTTACCAAAGAAAGAAGCTTCTTTGAGCCAAACTAATATCTCTATTGACACTGTTGACAAGAAAAATAATCAGACATTAAAAGAATATGTCTTAGCAAACTGTTCTATATTTTGCCCAAAAGACGTTGAAACCGAGGAGTTTAAGACAAGAGGCTCTGAACTACTCTCTGACCTATAAGGATTACAATGGGATATAAGTTAAAAAAATTAACACTTGAAAACTTTGTCGTGTTCGTAGATAGAACCGAAATAAACTTTTCCACTTCAGATATAAACCAAATAGATGCCGTTTTTAAAAACAATTCTACACAGTCAAACGGAGCTGGAAAATCTGTAATTATTTGCGCTATTTCTATGGCAATGTTTGGTAAAGGCTTGCGATTTAATTATTTATCCGATTATATTGCTCCAACTAATTTAAACGGCGGCATATATGTCGGCCTTGAATTAGAAGATGCTACTGGAAATATACTTAAAGTAGAGAGGTGGCGAAGACCTGGAAGCGATATAAATAAAGCTAAACTGTGGTTAAATGGAACCCATATAAGTAAAGACAGCACTGTATCAAAAGTAGATGAACTTATTAGTTCTTATGTTGGAGTATCCCATTCTAACTTTCTTTCTTGTGTATTTAGTGTAGAGCTTCGGGGATTTTTAAAATTAAGACCAGCAGAACGGTTTGAAATACTCGAAAATGCTTTAGCGGTCAAAAAAATGGATTCTATTATAAAGAAACTTAATAGTAATTTAAGGCTATCTGAAGATAAATTGGCTGATCTAAATAATGTTTTGACTAAAAAACAACAAGTATTTGGACACGAACTTGCTAAACAAGAGATTTTTTCTGCTAATAGCGATTCTGTTTTAGCATCTATTAAAAAGCAAGAAGGTGAACTAACAAGATTTTATTCAGAAGAAAGCAAACTACAAAAAAAGAAAGACGATTTAACTGAACTATTATCAGAAATTAAAGACAAATTAGATACTAAAACAGAATTATATCAAAATTGTCTACTTAAAATAAAAGCTTTTGATAACAACATAAATAAATTAAAATCAAAAGTCTCTACTGTAGCTATGGCATTAAAATCTAATACTTTAGGAGAATTAGAATGTTTAGTGTGCCAGTCTAAACTTGATATAGGTTCGGAACAATCTATTAAAAATCACTATGAGACAGAAATAAAACAAGTTCAAGATAATATAGCCCAACTACAGCCGCAAAAAAAATCATTAGAAGCCTCTCTTGAAAAACTAAAGAAAACAAAAGAAACTGTAGAAAAAAACATAAGCGGTATTAACGATGATTTGCGTATTTGTAATTCATCTGCTATTGCTTGCGAGAAAATGATTAAAATGTCTAAAGATAATTTAGAGGCAAGTAAATCAGAAGTTAATGAAATTTTAATTAAAACCCTGGGTAAAGAAATAACTGAACTGGAAGAACAAAAAAACAACTTAATAAAAGACAGTAAAATCATTACTGGGTGGAAACAAGCCATGAGTAAAAATGGTTTAAGATTAGCCTATATACGAGAAGAGGTTAGTACATTATCCGCAATAGCAAGCAAGTTTGCCAGTTCAGTGTATGGAAAGCCAACTAAAGTAGAGTTTTCCATTAATGAAGAAAAAGACAACCCTCAACTTGTATTTACAGTAAACGGCAAATACGCGGAGGCTTTTAGCACCGGGGAAAAAAGATTACTTGAAATCGCTATGACACTTTCACTTCTAACGCTTCTTAAGACAGCAGGAATGAACCTTGATTTCTTAATCCTCGATGAAGCCACAGATGGATTATCAGTTGCCAGTAAAATTCAATTATTATCTGTAATTAAAGAATTAGCAACAGACCAACAAGTTATTACTATTAGCCATGATGATTTAGTTAAATCAACACTAACAGGTAATGTTATTACAGTTATTAAAGATGAAGCTACCAGTAGAAGTATTATTGAGCAGGCCGTTCTTGTATAGTTATTTTAATTATGGGATACTCTGACACAAACTTTTCTTGTGTTAGCTTCCATATTTGGCAATCATCAATGGCCTCGTCAAATTCACCCAAAACATCAAATACCGAATCTAATGTTGCCTTGGCAGTATTGTCTAAATCTTTACGCCTAATAGTTTTACCGTCTTTTAAAAACCAAGTTGGCAAGCCGACCTCCATAAATACATTTAGGGGTTTTCCAACTAAAGACGATATATCTTTAGAGATATTGTCAGACATGATTTTATCTCTAATTATAGTTCTAACATTTGCTTTAAATGTTTTACCCTCATTACTTATAAAACGCCTTGCTTGGCCTGGAATATTTACATAAAGTTTGTTAATACTAATAGGCTCTATATCAAGCTCAAAACTTAAAATCATGGAGTATTATGCTTAAGAAATTTATTAATTGGTTATACTTAATTGAGGATGTCCCAGTAAAAATAAAGTGTGTCAAACTTGATGACAAAGCTATTTTACCCTCAAAAGCTCATACAGGACTATTTGAAGACGCTGCTTATGATTTGTTTTCAACAGAAGACGTACTTTTACAACCAAACGAACGTAAAATGATAGATACTAAATTAGCATTTATTATACCAGACACTTATTGGATTAAATTAAGAGAACGGTCTGGTCTTGCCAATAAAGGGACACATCTTCTTGGCGGTGTAATAGACTGTGGATATACTGGGGCAGTAAAAGTTATACTTTATAATTCAAGTAAAGACCCGCTACTACTTCCTGCGGACAAGGCTATTTGTCAATTTACAGTAGAAAAACTAACAAAATCGCATATTGAAGAATTAAACTTTTCTACGTTCTCTATAGAAGCTGCAAAAAGAGAACGCGGAAGCAAAGGATTCGGTAGCTCCGATGTTAAGAAAACACCAAATAAATAATTTACCTAATATAACTCTTTCTGACATTAGTAGTGATGTAGTAAAACTATTAGAAGAAAATAAAATAGTATTTAAATCTATGCCAGAGGCTCCATTTTGGTTAAGAACATTTTCAAAATCATATAATGAACTTTACATAGCGTATAAAAATACTTTATATGTTAATCCTGGACATGTAGCATTAGCTACCTCAAAAATAGAACAAGATAGAATTATAGCTACAAGTAAACTTCTGCCTTGGGTATATGCTATTAAAAATGGAAGTGTGTCTTCTCTTTTTAAACTTCTACAAACAATATTTAATATACAAATAAGAAGTTATTATTTCTTATTTGAGTTTTCTTTATTAAAATCACACGAATTACAAGAAATACCAGAGCTTATAGCAATGGGATTTTTATCAAGTAGAAAAAATATGTTTGGATTTAAAAGAAATCCAGATGAGGTAATACTGGTTTTAAAGGAGCTATTAGCTACTAAAATCAATAAATAGATTAACCGTAAGTTGTATCATCTAAACTAACTGGCGCAGTTTCATTTTGAATGAACTCGTCAGTTATTTTTTGGCTTTCCCTATAAAAAGCATTAACAGTTTTAATATAATCATTTATCATTTTTGAAATAGTTTCTTCGTCAGCCCCAGAAGAAACTATTCCAGCAAGAGCTTTTGATATACTATTAAATAGTTTTTTTATCTCACCATAGCTGTCTTCCGATAACATAGCTATAATAATACCATGAAGTCCTATAACTATTCTCCTCAAAAGAATTAATATTGCCTCTAACACATCAACAAACTTTATTAAAGCTAATAAAATTCTTGCTCGTATTTGTATATTTATAGCAACATAACATATTGGCAATTCATAACTATGTTCTTTAACGCCAGCAGGAACGTCTTCAAATATAGATAACCTATTAAAAACAATAGATTCGTTAGTTTTTTGTTGATTATTTAAAACTAATATATTAGAAACTAAATCTACAAAAGGATTAGTAATACCTCCAGCGACAAAAGAGTGTTTCTCGTCTATTTTTTTTAGTTTGTCGGTAATAGCTAATTTAGGGTCTAATAAGTTATAAAGAGCACAATTTTTTGCTTCATCGGTTCCCAACACGGTGTTTTTTGAGCTAAAAAGTCTTATTTTTGAAGCATTGGGACCAAAATAATTCATTATTTCTGATAATAGCTTAACAATATCCTCTAATTTAGTGGCTGATAAAAACCTTTGTTCTCTTCCTTTAATAGCGTTTAACACATCTGTTCTAACACTGTTAAAAGCCGCTTCAGAAGGAAATAAAAATTTAACAACTTTTTTATCTACAATTTTTTCGTTTTCGTCTAATTTAATCGGCATGTTAGGTAAAACAAGTTTTTCTTCTTTTACCCCGTTTTTAATTGTAATAACACTTTCAGTGTTAATAGGAACTTTAGCGGATGGAAAAACTGCTATTCTATCGGATATATGATAATCCGCTGTTTTAATAGTTCCTGGTATAACATCATACAAACCCCAAGATTGAAGATTTACACTCGGATTTAAAATATCTGTTATGTTTTTTAAATATATATCAAAAAGCTGTGATAATTTTTCGACATCTTTTTGATTTAATTTAACTGATGTAATTCCTTGAGCCGCTTGAGCTGCCGTTATATTAGAACTAATAATTTTAACAGCCGGTATTATATTTATATTTAAAGCTTTTTGTAGTTCTGACCCACTGTGTAATAAAGTTTCTGGTATTTGTATAGTTTCGCTTGGGGAGAGTTTTTCAAAAACAGGTATTGCTGATTGTAAAGTTTTGTACAAGTTGTTTATTTTAAATGCTGCTTTATTAGTTATTTCGGATAAAGAATGTCCATGACTACCGTGAGACACTACATAAGAATTTATTGCCTCTTCCCTTGTTTTTGGCAAATCTTCAATAAGCTCTTCTATATCAACTGGTAATATACCATACTCGTTAGCTCGTTTAGCCTCATAAAAAATAGAAAACAAATCTTGTTTTAAATTAGTATTTTCTTGTAAATTTTCCTCTGAAATACTAACTAATAAGTTAGATAAAAAAGGTAAAAAATTATTGTCTTTTAATGCTTTATCTTTTATATAAGACAAAAAATTAAAATAATTTAACTTATTATCTACAACAGTAGGCGCTATAAAAGATAATCCTAATATATTATCTCCAGTTTCTGTTAAAGTTTTACTTATAATAGAAGATAATCCATCAGCACCTTCTTTAGTATTTAACACTTTAGAAAGAAAGAATAAAGTATCTTTTATGCCCCAATTTTTTTCTTTTTTTAAATTTTTAATGTATAATTCAAATTCTATTAAACTTGGAATTATTTCTGTTTTATTTTTTTCATCTTGTAAATTAGACGCAAAATCAGATTCTTCCTCATCTGCGTCTATAGATACGTGTGAGCCAGGAGAAAAAAGAGAGGTGTTTATTACAGAATTTATAGCTTCTTTATTTGCGGATTTAAATATATTTTCTACATCTAAAATATCTGATGTAATAATATTAACCAAATATCTTACTAAAACATTATAAACAAATTGTTCATTATCTCCAGAAATAGTTCCAACATCAGAGGAGCCGCTGATGGACCCAACTTCTTTTTTACTATCAGAATTTTCTGTTTCTTTTTCTTTTTTTATTTTTGCTTTTTTAGTATCTTCACGTTTTTTGGCTAATAATTTTTCCCATTCAGGTACGGTATCTTCTGTTAATTTTCCCCAAGATAAGGAAGATAAAAAATTAGAAAACTCATTATTAGATGTATAGAATTTTTTAATGAGTGGTTCTGATAAATTAGAAATTACAGGTTCAGCATTTTCAGACTTATCTTTATTAAAAATATTTTTTATATTTCTTATGTTATTATTACCGGCAAGTACCATTAAGCGCTTCCAATTTACTATATTAGAAGCTATACACAGGTTTTTTAACTGTTCTACTAATAAATTATAATCCTTTTCTTTTATAATAGCAGTGTGGTCTGTATTAGTAAAGAAATTGACTATTCCGTTAATAGTGCTTTCTGACAACTTTTTTTCACTTAATATATCTTTTTCTAAAACACTTACAGCACGTTTTACAGAGCCTATCAATTCTTTTTTATTATAACTATTAATAACATCAATATAAAAAGAAATAAACTCGTTAATACCGTCTATAAAATAAGGATTTGTATCTGGATTAAAATTGGCATGTAAACAAATACTAATTTTATCTAAACACCCTGTATTTATTATAGCCTCTTCGCATAATAAATAAAAAGAAGAAGCTCCCCAAAAAGTAGTTTTATCTTCTGGTTCAGCAGAATCGGAAGTTTTAATAGAAAATCTTTCGGCTTTATTGGCTTCTATTAATAGCTTTTTTAAATCTTCTCTAATATTTGTCATACATTTAATTTCTTTACTTGGACTGGTTTATTTTAGTTCTTGTTAATTCAACTGTTGGAACAAACGCTAATATAGGATTTAAAGAATTATTGTTTGAAACCGTATTTAAAATTCTCGGTATACAAACAGCCTCTACGGCTTTATAAGTTAAACTTATTGTAGAAGTATTTGCGGTTGTTATATTTGTACAAACTGTATCTATTGCCGCAAAAGTTTGTGATAATCCATAAACATAAGCAAGTAATACAAGATATATAAAATCTGTAGATGATATATTTGTATCTAAAGATAATGCCCCACACGGAACCTGTTGTAAATGGCTTATAAGAGCTGAAGATAAATTAGCTATATATTGAAAAGCGACATCAGCATTATCATAATACGATTGCGGTGTTTCACTTATATATTGGAGCATTTGTGTATTAGTTGGAACAGCTTTTCCGATATTTTGGAACATATCATTTGTTATATTAAATAAGCCACCTGGAACCATAGATTGCGTTCCATTACTTTCTACTAACATCATAGCTTTAAAATAACTAACATCAGAAAATACTTTACCTGCCGTTCCTATACCAGAAATATATTTAGTGTATAAAGTTTGTAATACCTTATCATATGTTGTTAAAGAATAGTTATATACTGCTGGTAGTGGTGAATATACATATGGTTTAGTTGAACCAGTTATATTCGGGACTATACTTGTTGGAGAAACTGTATTGCCAGCACTATCTACAATAGTGCTGTTATTTATAGTAGAGTTTACAGCATTAGACATATCATAAGCTCTACAAACATCAACTCTGGAAAAGAAATCTGGCATTGTGTTATCTGCCTTATCTTTTGCTTTATAGTTAAAAAACATACGAGAATAATTTTTTATAACCGTTTTTATTCTGCTGTATTTAGCATAGGCATTTTCCATAATAGCGCCTAATACATCATATGTTATTGAACGGTTAACTCTGAAATTAACATCGCCACAACTATATATTAATATATTACCATCTGGGTCAAATCCAATGAAAGAACCTGATGGGTGTCTTAACATTATAGTTTCTTTACCTGGAGTTAAAGACATTTCTAAACCTGCTGGTTTTGAAAAGTTTACAGCATCACTTGATGAATATTGAACAGAAAATTCGTTATAAATAGAAGCAACTTGTTCTGGAGTGCCAGTATTTGTAGAAACGGTAGAAGCGCCATTATTTCCAGATGAGACCACAGTGCTTGATTGAGTGTTAGAAGACATATGAAGCCAAGTAGCAAAGGCATCAATAGTTTGGTTATAACTTATAGCAGATAATCTTGATGCGCTTATTGCTGCTCCTGTTTGAGCAGAACTTCCAGCTTTCCAAACATCCCAATGAAGGTGAGGCCCTGAATTATGACTTGTTACGGCAGTTATTCCACAAACTCCCATAACAGTACCAAGTTTTACAAGCTGTGTTTTACCAGAATTCACTATATTTTGTATATTTTGTGCTATGCTTCTTAAATGTAAAAAGCCATGACCATACCCATCTATACCTAATACTAATAATTCATACCCAACATATGGAATAGTTCTTATATATAAAGGATAGCAGTCTATAGGCGCTAATAAAGCCGTACTACCACTTGCTTCAGCATGAATATCAATACCGCTATGTAAGCCATATGGACGAGGAGCATGAAACTTTCCATCTGCCCCGCCAGAGAGCCTAAATGGCCCTGAAACGGGCAAAGTTTTGTTTATGGTGGCTGACGCAGCACAATCATTTAATCCTTGTAGAATAACAGCACTATTAATCGTACTTTGAGTTGCTGTGCTTGGAGTATTAACAGCAGCAGATGGTGAAACTGATGTTATAACTGTTCCACTAACGTAATCATTACTTAATAAATTAGTAGGAGCTAATAAAACAGACGGTCCAGAAGCTGATAAGGGCTCTCTTTTTGCGAAGGCAGCGCTTGCTGTTGTTGGAAAAGCTGGATATAATCTTGCTAATGTCGCAGCATCTGATTGTGTTAAAACAGATATTTTATCATATGAAACAGAACCTTCTAATACTATAGCTCTGTTGTTTGGGTCATCTGATATAAATAGAGTAGAGCCTTGTCCTGTTCTTATATTATAAACAGATGGTGCTAATGTTTCATAAGCACTTGCGTTAACAGGAGGCGCAGCAGCCGCGTTTCCTGGGGTATCTGTTTGGCTTACTGCCGTTAGAGCTACGCCAGGAAGCATTTCTAACGGTCTTGGTAAAGAATATCTAAACTCGTTAGCATGAATTATTGACCCTACCACAACCGGTAGCATAGGATCATCATTTTCAAACATTATAATAACTTCTGTTCCAACAGATGGCGTAGTAAATACTCCTGCTGGTGTGGTTAACCCACCTTGAAAATCTAAAGATGGTCCTAAATTATGACTTAAAACCGAAGCCCACGGTAGATTAGTTATTGTATTTTGGTCTTTAAATGTAGAAGAGCCGGCTAATTTATTACTTAATGCTGTTGAATATGAGATAATATCTGGGTCTATATTAGCAATTCCATCTTGATTATACGGTGATGGGCCATGAATAGCGGGTATCCACACTTTAACTCTACCGGCAAACAGCGGGTCTACATTAGATACAACTATTCCACGCGTAGTTGCCTGTTTTGTAGTGCCAGACCTAAATCTACTATAATCACCAAAAGCCGTTTCTATAGTATTACTGTTTGAATTGCTGCTCATATTAACTTAATAGTTTCTGTAAACTTTGAATATCAATTATATTAATAACTTCACCAGAAGTTGGTCTTGCGAAAGGGTCTACAATAGCATTTGCCCAAAAAATAACCCACCATAGAGCAGCATCACCGTATACATCTAAAGCTATTAAATCCGGCCTTCCAGCATATTTAGGAGGAACTTTATAAAAAGAAGTAATTGGAATAAGACCAGAATAGGCGGAAGGTAATGGGTAATAAGTATTTATATTATTTATAGATAAAAAGGTTCCAAGTTTTGTAGTTCTATCATTAGTTGGATTTGCTGGGACTAAAACACTTCCATCCCAATTCGTAACAAGAGACATAAAAAACCCTCAAACTTAATTGATTGAAAAATAATTCAAACTTTACTCTTCGGTTTATAGCTCAAAAATACGACATATGTATATGCGCCGAGGGTTGATAGTTATTATATATAGTTATTATATATAGAAGAACTTCCTTTAATCTTTTTACCCACAAAGTTAAGATCTTTCAAAAGTCTATCTCTGCTTGTACTTACTTTATGCGTAGAACTTGTTGGTACCTTTTCCGCTATTTCATTAAGTTTTAAATAAGTTTTCCAACAATGTTTTATTTGTTTTGTATATAGAATTGTATTTATATCATTATAAAAAGTATATAAAGTTTTAGCTAAAGCATCACAACTTTTAACTAATTCCTCGTCTAAATACTGGTCTGGGTCAAAAGATAAAATAACAAATTGAACAGCAGCGGCATAAAACAAAAGTATTTTTTGAGTTTTAGTTCCTACTTCAGCCGGGTTAAAAATTAACTCTTTTACATATTCTTTAAACTCTTGTATTTCATCTGAACTTAAAATAATGCAAAACTCTTCAAGATTGGCATTGTCATTGTTTTTAAGTGCTTGAATACGGTTTTTCATAAGTTGTTATCACTATATTTAATTTAGTCATAAAAAAGGCTGGCGCAATTACCAGCCTTTTATTTTAGTTGTTATTAGATTTATGCGATTGTTACTGTTTGTGTAGAAGTGATAGAATTACCGCCTTCAGTAACCGTTACAATTAATGTGGCAGGACCAGTTGTTCCAGTAACAGCAAAGTTAATAGAATTGGTTCCCTGACCAGTAAGACCTGTTCCAATGGCAGAGCCAGACCAAGTATATGTTACAGCAGTACCACCAGAAGCTAACATAGGATAACTGGCAGTAGCTCCGGAGGTTCCGTGTGTGTAAGAGGATAATGTAATTGGCGCAAAAGCTGGCATATTTGGAACAGTGTTATCAAAAGCAACAACATTTTTCTGTCCAGTTGTAAAATTATCAAAAGAATAGAAAGTATAATTTGGATAAGCAGCTAATTGAAATTGCTCTGCTCCATATCCAAGCTGTACTGTAGAAGGGGCTGTTCTTTGAAGTAAATTAACATACTCTGGCCCACCAAGAACACCTGCTCCTCCTGGCTGAACACCGGTTATACCAAAAGTTCCTGTTAATCCGGTTACACCGGTGGGAAACCCACCAAGCATATAAGGATTAGAAGTTTCTGGAGAAACGGCGTAGTTAGTCTGATAGTTAACTGTGATTTTATCTGGGTATTGGTTTATTACGGGGACTGTTATAATTGGCATATTGTATCTCTTATAAAATTAGTGTGTTACGAAGGGTGCTGAAGATTGTACTGTTAAACCATCTGAAGTAGTTAAAATAGTTTCTAATAAGAAGCTGCCAGTAGAACCGGTAGCTTTGAAAGTTAATCCTGTTGTACCTTGACCACTAATTACAGAACCGATAGCAGAACCTGTCCAAAGTAAAGAAGAGCCAGAAGGTAAACCAGTTACGCCAGAAGCTCCGGCAGGAGTTGGATAGAAAGTAGCAACAGCAGCAGTATAACCAGCTGTAGCACCTGTGCTACCGGTGATTTGACCGCAAGGAATTTGAGCTTTTCCTGCAAAGGCTGTTTTAAAAGCTACTACTGTCTTTTTACCTGTTTGAAAATTGTCAAACGAAAAGAACTTATAGCCAGGATAAGCGGCGAGTTCAAACTCTTCACTACCATAACCAGAATATTGAACAGTAGTTGGGGGAGTTCTTTGAAGTAAATTAATATATTCTGGACCACCAATAAAACCTGGACCACCGGCCTGAACACCAGTGATACCAAAAGTTCCCGTTAATCCAGTTACGCCAGTTGGAAAACCGCCTAACATATAAGGATTGGTAGCCTCTGGTGAAATGGCAAATTCCGTCTGAAAAGAGACGTTTAATGTATTTGGAGAATCGTTTATAACAGGAACTGTGATAACGGACATGGTAATAATACCTTTCGAATATTTTTTGTACTATATTTAATTATATTTATATTGAAGTGTTGTTGGTAAATGTAGCAAATGTTTATCGCATTTAATTATTAATTAGATTTGTTTGTAGGAAGTAATATTGCGTTTTTCTTTGCTTTTCTAATAGCCCAAGAAGCTTTAAGCTTTTCGCTGACTCTTTTGTTATGCTCTTCTGTGTGGTGTTTTCCAAACATCGCATTACCCGCGCCTATTTTTGCTTTACTTATCTTGTCTCCCCAAGTAATTTCTCTTCCTTTTTGTGCAACACTCATTTTTTTCTTATGCTCTTCTGTTAGTTTTTTACCTGTATGAGCTTTAGATAAAATCTTTTTTGTTTCTTCCGTGTGGTGCTTCCCATAAAACCCGTTTTTCTCCCCAGTTTTATTTTTTCCTGCCCTTTCATAAATATCTTTTTTGTTTGGATGTGAACTTGTACAGTCTCCACCAGAACCGCCATTAGCTATATTATAACCAATTTTAGGATTTTTGCTATTATATAAATTAATATAATATATTTCTTGTTCATATAAGTCTTTTTTTGAACTACATTCTTTTACTTGTTCAATAATAAAATTATCTACACCATATTTTTTCATTGCAGTATACAAATAACTAACCTTTTGTGCTATTTTTATTCGATTAGCTGCCTTTTTATGTTGTTCAAATCTATTTTCAATACTGTTTGAAGTTAATCCAATATATATTTTACTGTTAATAATATTAGTGATTTTATAAACCCACATTTTATACCTCATAATTAATTCATGGATTTATATGATGAACTATGATGGTATAGCTTCTTTTTTTGCGTTTTGTTTCGCTTGTTCTAATGTAATGCTCTTACTTTTCACATTTAATACATCAGCAGCAACGTAAGGATTATATAGTTTAAAATTATCTCCATGTCCTATAAGAAGATGACATTCATTTGGGCCCATGCAAAGAACTATGAGATTTTTTGGATCGAGTTCTAATGCTGGGTCATGTTTGAAGCTTACCATATGATGCACTTGCAAAAATGAGGTACTTTCACAACAAGCACACTTTGGGTTTGCTTTAAGTGCTGTTTTCCTTACACCACCCCACTTCGAAGAGCGTGTTATTAGCTTTGAATGTTCTCGTACTACAGCATGTACTACTTTAAGTGAGTGTGTTATTAATGCTATCATACTAATAACTCTCCTATTAAATTAGTTCTAAAATATTTCCAATCTTTGTCGATTCGTCGATATACTTTATGGAGAACTTTATGTCTAACACCTTAAATCATGCCAAAAGAGAACTCGCTTTACTCGGATATAAACCAATAGAAGAACTTAAAGAAGATGACCCCGATAGATGGATACAGGAAAATATTTTAGAGTTGCTTGAAGTATTTTCTAAACAAGAACATTCTGGAATGTCTGCCTCTTATGTAATAGGCATGTTTCATAAGTTAGCAAGTCACGAACCTATAAAACCTTTAACTGGTGAAGATAGTGAATGGGAAAAGGTCGATTTTCAAACTTGGCAAAACGTAAGATGTTCAAGAGTATTCAAACAATCTACTAAATCTGGATTTGAATATTATGATGTTCACGGAAAAATATTTGAGGAGCCTGATGGCGCGAGATGGTCTGGTAAAGATTCTAAAACGCATATTACATTCCCATACTTACCTAAAACAGAAGTGGTTAAAGTTAACTCCTCTGCTGAAGAAGGGAGCGTTAACTAACATGTCATCTTACAATAATGATTTTTGGGTTAGCACAGCAATACCTATAACAACTATTACAACAAGCAGTGCGTGGAATGCTGTTAATAGTTTTCCTCAAGTGTATGGTCCAGGCTCCAATAACGCTGGACATGTAGGAGGTGGAGGTATTAACTGGACTACTGCGACACAAAAACCAAGTATAAAAAGTCTTTCTGAAGCATTGAAAGATGATTTAACTAAAAAGATAATTTTGTGTAAAAATAAAGAAGAATGTAAAGAAACTTTTGGTTCTTATGGTTTAGAAATACTTGAAAGTCTTTTAGGAGAAGTTTTACAAGAAGCAATAAAATCTGAAGAGGCTTTTGTAAAAGCTTTAAGTAAAGAAAAAGAGACTATAGAAAAATTAAGAGCTTATATTTCAGAACATTCAACCAACGAAGAGGCAACTTTAAGAGATATATTACATCTATTAAATACTTAATATGTTATTGTGGCGCATTTTATATCTTCCTGAAGCCGAGTTTTTACAAGGAACTGGAAATGTAAGTTGTGTTGAAGGTTTTTATGAACAATTATATTGTGATTATGCTTTATTTACAACAAGAGAAGCAGCACAAGACGCATTAGATTATTATTTTCAATTTGACATTTATAGATTATACAAATACTCCTCAATACCACAACATTATGAGATAACACAATATGAAAGTCAGTCCAATACGAGCAATGGTAGAAATGTTTCTGCCACATAGGCATAAATCACCGCTAAAGAAACTACCTGCTCATCATCCAGCCAAAGCCTATTGTTATACTTTAATAGGGCATAATGAAAAGCCGCTATCTGTCGACTCCCTTTTAAATCTTGGTTTTGTTGGTAAAATTAGAGGCAGTAGTGATTTTATAATTTTAGATGAAGAAATGTTATTTAAAGACTTAAATGTAATAGTTAAAATAGCAAAGTTTTTTAATATCCCAAGAATAAGAAAATATACAGATGCTAAAAAAGGGATAGAGTGGGAAGGAAATACAAGAGATATTTATTTATCTCTGTTATCAGAACAACTATTTCATAACATTGACGAAACAGTGTAATTTATCTTGTTCTGGGCCACAATTGACCCTTTAATGGCCTTATTCCACCAGAACGCAACCTATAATTTGGTGGGAAGGTTAAAATTATCTGTTTTCCAGTAGGAAATAGCGGTAATTTGCCTATTATTGGTGGTCTTGTTCCAGATATTACTTTTCTTACAATACCGTTTTGTAAAAGTATTCCAAATCGTATAAATACATGTGGTAAAGACGCTTTATACACAGATAAAGAAATACATGCCTTTTTTGGCTTAGATGCCGGCAAAGAAACTAATAGTTTAGATAATCCAGTAGGGTTTGAGAAATTGGTAGTTGGTGTAGTCATAAATTAACTTGGCTTTTGGTAGCCGCAAAGAAGGGCTCCGCCGTTTATTTTAGTAAACCACAATCCTTGACTTATTAAATCGTTAGAGAAGTGCTTTGTTGCTGTTGTACCATACATAGCTCTTGTACAACCCACAAAAGTATTTCCAGACAAAGCAGAGTATTGTATAATTTCACCTTCTATTACTATATAACCAGATGTTGCGAAACCAGTTGTACTAACTGCTGCTATTTCTGTATCGCTTGTAAGTATATTAACTGTGGCGGTAGAGTTGGTTAATGTATCAGCAACTAATAATAATGCTTCGTCTGTAGCAGAGCCTACAAACTTATACCAATCTTGTATATCTAAAGCTGGAACTATTGGAACTATGCTTCCATCTGTACTTCCTAATGTTTCACCAACACAATTTACCCGATGTATTTGATAATCGTTTCCTACATTATTTGCGCCAGTAAATATGCCGCTTCCAAATAAAGAAGTTGTAGCATTTTCATAATAAGAGGCGTGGAAGAAATAATCTAATACTTTATCTCTAATTCTACTATAACCAAATACTGTTCCCCAAGTAGCATCGTAGGTATATGTACTTCCAGCTACATTTGGAATACCTTTTGATGTTCCGTTAGAGATAGCCCAAGCATGACAAGTTCTGGCAAAAGAAGACGAGTTTGTTGCTACATCGTCCCAACCAATTAATAATTCTATTGGTGTTAATGGTAATCCAAAATTATTTGATGGCATAGTCGCCAACATTTCTGTATTATTAGCATAACAAGCATGAACAGGACCATAAAATCCTGAATTTGTTTTAGTAGCTAATCCTATACCTCTTGAACATATTTGTAAATAATATATAAAACCACTTATTAAATCTATCTGTAGTGTAGTATTTGATGTATCGAATAGATTTGTTGGTTGTGGCATTGCGCTTGGACACGGACCAGCTATTGTTATTCCACCTATATTTGCGTTGGTAGACATTACTATCCAATTTGTTGCTGTATTAGCAGTTCCATAAATATAATCAGAACTATCATCAGCGTTTTGTGGGCTTGGCGTTTGATATTCCCATGTCCAAGAAGTGAAATTAGGGTCAGAGCTTGCTCTTATAGATTCATATAATGCCCGTAAATTTTGTTTTGCTGTGTTTGTAGAGGCACCTGTAGGCCCATTAATAGTAGAGCCGTTTAATGTTATACTTCCATATACAGCACCGGCAACACTTTCCCACAAAGCAATAACCTGTGGTGTATAAGTTTTAAGATATTGTAAACTTGATAAAGATAGTGTAGTTCCTGTAATTGTAAATCTTAATACCTCCATAGTATTAGAATTACCTATTGTTTCAGTAACTGGCGGAATTATATCTAAAAAGTTTACATTAGTTATTCTATTTTTTAGATTATCTTCTAAAGACCAATTTGCTATTGTTAATATAGTTGAGTTAGCAGAACTTACTCTTAATCTCCAATAAGCATATCCGCTGGCCCCAATCACAGTAAACTTCCTTTGTTCAGAAGCATACCAATTAGTTTGATTAGACCATGTTTGTAATGTGGTCCAAGAACTTCCATCATTAGAGTATTCTAAAACAAACGTATTTGGAGCCTGTGTTCCTGTTGGACTACTTGTTATATACATTACCGTTGGTGTAAAATTGCTTTGTAGCTGTATGCCTATAATTCCACTGCCTATACCAGAGGTGCCTCCAGCATATGCCCCGCCAGTCATATTTAAATTAAAAGCATTACTATAATTAGCAAGAGAGCTTGTAGGATACGCAATTGGAACTAAAGCACGTTTTTGTGTTTGCCAACCATATGTAGTTAATGCTGTTTCAAATGTATTTTGAACATCTATTATAGCATCGCCAAGAGGTATTAAGAAATCTTCAAAAGCAAGAAATGTTGACATTTATAAAACTTTCAGTATAAACTTAATTAAACATTACTTTGTTCTTGGATACATTTGTCCAGATGTTGGTCTTGGTAAAGGGTTTGATGGAACTACACTTACTTTCAAAGTTTTAGTTACCGTAGAATTAGCTTTTGGTGCTGGGGCTGTTGATAAATATGTAGTCATATTAATCGTTTCTCATCGCTACTACTGTTGTTCCACCATAGGTGGTTGGAAACCCAGTAGAATATCCAAATGGCCAAATACTATGAGAGTTTCCATCCCAAGTAGTAGCAGTTATAGCATTACTGGCTGTTAAATCTGTGTTAAAATATAAAAAACAACCTAAAAACGGAGAAGACTCTCCAACATTCCAGACTCTTATTGGATATAATTGAACAGTATTTCCAGATGCTCCAGTTCCTGTTGCTGGAGTTACTGTTGCTGTATAAGTCTTACCTGCAGATACTGTTCCAGTATATGGTATATATTGAGTCAGCACAGTTCCTTGATTAGTCCCAACCAGTACTACAATACCATCTGCTGTATCAGCTCCAGTGGCATTATGAGTTCTCTCCACAAAAATATAAAAATTAAATGATGTTCCACTGCTACAATAAAAAGAATAAGCTAATCTATTTGTATCTGCACTTATTCTTGTTAGGTTAGCTGGTGTCACGCCAAAAGTATAATTAACATTCATTACTAAAGTTCTAGTCCCTACCTGCCCAGTTAAATTTCCATAACCGTCTGTTCCAGTACCTACAGTAAAAAACATACCAGGCCCTGCTGCACTACCAGAATACGTAGCAAATTCAAATTTTATATAGCAGGGGTTAGTACCAGCAAGAGAGTCATTCATTTTTATCAAATCCCATGCCCAAACAACTCCAGCTGCTCCTATTGTTGCAGTTGACCAATTAACAATTCCTATATCATTTTGTCTAACCCATCCAGCAGTTATAAAAGTATTAACAAAAGATGAGCCCCAAGCCCTTGCAGCCGCTGAAGATGAAAAATCTATGGCAGCACTATTTGTTTGTAACATATTAAACCTCTTCGGGAACAAATGTAATAATTGTAGTAATTGACGTTGTTGTAGAACCTAAATTCATAATAGAGAGATAACAATTAGTATTCGGCGTAGCATCCAAATTATAAAAATTAGGGACTGGACTGCATGTAATTACACTGGATGTAGAACCGTCAAAAATACAACCAGATCCTGGAACAGGATCATTAAGAATAGAGCGTCCAAGGTCAGCAGTTCTTGCGGCCGAAGTACAATATATACGAACCCACGCACTATTATTACAAGATACCGAAAAGATATTTGCGCTTTTAGCCATAGTTACGGTATCTTGTTCTATTGCTCCTGGGGCTAATGAAGCTGTAGTGACTGAAACTGATTGTCTCGTAAATGTAGATGTACCAGTAGCACCAGTTACTCCGGTAGCCCCGTTTGCCATAACTGGGTTCCATGCTGTATAACCAGGAAAAGACATTAGTATAAACCTCCGAATGCCGTAACTGTTATAGCATTAGTTGAGCTTGTAGTAGATACTGTAGTGCTAACCCATAAAGTATATGTTGGTGGTATTACTAAATTAGTATATAATTCATACGAATTATACGCTGGAACAGTAGTAGATGGAGTAATTACAGAAACAGCATATTCATCAATTACATAAGCTGTACTTCCATTAGAAAGCCAAAGAATTACAGTCTGTGCTGTTGTTGGAGCTGTCATATTAGAAGAAGATGCCTGTACTTGAACTTTATCTATTCTTAAACCATTTGTGCTTACATTAGCTAACATAACAGCATTACACGGAGCTGAAGCTAAATTAGCTGTTGTAGTAGTATTCCTTGTAGTACATGCTGTTGCATTGCTTAAATCTGCTGTACTTATAAAGGGAACTGCTGGAAAAATTGGTGCTGTATTTGCTGACATTTAAAAAGCTCCATAAGTAGCTGAAAGATCTATAGTATTTAGTGCTGTTGTATTAGTAACGGCTACTGTCCTTTGTGTAACGCTTCTTGGCCAAAATTGTCCTGTTGTCGGTCTTGTTGTAGCTGCTGGATTGGCTGTTTGTATAAAAGGTTCTTTAAACGTTTTAAAAAAAGCTTGTGCTTGATAATTAAAGATAGCAGGCTCTGTATAAGTTCTTGTATAAATAACGTTAATAAGAGCGTGTTCTGGTGGATTACAAATAGATGTTTTATTAGATATTGCTTGAATGTTATTTACAGATGCTATACACAAATTAGCCATTATTCATACCTCATAGCTAAAGAAACGTTTACTGAAGTTAATCCCCTATTAGTGCTGGGGCTGAATGAAACAGTATTAAATACTATTGGCAAATATGTTCCTGTTATGGAGGCATCAAATAAGCTTAATAATACTGTATTTCCTGGCGTAAAATCTGTTATTTGATATAAAAAGATATTTGAAGATGGGCCAGATTCACCAGGAGTCCAGCACTTTACTGTATATAAAGCTGCTGTATTTTTAAAAGAACCTCCTGTAGAGGGGTTAGTTACAGTAGGAACATTACAATTCCAAGCAGAATATAAAGAAGGTATTGTACCAGAAAATGGTATATATTGAGATTTTGTTCCAGAACTGCTTGTTTGGCCATTAGTTAAAAATAATAGCCCAGTACTTGTTGTATTTCCAGAAGAGTCTTTTGTTCGTTCTATACTAAACAAAATGTATTCATAACTATTAGCACTATTTGGCCACAAACACGCACAATACCTATCAGTATTTCCAGAAAAATAGCAATTAGATGCAGTATTTACATTATTCCATGGATATACTTGTAATCTTGTTAATAAAACGCCAGTTATATTTCCGGAACCGTCTGAACCTGTTCCTATAGTTATCCAAAAACCCGGTGTTAAAGCAGCACCGGTTCCAGACCCATACTCTATTTTTAAAAATACTGGAGCTGTTGATTGCCAAGAATCATTCATTTTAAAAATAGAATATCCTTGACTTGTATTAGCAGAGGCAGGGAAAGCAACAGAAGCCCAATTTATTTGTCCCGTATCTGATGTTCTTACCCAACCACAAGTAATAAATGTACCATCAACTCCGCTTCCCCATGCTTGGAATTGGGCATTAGTAGAAGAATAAGGAGTAAGGGATAGAGTAATAGCAGCCATTATTCATACCTCATTAATAACGCAGTAGTTAATGGAGCACCAGTAAAAGCAAAATATCCTGCATTCGTATTAACCATACCAGGAACATAATAAGTTCTGCTAACACTGTCATACCCTGTTATGGAAAAAGTAGAACCGGTAGCAAAGTCTGTACCAGCAAAATGAACAAAATTAAAAATTGGTAAAGTTTCATACATGTTATAAGATTTAATTGGATATGAATAAAGATTTGGAGATAAACTTCCACCACCAGAGGGTGGAATAGAACAATACCATCCTTGTGATACATAAGGTGTAATAAAATTGGTGGTAGTTCCTAAAAGCAAGTATTGACAACTTCCAAAAGGAGATGTAGCACTTGACCAAAAAATGTGAGCCGCCGTTCCAGTATCTACACCAGACGCGTTATGTGAACGTTCTATACCAAAAACTAACCATTGAGAACTCATATTGGCTGGATTTTGTGGCCATAACACAAAACACAATCTATTAACATCACCAGAAAAATAAGATGTTCTGGTATTTGTATCTATAGCACTACTGGCAATTGCTACTCTTTGGCTTATATTACCTGTCAAGTTACCAGCGCCGTCCGTTCCAGTTCCAACGGTTATCCACAAACCCATATAACCAACGGCATAACTTCCACACCCGTATTCTATTTTAATATATACTGGAGAAGTAGACTGTAAATAGTCATTAAATCTATATACTTCATATCCAGATACCGTACTTTGTGTAGTTGGGTGTAAAACTGTAGTCCAATTTATTTGACCAGTATCAGATGTTTTAATTAGATTAACTGAAGTTATGGCTGTTCCTATAGCAGAACCCATTGTTCTAAAGCCCGCATCTGTTGTAAAATATGCTGTAGACGTTGATGTAGTAGCTGTTGCCATATTATTCATACCTTATAGCGAAAGCTTGTTGAGCTACTGTTGTACCATATCCTAAAGCTGCATATGGAGAACCAACAGGAAGAAATGTTCTTGTTGTACCTTCCCAAGTAGTTATTGGAATAAGGTTTAAAGCTGTAATATCACTTGGGTAATGTACAAACAATTGGTTGGAGGGAGAAGTCTCTCCTTGACCCCAAGTTCGGATAGGAAAAGTGTAAATGTTAGTTCCCCAAGCATTTGATGTTAATGATGCTGGCATTGCAAAATTCCAAGCAGCTTGACTGGTTGTAACAACACTTGGAATACAAGAAAAAGAAGTTGTATTGGACACATAACTATTTAAAAAACACATAATACCTGTAGATGTGTCTGAACCAGAAGTATTATGTGTTCTTTCAACACATATTAACATTTGTGTATTAACATTACCATAAAACACATACATACACACTCTATTAATATCTATAGAGCCTTTTATTGTTCCACCTGTATTACCAGCGGAAGAAGATAAGCCTATTCTTATGCCATTACTGCCAGTCAAATTTCCAGCACCATCCGTCCCAGTACCAACACTAACCCATATACCAGGATAAGTTGCGCTGGATGATGTAGATGCCCCATATTCTAATTTTAAATAACATGGTGTAGTTGATTGTAAGGAATCGTTCATTCTCCATATTTGATATCCCTGCACATTACCAATAGAAAGAGGGTGTGTTACAGTTAATAAATTGATTTGGCCAGTATCTGATGTTTGAACCCAAGCTGTAGCCATGATATTAGTTATAACAGTAATCCAAGCTCTAAAGTTAGCATCTGTACTACAATCTGAATTTATTGATATAGAAAAAGCTGACATTTCGTTAAGACTCCAAAGGTAAATAAGATAAGGTTGTTGTTATTGTTCTGGCCACAACATCCATATTTGTGACACGGGCATATGCTGTTGCTGATAAACTTATATCCATATTACTGAATATAGCCATAGGATTTAACATATATGTAGAACCACCTGTAGTTAAAATATCTAAATAAACGCCAGCATTTGGAGCAGGGTCAACAGTTATTAATCGACTGGAATCTGCTACCATAGAAGCATTATTTCCATATATTCTAACCCAAGCTGGGTAGGTTGTTAATATAGACATTATATTAGCTGTTTTAGATAATGTAAAACTTGTTGTGTAAGCTATTCCAGCAGGTAATGATGTTGTAGTAAAGTTAGTAGTAGTTCTGGAATAAACAGCAGTAGCGCCTGTTGGTCCAGTATACCCCGTATAACCAAGAGCTAATACTCCAGTTAATCCTGTTGGGCCAGTAACACCTATAGCACCAATACTACCAGTAGAACCTGTATTTCCTGTAGGACCAGTATAACCTGTTCCACCAGTCATAGTTCCTGTTGGACCTGGATTACCTGTAGAGCCAGTATTGCCTGTAGCTCCTGGTGCTCCATTATATCCAGTATTTCCCGTTACTCCAGTAGCACCAACTATTCCAGTAGCACCAGTAAAACCAACACCTCCAGTGGCTCCAGTATATCCAGAATTACCAGTCAAGCCTGTATTACCCGTACCACCTGTTACTGTTCCCGTAGGACCTGTAGCGCCAGTAGCGCCAAGATTACCAGTAGGACCAGTTACGCCTGTTCCTCCAGTCATAGTTCCTGCTGGTCCTGTAGTTCCTGTTGGTCCAGTATTTCCAGTAGGACCAGTTGCCCCAGTATTTCCTGTTACGTTAGAAGTTGGTCCAGTTGCGCCCGTAGCACCGCTATTACCAGTCAATCCAGTTCCACCAGTAGGACCAGTATTTCCTGTTACAGTAGAAGTTGGCCCAGTAGCTCCTGTAGCACCACTATTACCAGTCAATCCAGTAGCTCCAGTGGTTCCCGAATTACCAGTTAAGCCAGTATAACCTGTTCCTCCGGTTACTGTTCCAGTTGGTCCGGGTGCTCCAGTTGGTCCAACAGGTCCAGCAAAACCCGTGGCTCCAGTTGCTCCTGTTCCTCCGGTTACTGTTCCAGTTGGTCCGGGTGCTCCTGTATTACCAGTAGAGCCTGTATTACCTGTTGGCCCTGTATTACCTGTGGCTCCTGTAACATTACTTGTAGGACCGCTATTACCAGTAGGTCCAGTATTACCTGTTAAACCAGTTAAACCAGTTCCACCAGAATTACCTGTAGCGCCTATAGCCCCAGTTGCGCCTGTATTGCCTGTTGGACCTGTACTACCTGTAGGTCCAGTTACTGTAGAGGTCGGTCCTGCGGCTCCAGTAGCTCCAGTATAACCAGTGTTTCCACTATTACCAGTCATTCCACTATTACCAGTATTACCAGTTACAGTAGAGGTTGGTCCTTGAGCGCCAGTTATACCACCAGGGCCAGCAGAACCCGTAGCTCCAGTATTTCCAATAGCACCTGTAGCACCAGTAGAACCACTATTTCCTGTTTGACCTATTATTCCAGTAGAACCGCTATTGCCTGTATATCCAGTATTACCGGTAGCCCCAGTTACAGTTCCTGTTGGTCCAGTAGCTCCTGTCGGTCCGCTGTTTCCAGTTGGACCAGTACCACCAGTTGGACCAGTTACAGTACTTGTAGGTCCAGTAGCACCTATGCTACCAGTAGCGCCACTATTGCCAGTTGCCCCAGTTGCCCCAGTATTTCCTGTTACGTTAGAAGTTGGCCCAGCAGCACCTGTTGGGCCAGTAACACCACTGGTTCCTGTATTTCCTGTATTGCCTATATTTCCAGTGGAACCACTATTTCCAATAGAACCTGTTGCTCCTGTAGAACCAGATAATCCTGTATTTCCAGTATTTCCAGTTGCCCCTGTTACTGTAGAAGTCGGTCCTACTGCTCCAGTAGCTCCAGTATAACCAGTGTTTCCGCTATTACCTGTATTTCCCACAGAACCAGTTGAACCAGAAGTACCGGTAAATCCTGTTCCTCCTATTGCTCCAGTAGTACCACTATTACCAGTAGCTCCAGTAACACCAGTAATACCTAAATAAATGCCTGTAGCACCTGTATTACCAGCAATACCAGTAGCTCCTGTAGATCCAGTATAACCAGCACCTGTAGCACCAGTATTTCCTGTATTACCTAAACCAGTAGCTCCCGTTGAACCTGTGTTTCCTGTGTTTCCTAAACCAGTAGCGCCAGTATTTCCTGTATTACCTAAACCAGTAGCTCCAGTATTTCCAGTTCCTCCAATACCAGTAGCTCCTGTAGGTCCTGTATAGCCAGCTCCTGTAGCACCTGTAGCTCCAGTTACCCCAGTATTTCCAGATGTAGCTCCAGTTGGGCCTGTTATACCTGTAGCGCCAGTGATACCAGTATAACCAGCACCGGTAGCTCCAGTAGCTCCTGTAAAGCCTGTAGCTCCAGTCACACCAGTGTTTCCGGATGTGGCTCCCGTTGGGCCAGTTATACCTGTAGAACCGGTTTGGCCGCCAATACCTGTAGGTCCTGTATAGCCAGCACCCGTAGCACCAGTATTTCCTGTATTACCTAAACCTGTAGCTCCTGTAGGTCCCGTATAGCCAGCACCCGTAGCGCCAGTATTTCCTGTATTACCTAAACCAGTAGCGCCAGTATTTCCTGTAGTTCCAGTTACACCAGTATTACCGGCAGTAGCGCCTGTAGGACCAGTTATACCCGTAGCACCTGTTATGCCTATTCCAGTAGCACCTGTTGGACCAGTATATCCAGTCTTACCTGTTTGTCCTGTTACACCTGTTGGTCCTGTATAACCTGCTCCAGTAGCACCAGTATTTCCAGATAGTCCAGTATTTCCTGTATTACCTGTTCCACCAGTTACTCCTGTTCCACCTACAGTAGCTCCTGTAGGACCAGTTATACCAGTAGTTCCTGTATTACCTGTAATACCTTGATAACCTACTGCTCCTGTTTGTCCAGTGCTACCTGTTTGTCCAACTAATCCAGTTTGTCCCGTTGCTCCAGTAGTACCTGTACCACCTACTGTAGCACCTGTAGGTCCAGTTACGCCTGTTTGTCCAGTTACACCAATACCAGCAGCACCTGTTGGACCAGTAATACCAGGAACACCAGTAAATCCGGTCATTCCTGTAAATCCAGTCATACCAGTTCCGCCTACTGTAGCACCAGTAGGACCGGTTACGCCAGTATTTCCTGTAAAACCAGTATTACCAAAACCTGTAGCTCCTGTATTACCAGATAATCCTGTATTACCAGTATTTCCTTGTTGTCCAGTAGCGCCTGTAGAGCCAGTTCCACCTACTGTAGCTCCTGTAGGACCAGTCACACCAGTTGCGCCTGTAAATCCTGTATTACCAGCTCCTGTATTACCTGTGGGGCCTGTATATCCTGTTTTACCTGTTTGTCCTGTATTACCAGTTACTCCAGTATTACCAGCAGTAGCACCTGTCGGGCCAGTAGCACCTGTAAAACCAGATTGTCCTGTTCCACCAGTTACTCCAGTATTTCCGGATGTGGCTCCAGTAGGACCAGTTATACCTGTAGCTCCAGTAACACCAGTTCCTCCTGTTATAGAAGGGCCTGTAGGACCAATAGTACCAGTAGCTCCTAATAAACCTGGAGAACCTGTAGCACCTGTAGGCCCAGTTCCGCCAACAGTAGCACCTGTAGGCCCAGTTACGCCAGTAGCACCTGTCTGTCCTGTTTGTCCAGTATTACCAGCAGTAGCACCTGTAGGACCAGTTACACCAGTACTACCAGCGATACCTTGTGGCCCAGTATTTCCTGTTATACTTTGTCCAGGAACACCGGCTTGGCCAGTTGGGCCAGTCATACCAGTATTACCAGTTCCACCAACAGTTGCTCCGGTAGGTCCGGTAGGTCCAGAATTACCAGTCATACCAGTATTACCAAATCCAGTATTGCCTGTTATTCCAGTGGTTCCAGTAAAACCTTGCGGTCCTTGAAATCCTGTAGGTCCAACAGCACCTTGAGGACCAGAACCAGTTAAATCTTCTTGTGGTAAATACGTTATTGCTACTTGAATAACACCAGAATAATCTGAACGAATGTTTGTTACAGAAATATAAGCATTATTACTTATAGGAGTGTCAGTATTACTAAAAAATGGTATAGGAGATAAGTTTATATTTAAATTACTTGGAGAGTATGTCTCAACTTCTACTATTAAACCAGTTCCTGGAAGAGGGTCAGTATTGTATAATCTTGTGGAATCGGCTATTAGAGCAGCTTCTGTTGAATATATTCTAATCCAAGCATCAGAAGAAGAACCTATAGATATAATATCGCAAGAGTCCGATAATTGACATACTAATGTTGCTGTTTGATTATTATTTAATGAGCCTGTTGATACAACTATACCTTGTCTGCCTTTACCTATATTAACTGTATTTATAGCATCAGCTAAAGCCGTAAAATTATTATCACCTTCGGCCCAGCTCAATTCTGCGTTTTTTACAAGTCGTAGAGTTAAAGGTATATTCAAATTAGTCATTATGCGCTATCAGAAAAATATCCATCCGAAATATATCCATAATCGAAATATCCGTTGGTTGGAATTGGTACAATTTCATAAATTGGTATTAATGTTAAAATGTTTGTGTTTACATAGTCTTTCACAAACTGTTTAAAAGTTTCAGAAGGATCTTCTATTTGAATACCTGTCAAATCTTTAACTTCATTAGGTTTAAAACTTATACTATTAAATCGGCTGTTCCAACTAAAGGCAACAACCGAATAAGGTTTTAAGTTTCTAACAAGCATTTTAACCATAAACTTAATTCAAACCCTTGTATATTTATGGTATCCTAAACTTTATTTTATAGCTATCCCAGGCTAAAGGATTTGTTCGTATAATTTCTTCTGCCTCTGGCCAGCGTCTGTTTAATACATTTATAGCGTATCTTGATGCTAATTCTGGTACAGTTTTTATAGCATTTTCTCCAGCTATAAACTCTTTATTTACTGTTCTTGCGTAGTCATAAGATAATTTAGGATTATTAGAAAAGACATTTTCAACATCTACATTACCTGGGTTTTTTATACTATAATTAAAAGCCGACTCTTCATCTACAACTCCTGGAGGTAAAGATACTATAACGGGTTTTCTTGTATCTTTTACTTCTTGTTTTCCATTAGTTACATAACTATTATCTACATTAGGCTGATTATAAATAGAATTAGCAAATACGCTTCCTGGAAACCTAAAAAACTTTGTGTCTACTTCTGGGTTCCAGTTTGGATTTCTTCCACTTACAACTCTCCATAACCAACCGTCTGTTTTTTGTTCAACAGCTTCCCATGTAGTTCCATCAAAATAAACCCTTGACCCTACCATTAATCTGGCATCTTCTAATAGTATTTGACGAATAAATTGGTTTTGTTGTAAACGCATAAAATTAATTCAAAGTTATAAGATGATGATTTACACCAGAATTCATACACATTATAACACCAGCAGCCTCAAGATAATTTTGAACAAAGATAAGTTTACCATTAGTTTTTTCTGGGTATTTAAAGTTTTTAAAACAAGTGGTATTTTCTCTAACTACTATAATAGGAATGTTATTTTCAAAGCAAGCTTCATGCGGTTTTCCCCAACAATCTATAGGCGTTAATAAAAAATCTATATCTGTATTAGAGAGATTTCTACAATCTTTATCTATATCAATTTTTGGTGCCCTATGAGCGCCTTTAAACATACAAAAAGCAAAAGTAAGACTAATCATTTCTGGTGCTTGTGTTTGTTTTACAACAATTTTATTATATAATAAACCATCAGACTCTTCAATTTCAAAATCTACTGTAGGAGAATGTACAGCCTGTTTATTTAAAGCTACCGAAACAAGTTTACTTAATTTACTTTCTACAGCGCCCCAAGGATTTACTAAAAGTTCACCATCCCAATACTTTTTTACTATTTTTTCATCACAGTTTATTGGAGTAAGTATAGTTAAGATGTCAAAATCTAAATCTCTTACTTGATGAATAAGTTCTTTATAACCAATAACCTCACCACCAGCACTACCGTCTGAATTAATAAAAGCGTTTAATATCAAAGGCGTTTCTAATTCTAATAATGTAATATCGGCACCAAGACCCCATATAGCGGCATTTATGGCATTAAGATTTTTAGGCTCTGTTGGAGAATTAATAACACATAAAATCTTATTATGCGTTTTCGTTTCTTTAAGATTTACAATACCTTCAAGAAATCTATCAATAGTGGAACCTTCTGTATATAAACAATTTGTTGGCATCTCATTTATATCGCTGGCATTCACAGCATTAGGGTTTACTATTAATTTATTTACACAAGAAGCTATTAATTTTATTCCTGGTAAGTATGCGGCGTCCCCGCCATGAGCACAGGCTAAACCTGTGGGAATTATCATTACGCCATTCAAACTACTGGGAGGGTTGTCCATCTCACTCTACTTTCTTATTTACGAACGATATTAGTTTCATTTGCGAGCTTACCCTTAAAGGTTTCTAAAGCAAACTCTTTTACTATATTAGCATCAAACTTCTTACATGAAAATACATTAATAAATACTTTTTGTATTTCATCTAACGCATGAATTACTATACTACTTTCCCATAAAAACTGAACATGTGATAAGCCATCTTTTTTAGGGTGGTCTTTATATTTACCTTCATCACCTATAGTTCCCCAACTATGCGCGGGGCCAGCCCTCATACCAATTTTTTCTGTTAAATCTTTAGCAAAATCGTCTATAAGCTTGGAAGTAAATAGTTCCATAGGAACTTCATGTAAATCTATAATACATTCTTGCCCATAGTCTTCTGATTTATCTTTACTGGTTTCTTCTTCTTGATGTGGAGTTTCTGTTTCTAATTTATCTACTTCTTTATCACTTAAAGTAGGTTCTGATTTACCACCTACTTCAATTTTTTCATATAAATAATCTAATGGAGATGTTAAGGTTTCTTTTTCTTCTTTTAAATACTGGTGTATTTTTTCAAAGGCCATAATGCTACAATCCTTGTCGTATACATTTAATTTGTGATATTTTTTCGAATTGGAAAGCGACTGAACGATATATAATTAGAGGAGAAAACATGCCACAGAAACCCAACATATCTGAAACCATTACGAGTTATCCGTTTGATGAAGGCGCAAAAGCAAGTTTAGACGGAAAAACTATATATGATAACCCATATAAATCACCGAATACACCTAAAACAGATGATGTAAAATCAGAAGCATGGCTACGCGGTTTTAATAAGAGGTAATTATGGAAAAACATATAGAAGCGCAAATATCAAAAATAAGAACGTACTTATCTAATAAAGCTAATGTTGGGGCAACAGAAAACGTATCCGATGTATTAGAAGCTTTATTCTTATTGGAGGCTTTTATATCTACTTGCGAACATGATAATAATAATTATAAACATTCAGCCGAAATGTCAAAAGAAGTTATTCTTATGCTAAAAGAACAGTTAGAATATAAAGACAATGTTATTGTTGATTTACAACACGAACTTCGATATGCTAAAGAAGAAGCATTAAAACGAATGATTTAATCTCTGTTTAATATATTTACATTACTTCCGTTTGGGAGTATTTGTTTTTGTCTAAAAAAGTTTAGATAGTTTTTAGTTTGACTTGGGGCATTATTTAAGCCTTTTTTAGCTAAATTACCCATACCCCAATTATATGCGGCCAAACCTTTTTCTACACTACCAAAATGGTCTATTAAGTATTTTAAAGTTTTAGCTACGAAAATAGCTGTTTCTTCTGGGTTATTTATATCTCCATTAAAACCGCTTTTACCTGGAATTACACCAAACAAACCTTTTGCGCCCATACCAGACTCGGCATTTGGATTTCCTTTAGACTCGATATCTATTATATGTAATAGTATTTTATTTGGTAAATCAAAATCTTGTTCTAATTTAGGTAAGTTTAGCTTATTATACCAATATGCTGGACTAAACTTATTAGCTTGTTGTATAATACCAGGAGGATTTACTGGTAAAGCATGTAAAGCTTCTTTCAATAAAGAAGGTTTTACAAAAGTATTTACATTTAGTTTTTTAGTTAGCACGGTTTTCCAAGTCTTTTTCATATTTTAAAACTGTATCAAGATAAGCTTTTAAACTACCGTTTCTAAAAGCATGGTATTGGACATCATTCCAATTACCAATTCTAACATTTTTATCTATTTCTGCGACAATTTCTTTTATTCTTTGCTTAATAAAAGACAATCTCAAATCCCCTAATCCAACTACTCGCAATTCGGGATCTTCAACCTCTATTCCTGCTTTATTTATGTCTTCATAAAGCAACTCTGTAAACTCATCGTGTCGCATATAAACCTTCTATAATTAATTTGAAAAAACCTTTCAACTTTACAAGTCTCTATCCGATATACAATTAGGAGATTTAATAATGACTACGAGACCAACTATAACAAAAGGCGAACCAACTATTTACCCAAGCAAGTTTAATAAGCCTACACCACCATCTACGGCTTCCGAAATAGTTGTAAATGAAACATATATAGAAAAACCTTATTTGGCTCCTTGTGATGTTTCTCAAACTCAAGTAGAGACAGAAATTAAGCATTTAAACGATAAGATTAAAACTATTTATTCCCTTTTAGGGCTTTTAGAAAGCAGATTAAGTCCTATTTTAAGAGATGATACTATCGGTGAAGACAAAGGTAGACCAATTCCTTGTTTAGTTCCATTAGCTGCTTCTTTATTATCATCTAATATAGATTTAGAAATAAGTATAGATAAAATAAATAGTATTATTTCAAGAATTGAGGTATAAATGACAAATCTATCAGACCATTTAACTTTAGAAGACTTTGTAAAGTCTAATACAGCTACAAGAGATGGGATTGATAATTCATTACCAGATGAGTTATTAGAAACAGCTAAATATACGGCCCAAAACCTATTTGAACCTATTAGAGAGCTTTTAGGCGGCGTTCCTCTTCCAGTCGATTCTGGATACCGTTGTGAAGCATTAAACACAGCAGTTCGTGGTGTGCCAACGTCAGAACATGTATTGGCACGGGCTCTGGATATGGTTCCTTCTAATATGACGCCATTAGAAGCCTTTAATAAAATTAAAAACTCTAATTTAATCTGGAACCAATTAATATTGGAGCATACTTCGTCTGGTGTGTACTGGGTTCATGCTAGTATTGTAGATGGTAAAAATAAACAACAAGTAATTCCAACTCTTTTAAAATCAAATAATTAATATGAAAACTTGTTTTAGATGTAAATTAGAAAAAGAGCTTTCCGAATACCACAAAAATAAGAAAAGATCGGATGGGGTTCATGTTTATTGTAAAATGTGTACAAATGAGTTAAATAGAGTAAATAAGGATAAAAAAACTTCTTATAATCATGAACATTATCTTAAGAATAAAGAAGCTTTAAATATTCAAAGTAAGAAATATCAAGACCTTCATAAAGAAGAATTAAAACTATATTGGAAAAATTATACTAAAGAGTATTATAAAAATAATAAAGATGCTATTATAAAAAGAACTTCTGATTATAAAAAACAGAAAGCATTATTAGATCCTTTATTTAAAGAAAAATTTGGTATACGTAGATATATTTCTTGTGTAATAAAACCAGAAATACTTAAAAGAGATAATTTTACTTGTTGTATGTGTTTAGAAAAACCTAATAATTTGATTATACATCATATTTTACCAGTAAAGCAATATCCAGATAAAACAGAAGATTTTTCTAATTTGATTACATTATGCCCAAAATGCCATAAAATAGCACATAATGGTAATTATCATACATATGATCCAGTTTGGGCAAAATGGGCATTGGAAAGGAATAAATGTTTGGAATACTTGTAGAACCTGACCCGCAAAGAAAAATGGGTAAATGGTTTTTACATACCTGTTTTCACGAAGACCAGATTTTTCAATATAATCCTGATAGTTCTACTTGGTATTCTTTTAATACAGAACAACAAGCTCAAGAATGGTTTAATCAATGGTATAGACAAAGAAAATCTCAAGGTCGTTGGATGCCGCCTATTGATAGATTTGTAATAAAAGAAATACCAGGAAGTAATATAACTATTACAACAACAAAAGATGAAACCTTTAATACTAATATAGAAGTTCCAGATGATTTTAGGATAATAGATTAAATGTCATATGTAATTTTAGTCACGTTAGACGATAATCACTGTGCTCTTTTTCAAGTAGAGAATACAATTATATTATCTAAAGCAGATAATGAATATGAATTATTTAAACCTAACACAGACCCAAATAAATACTATATGTTTGACACACAACAAGATGCTCAAACATGGTTTACTCAATGGTATCAACTTCGCCGCAATAATAGATTAAGATTAGCATTACCAAGACCATTACCAGGAAAAGATAAGTTTAAAATAGTAGAATATGGGCCTAATCTTAAAAATACATATACAGTATTAAATATACCGCCGGATTTTTAATGGCTATTCTTGATGAGTATATAAAGGAATAAAATGTACGGTATAATGGTTATATTAGACAAGTCAAAATATCAAAATTGGAAAGCTATATTTTTACATAGAGCCAGTTGTCCAGAAGATATTTTGACCTATAATTCAGATATAAATACATATTTTCAATTTAATACAGAGTTGGAAGCAAGGCAATGGTTTGGTCAATGGCTTCAATCTAATGGCCCAACACTACATATTCCTTTAAGCGAATATAGATTTATAGAGATACAACCAGGGATAAATACAAGAGGGTACCTTCCAGGAACAGATAATAAAGATGAAATGCGATATATGTTTAATGATTAGGGTATAGTTATGGTTAATAGATATGAAAAGTTTACATGTAAAGAACAGCATCTAACTATTAGCTGTTTTATAGAACAAATATGCCCATTGATAGCTTTAAAAGATAAAGATGGTCAATTTGAGCCAAGAAAACTATATGGTTCTCAAATTACGAAAGAAACATATACAGAAGATAATACTTGGAAAGTATCTTCCATTGATTTAGATGAAATCAATAGTAGAGCAACGATTACTATTTAAGCCCAAGTTTGTCCGCTATTTGTTGATACAACTACATGGTCAGTTGTTGTCATGACTAATGTTGTTCCTACAGCTTTCAAGCTTGAGTATCCAAGTAAGGCATTTGTAGTCACGTTTCCATAGAATGTAATTCCAGTAGAGAAATTAACAGATGTTGATTGAATAACATTCATGTTAGTTCCTGGAAGCGGCGGTATTACTCCCATAATTATAAACTTTGAGTTTACATATTCTATAAACAAAGGTATAGTAGTACTAACAGAATGGCTTGTATATATACTATGTACAGTACTTGTAATATCTGTCCAAGTATTTCCATCATTAGAGCTACTATAAATGTTTCCACCTTGTATGGACATAATCCAATTGCCAGAACCATCTGTAGCAAAAGAAGATTGTTCACCATTAGAGCTTTGCCCTGATATGCCAGTTGGTACAGTTGCTACACCAGCTGAACTTATCTTTAATACTAAAGAACCCAAACAAGCCATAGTTGTTCCATTTGCCCCAACATGTAAAGTATTATATGGAAAATAAACGGAATTAGGGTTTGTATAAGCTAATCCAGTATTTGGGTCTGTAAATAAGGTAAAATTAACTAAATCTGTTGAATATCCTATATTAGTTTGGTAATCGTTATTTGTAGGTCCAGTTAATGCTATATATTGTGTTCCATTATAAACTAATTGTTCAACACTAACTGGAGTTCCCGCTACACCCGTTGCTGAAATTTGTAATGTATAACTACCAGTAGCTACTGCTGGAGGACCATTCTCAAGATCGCCGGAAATTACAAAATAATACGACCCTGGATTAAGTTCTATTGAAATAGTTGGGTTTATATCAGTACCATTACCATTATCATACTGGTCTGTAATATAAGTAGATGTATAATTACTCGGTGAACCTATTAAGTTATATATTTCTGTATAAGCTTGCCAAGAAGTTCCATTAGTTACATTTATATTAATAGCAGAATATTGGGTTAAATCAAATCTATATACATTACAATACGTGTTGCCGTATACAGGACTTTCTGTTGTTATAGACCCAGCTGCGTTATAAGGTAAAGCAATGACAGTGGCAGAAGCATAAGGAACATCATTTGAAGGTAATGTTCCAGAAGGAACTGGAGAACCTGGGAAGGCTGACACTGATTTCCAGAAAGAGTTCGGTTTTTGTATACCAGCTATAGATGTAGCTATAGCACCTATTGTACTATTTTCACATATAGAAAGTATAGGTTCAGCTGTAGTCCAATTACTACCTGAATAATTATAAGCCGGTGGTGTAAATGTGTCTAAAACTGTCCAGGTAGTTCCACTATCTGTGCTTGATACTAATTCTAAAGAGCTTGTACAATATAATGTAGTTTCAGATTTATATAAGGTTTGAAATTGTGTTGGATTATCTACTTGTTGTGGATAGTATTTTGCTGCTGGGGTTGGTGGGACTATAAAAGATATTATTTGTGATGCGGCAGATGTTCCAGTAAATGCTCCACCAATAGCGGCCTCTGGAGTAATTGTCATAACACCCGTGCTATTATTAACACCAGAAGCTACATCAATTTTTATATCCATTTCTGTATTAGACATATTTTCTATAGTAGCTGTTAAATGACTATTTACATTACCTACATTACCTTGTAAATTAACAGTAGCGTCTGTAGATATTGGTAAACTTAAATAATAGCTCTTACCCGCTGATACTGGTATAGCAGCACTGGTATAATTAGCTGGAAAGATTGTAGTATAGTAAAATTCGTTGTTTCTAATTAGACAATATAAACCTAAATCAGAACGATAAACTAATCTTGCTTGAGCATAATCTGTAAAGGCGTCAAAAGGTGCTGGAAATACATCTCCACCTGAAATAACAGCTAATGGAACAGCAGCAGATAAGTCTTGATTAGCTACAAATGGTATAGATGGCGCTTCTGTGCCATTGAATATATTTTGACTGTCTGGAACAGCTTCCATAACAGCAGTTGCTATAGTACCATTTGTATAAAGAAATACAGTATCTGGTGTATCTCGAAGCATAACTATTTCTAATGCTGAAGAACTATTATATCTACAAGACATTAAGAATGGAAAATACTGCGCTTGATTGGTATTAGAATTAGATATGTTTAATATTAAATCTGGATCTGATATAGTATATAAAACAGACCAAGAGCTACCATTCCATTTATAAATATATGAAGTAAAATCAAGACTGTTTGGGTCAGAGTAAGTTCCACTATCTCCATAGTCTCCTACAACCCCATTAATCCCTACTGTGCCGCCAGAAGGACTAAACATACCATCTGAAAACCCTTTTAGTCCAACACAATATAGTTCATTTAATGATATTCCTGTTATACCTTGTATATTAGAAACAGCTGGAATAGTATCTGTTAAAGTATAAGATATTGTAGATGCGTTTACTCTTCCGGTAGCAATATCAAAAAACTTCATTTCTATAGTATTACTATCTAATACAGAAAGTCCTAAAGTAGCTGCTAAACTTGGTATTCTCGTATCATGTTGTAAATCTACAAACTCTAATCTTGAATACGTACCAGAACTGAACTTATAAATACAATGATAAAACGAACTTAATATGTATAAATCTGTACCAGAGGCTACTGTAGCTGTTGGATAAGTTCCGCCCAAAGTTGGAGCAGAATAATCATTTCCGACAGGTGTCATTGTATATTGTTGTGTAATTGTAAAAGTAGCTGGATTATATATACCATAATTATAGCCAGATATTCCGACCATAAAAGTACCATCGCCTAAGACATAAAAAGCATTTCCAGCATATATAGCAGGGCTTGTAGTATGTATAGTCCAGGTAGCATTAGTGATATTAAAATAGGCTAAACCAGAAATACCAGGTATAGACATTATCATATCATTAGTAGATGATAATATATAGGATGAAACTATATTACTTAATCCTGTATTAACATGAGAGGTAGTTGCTGTTTGAGTATAAGCAACTACGTCAAAAATATAACAAGAGCCAGAGGCATTGTTTGACATTATTAATACGGTATTATTATTTAAACCGATAGCCTGTATAAATGTAGCGTTAGAAATTGTCCAATTACCAGTATGTGTAATTGTATTACTTACTAAACTTATAACTGTATATTTATATGATGTTGTTTGTGGTGTTTCCCAACCAGTATAAAATACAAGATAATTACCTGTTATAGTACCAAACGCACCAAAATTGCCAATAGTTAATCCAGAACTTGCCGCCATGGCATATGAAGTTATCACACCGCTGGTAGAAACTCTTATTAACTTATCTACAGTTAAAAGTATCATTTCACCAGAAGGTAAAATAGTTTGATATAAAATATTAATATTTATACCATCACTAACATTAGCATCAAATATTGGAGATATTAATGGCCTAACTCCAGTACCAGGGGCTAATATAGTACTTAAAGTGCTACCATGTATAGTAGTTATTTTATTACAATGACTATAATTTTGATTTTTACTGGTTGTTTTTAAGGCTATTGTACTATCAAATAAATCAGCAAAACCAACAAACTGTTCTTGTGGTAATTGAACTAAAAGTTCCCAAGAAGTTCCACCAGTATAATGAAGAACACTAACATTATAAACACCGCTGTCTAAATTATTTACCGGCGAATAAGCAATGTAAATATTACCATCTGGCGTAACGAAAGGACATCTAATTTTACTATCTAATATATTAAGAGTTCCTAATTTATAATTAGCATCTCCAGAAGCAATAGATAATAAAGAAGATTGTGTGGTTAAATCAAGTATTTTAGTCCAGGTATCACCATCTACCGGTCTTGTATATACTTCAGCAGTATCTCCAAATAAATAAAAGTTAGTAGCACTATCTGTCTGAAGATTAATCAAACCTTCGGTTCCAGCTAATGAAGCTACATTCTCTATAGTAATAGTAGTTGTTTGGTCAGAATCGGTTTTATATATATTTTGTGTAAATTGGTCTAAATAGTAGATATTGTTAATAGACATTTAATAGACCTTAAAGAATGTTTCCTGGAGCTTGAATAATTAAGAATTGTGGTCCGCTTGGTGGAGTAGGTATTGATGGTACCTCAACATCAGCTGGTAATAATATTTCCGTTAATATATTATTACTAATATATTGATTGATTAGATTTACATTGTAATTAGTAGATGTAGAGTCCATATTTACTATATCTGTATATAGTAAAAGAGAGTTTTGTATAGGTGATACTAACAAACATGTTGGTATATCAGTACGACCAGTATACAATGTAATAGCATACGGTTTCAATGATTTTAAGTATTTAATGTTGGCCATATATTTAATTACCTTATATAAAGTCCCGCCAAGCCCATACTACATATTCTGTATCTCTCTGTTGGACAACAAGTTAACCTAATAAGGCATGATATCATCTGGAATATGACCTATTTTATAGACTAAACTATTATAGGTAGTTTCAACAACATCTCTAACAAGGTTGTCATATTCAGCATCTGTTAACCAGCGATGTTCTTCATCTCTATCCATATCCATTATATTTTTTGTAATAGCTATAACATGATTTAATAAGCTATCTTTTGTATCCTGATTAAATAATCCAGATTTAATAGCGTCATCTAATCCAGCTATAGCATCCTGTTTAATAAGGTTTAGATGACGTTCTCTTGCTTTTTCAAAAGCAGCTTCGTCGTCCTCTTCTTCTTGGTCATCATTATAGTCTAAAACATTTGTATTAGATTTAGGAGTTTCTCTAATTAAAGGAATAGGCTTCATTACTCGAATAGCCTGTTTTTCCTCTTCTGTTAAAAGAGCTAATCTAATAAACTGATAATTGTTTAATTTGCTTATTACCATAATTATACGAGTTTGTTATATTTGTGTAAATCGTCTTTTAATAATTCGCAATAATACTTAAAAGCATTAAGAGATTTAATGAGAGCCTCATTATGTCTGTATGTCCATTCTGGAGATGTTCCAAGGCCGCTGGACATGCCTTTTAAATCATCCATACCGGTAATGAGTTGGTTTAGTTTTTCTGATAGGGTAGCAGGATTTACATTTTCATTAATAACATCAGGTAATCCAGCTTCAGTATAAAGGCGCTCGTCATATGGATTAAAGGCATTTTCATCAAACAGGCTCATAGCTATCTCTTTTAATATATGTATATAAAATTAATTGATGAATTCCCTTCGGACTGGAAAGCCTCTGTCCGATATATATTTAGAGGTTTTGTATGGAACCAAATCCCATTAAATATAAAATACTTGATTTAGTTGAAGGAGATTATCTACTAGATTTTGCTGACGATTTCGCCTATTCTTTTCCTAGAGTCTTTCAAACTAAAGAGGCTGCAGAATTAGAAATAGTATCAATAGTTTATTGGAGAGGCCGTAATAGAAAATTACCTACAACTATAAAAGAACATTTTGAGATTATAGAGGTTGAAGATAATGGCATATAAAGTTCTTAGTCTAGTAGAAGGTGAATATCTTCTTAGCTATTCAAAAAACTATAACCATCTTGTAGATAAAATTTATTATAATAAAGAAAGCGCAAAACAAGACATAGAGAACTTGATTTATTGGTATAATAATGAAAGCTCTTTAAAATTATTATTAGAGTATTTTGAGATTGTAGAAATTGATGGCTAAAATATACATAAACTCGAACATTCAAGGTGATATGTCTATATTTAGTAAATATAGATTTCAACACGAACCTATACAATTTTATAGAATTTTAAACTTAAGTACTGGTGAGTATTTAGATGATTATACTTTTGTTTCTGAACAGGCCGCTCATGAATACTTAGAAAAACATATTCATAAACAGTGGGAAACCTACATGGATATCAGAAGAAAGATTAGTATGTGTAATATTCAATATTCTCCTAATTATAGTACATCAACATCATCTACTATATATTGTGGAGGTAAAGAATATAAACAACCTACAGATAGGGAATACATGTTTGACATAGTAAAGGCGGAAAAGTAGTATGAGATGGGGAACAAAAAGATTAGGTCCAGAAGATGTAAAGAAGGAAAGAAGGAAAGAAGGAAAGAATTGTTAAAAAGTTTTTATTATATCCAAGACGTTATTTTGTAAATACTGAAACAAGATGGTTAGAGTTTGCGTATATAAGAGAAAAAGTTAGACATTCTAATGGGTTTCCTTATGAAAAGTCAAGCTATAAATGGGTAGAGGTAGATTTTGCTACAGAAGAGGATTATTTATTATGGTTTATAAAATCTTAGACTTACGTAATGGAGAATATTACAGTATTAACGGCCAAAACGAGTTTTCTGAATATGCTAAAGCTTTAGCAACATTAGATGTACATATAGCATTTGTTAAAATGTTATGTTCAGAATATTTACCTAAAAACCCTAATTTAGAAACACTATATTTACATTATTTTGAAATTATAGAAAGTTAATAAAGACTATGTATAACATACTAAATTTAAGTACTGGAGAATATCTAACTAAAAAACCTTTTGAACGAAGGGCGTCTGCTGAATTCTTTTTTGATTGGTTTACTAAAGATGTAATAACAACAAAAAATCATTTATATGAAATTGTAATTATAGAGAATAAAGAAAATGAAACCATCGTCTAAAAAGTTAAAACCAAATGAAAAATATCATAAGGATTATAATTTTGATATTTGGGATGATAATACTCATGAAACGGATGCTAATGGTAATCGCGTACCAAAAGCTCAAACATATGTTATATCATCGGGAAGTACATATAGAGAAATAGACGCAGATAAGATACAAGATTTAGAAGACCTTAAAAAGATTATAAGTGTTTTACACATATCATTAACTGATGACATAATAAAAGCAAATGGTTTAGAGTATTTAATGAGACCATAATTAATAAAACTTAAAATAAGAAAGAAATAATATGGCCAGTAGAAAGACAAAGAAAGAAGATATTATACAAGAGATGGTTGATGTATCCGCAGAATTTGGTGGTTCTATTCAAGCTGAAGGGTATAATTTAAAGAAAGAAGAAACTATGACAAGAATAGAAGAAATAATGTCTATATTTAATAAGTTTAACAGTCTTAAAAATTCTGATGGGACGCCAAAGGAATTAGCAGCTTTTAATGTAGAATGGGTTGTAATTCCCGTGTTAGAGAATAAGTTAGAGTACATACCAAACATTAGAGTACATTTTAAGAACTAAAGAATAAAATGGATTATACCCAAGATATACATAAAATAAATAGGTTTGAAGTGTTTTTCTATAATAATGAAAATTTAGAAGAACCTTTTAAAACCCATCTTGATAATTTAAGATTAAGTTGTTATGAAGTAGTAGAAAACACTACTAACAATACTATAGTATTATCTTTTCATGATATAGAGGATAATTCCATATATAATGCTTTAGAGTATTGTAAGGAGTTTTTATTTTTACAGCAGCCATCTACTACACATGTTAATGCTATTGAAATAGTTTCATATAAAAGTAAGAATGAAAAGTATGAGACAATGGAAATTAGTGGTTTATTTGTAGTTCATGTTTCTGTTGATTTTAGTTGGCTCGGTAATACAAAACCAAGACATTTACAAATAATAATTAAAGACCCAAAAATTACTGTAAAGAGATGAGATTTGTTTTAAAATGATATTTCTCCCAGAGCGAATATAAAAAATTTTCGCTTTTAAGCGAGGATTATTTATAAAGTCTTGTGAGACAATAAAAGTTAAAAAGGAATGAAGAAAAAGCCGGGGTTAATGAAATTTGAAAAGCGTATTAAAATAACCAGCAGCCGATTAATATAAAGGAAGACAAGGAGTTATGAGAAATGGGCTCTTAGAAAAGCGAAAAATTTTTTGTGAGATGTTTTCTAATGCCGTCCAGCACCACATAATTATATAGTTATATGAATGTAAGACTATATCACTATGGGGTTATATGGCGGGAGTTTTTTCTGTATAACTTTCCGGGAATATTCCTTCAAAAGCATAAAGGAATGTGGCATGGTCTTTGCTTGCCAGCAATAATCGTGCCATAACTATATGACCATTTAAGAATATAACTATATGAGCATCAAGTGGTCATGGTTGAGCCGTGGTTTGCTCTGTTCAAATCTAAGGTATGAGAACAAAGGAAAGGAAAGGAAACGATGGTAAGGGTCAAGGTATCATCGGCCTTTCAATCGGTTCAATTCTTTATCTTTGGTAATTTAGTAGTTTAATCTAACAGGTTCGATAACCTGTTATCATGGGAGGATAAACCATGAAGGAACTTTTCAATATCAATACCTTGATCGGCAAGGTATCTATCAATGTGGATGAAGATGCGGAACGCAAGGTTCCCTATCTTTACTTCCACGAGATTTACACTCCAGCGAAGGGAAAGAAGCCCTCCGCTATCTTCACTCAGACCGTGAGTGAATACAAGAACCTGGCTGGCTCGGTGGCCGTGGTTCCCGAGGATGTGATTTCCAAGCTCGTCGCTCTCCAGATGCCGCTCCTGAATAGCGCGGCAAAGAGCGACAATAGCATCCTCAAGGATACCTTCTCCATCGTGGACAAGATGGTCGCTGAATACGATGCGACCAGGGAGACGGCAAGCGGTCCCGTGATCCGCAAGGTTGACGATACCTTGACCGGGCTGCTGGCCCGTATGCTTCTAGTCAAGGCTGGAGTTTCCGGGGAGATCCCGGATACCCTGGAGATTTCCGGCTATCTCACGGCGGCTCGCGCCGAGGCGCACAAGATTGCCACGGAGAACGGCAAGGATACCCTGGGCCAGTTCCGCCTGAAGAAGGCCAAGGAACCCAAGAAAGCCGAGGGAAACAAGCCCGAGACTTCCAGCACGGATGAAAATCCCCTGGACCTCGACAACGAGTAAGACAAGACAGAAGATCCTGACCGTGCTTAGATAGGCGGTCAGGGTTTTATTATGTTCATGAACAGATGTGGTATTAATACACACTCTCCCTACATGATAATAGTAAAGCCCTAACGATTTTCGCCCAAAGACACACACTCACCACACCTTGTAGAAAGGACATACAATGAGATGAGAGTAAGATGGGACTGGAAACCCATAAATTATTATGTATATGTCCAGTCATATACATACGGATTGGTGAATCCGTGTATGCTTTAGCAGACAGATACTGAATACTTGGTATAGTATTTAAGACTGTCTTGTAAAGCACACATTAGCCTGGAGAAACTGGTATGATTAATAAGGATGCTCTACTTGCTATCAAAGAAAAGGTAGCAAAGTTGTTAGCTTTGTCTCAAAGTAATAATGAGAATGAAGCTGCCATAGCATTAACACGGGCTCAGAAGATCATCCTTGAATACAAACTCTCTGTGGCAGAGTGTTTAGCTTGCGGTAATACCTTCACTGATGAACAAATTATCAAGGATGGTATTCCTCTCGTAGCTGCCAAGAAAGTAGCACTCTGGCAATCTAATATCTGTCAAGTATTGGCTCTACACAATGATTGTAAGATACTTAACTATCATGGTATCGGCCTTGTTATCTTCGGTAGAGACTCCGACATACAGAATGTTCGTGCTATGTTGAATTACACTATCCAACAGCTTTGGAATATAGCTCCAAAGAAAATGGGTAGGGTATATTCTGATAGCTGGTATCTTGGCGCTATCTATACAATCGGAAAGCGTCTTGATGAAATGAGAAAAGTAGCACTTAAAGACACTACCATTACATCCTTTGGTTTAATAAAATTAGAGGAACAGTCTAAAAAGGTTGATACCTTTATTAATAAGACTGTTGGTAATGTCATACCTGGAAAAGAAAGTTCTACATCCATTGATAATCATGCTTGGTATCGTGGTATGAAGGACGGAAAGAACATTAATCTTCACAATGGTAATACTCTTTCATAGTAATATAATCAGCATATTAAACTCACAGATACGGACCAAGCAAGTAGATAGATATTCCGTTTAATATCTAATCTTCTGATTAGATACTGTGAGTTTTGTTATACTGATTTCTTTTCTTCTTTACCTATTAATACTTTCATGAGGTAATCATGTCTTCTCCCTTTACGAAGGAGGAATTGGGCGCGTTCTTTAAGGAGAACGAGTCGAGAGTTCTTTC